ATGACGTTATTGAGGTTATTCTAATATTAAATTTATCAAAAAATTCATAGCCTTTCATAACTATGGTTCTTTCAATATCATTATAATCTCATAAATTTCCACATTTTCTATCAGAATCAGTTACTCTATCATTAATGTGAGCTCCAGAGTCAGTATTAATATTATCGTATATAATTCCGTATAAAGCGGCTCGTTTTCTATCAAGAGATAAGAAAATATTATTGATATTTTCAGATGCTAAAGGAGTTCAACTGTATGTAGTAATTCATTTTTCTAATCTTTCGTTGTAGCAAAGATTTCAAACTTTATCTCCATTATAGAAAGTAAACATAACATCGCCTTTATAATTGTTATAATGTGTTTTAACATTTTTTAAAGCAATGGTAGGATATTTATCACTTTCTTTTAACGATATATTGTCGTTTAAGAATCTTTGTACTTTCATATCAGAAATTAGTTGGAACCCATTAACATTATATCTTCAGATTTTTTTAGCATACGTATCAACTCCATAAATTCCATTAGGAGTTCTTAAAATTGATTCTTGTCATATGCTTCCATAATCTGGAGATATTGGCGTAACTTGATTTTGTAACACTCCTGCTCCATACATGTGTATTGATTGTCCAGTTGAAGTTGCAATTAATGCCTTTTCATTAATAGGAATAATAGCACAACCGTGTTCAAAAACACAAAATAGATTAGATCCTAAAGTAAGTAATTTAACTATTGCTCCATATTGTCTTTCAATATCTTTATAATCTAATCCTTGGAATATTCTATATGCATTTCTAAAATCATCTGCAACTTGTACATCACTAAACATAATTCTAGTATCAAAAATATCTTTAACATACGGTACATCAGGTTGTGTAAAGTATTTTTTGAAAGGTAGTGTTACAGAATATCCTGCGTTTAATAATTCAGATTCGGGAATTTTATTAACAGGAGCAACTGTCATTCCTTGTAATGGATAAAAACTTCTTGCATTTCCCATTAATGCCATTTCTTCAACATTTTGTCTATTTTCAGATCTCAATCCTAAGTTATAATTTGATAAACATTTATAGGTCATTCATTGTCCCATAGGAACAGTATTAACATCAGCTCTGTTAATTTCTTTATAATCATCTAGAGATGTGTTTGAATAACCATTATATCCATCTTTTCATGAATTTGGATCTACTATAGTATCTGCAGTTGGAACTTCTGAATCAATAAAGTTTGTATTTATTCTAATTGTAACTGTTGCTGTAAAACAATCGCCTCTAAATACAGTAGGTACTAAATAATTATAGGTTTGAGTATTTTCATTAATATTTTTAACTAATTCAGAATCTTCTATTTCGTATCTTGGACTAACTGCCATAAAAGGAGATAAATCGTTTCCTCTGATTTTAAAATATTGCGTTTCATAAGCTTGAGAGTAATTACTTACTCTAATGGTATAAATGGCATTATCTGTAAGATTTTGATTAGTTCCAATAAATGGACAATATACTCCTCTGACTATTTTATTATTGTCTTTATCGTAATCTTTACTGTCAAAGAATCGGAAATCTTTTACATCCTCCGCTGATCCAGCTCGAGTAGAAAAACCGTAATCATCAACATATTTTAAAGGTGTATCTGCAGGAACGTAAATTAATTTACTTTGTATATTGTTAACGTTTGGAGTTTCTTGTGTGTCTTTATAAGACATATAATAAGATCTTTCAAAAGCAGTTTCTTTTTTTAATTCAAATAAATAATCTGCATTAAGCGTAAATTCTGAATTATCAAAAATTGACTGCAATTGCTTATTGACCATAGCATCAACGCATAATAATCCTGATGATTGTTTTGATCCTGTAGATATTTTTCGATCTTTATATGTTGTCGATAAACTTAATTTAGTATTAATAAAAGATTCTGCAAAATATTTTCCATCTGGGTATTGAGAATCAGTTAAATTACTATCAAAAAGCATAGGAATATAGCTTGATTTATCTACTCCAATACTATATCCTTGAGCAAGTATATTAGGTATTCTTTTTTGCCTTACAAAGAAAAATCCTTTTACATTATAATCTTGTTTTAACGTGGTAATAACATCTTGATTAATAGTAAATTTAATACCAATCGGATAAGTTTTTTTGTTTTTATGATCGTAAACATCTAATTTAGGAAATTTAAATACTCCTTTAGTATTTAATAAAAAGCTTCCTCCCGCTAAAAAGAAGTCTTCTTTACTAATACTATTAATGTTTCCTTCACTATCAAACAAAGTTGTATAATTATTGTCTCCTGAAGATTCGCCTCCGTATGTAAAATTTTTCGTGTTGTCTAATGTAAATTTACATCCTCTTAAGTTATACACTGGGCTAACTGAATCATCAGTAAATATATATACTATTCCAAATCGATATAATTCTTCAGGTCAATATCCTAATGAATAATATGACTGAATAGGATTATAATATTCAATCTTTCCGATGTTTTCTGATAAACTTTGTCTAGTATATGTAACTGGATCAATGTATCCTATTTCTACATCTTTGTGTGTATATTCAGCTTCAATGTAATATGATAAATTTTGTAACTCATCGTTATTAATTACATTTTGTTGTACATTACCAAAGAATAGCATATTTTGTACTTGCGCTTGTGTTTTTACACCTGTACAAATATTATATTTAATATTTAGTTCTTCTTGATCAATTTCAGTAATTTCTTCATACCCGTCTAAAGTTACTGCTAAAGAAGAACTTATAATCTTATATGGTTCATTAATCTGATAAGTTTCTGATTTAGATATACCGTTAAGATCAGAATAATCACGTCTAACATATACAAATAACTTTGAAAAAGATTGATCGATATTGTTTATCTGTAAGTTAATTGCTTTATCTGTTCGTTCATCTTCTAGAGTTCCAGAAATAGAATATATTTTTTCAGTAGTTCCTTTGAATATACAAATTGTTCCTGATTCTGCAACAATATCTGTTTTATTATAGTCGTTATCTGCTAATTTCAAGTAAATTGTATAAAGACCACCTTTTAATTGTCCGTGATAAGAAACACCTGTTAATTCTATTTTAGGTATTTTTTGAATATTTCTAAAGAGACGAGTTTGAGAATCTATATGTCCTTCTTTATATAAGTTTGTCTGCTCTGATTGATTTCTTAAAATTCTACGATATTTATTATCTTCAATTATAGAATACGTCGTATTAACTATTCTTGGAGGATTCATATCATCGTTTAAAATTAAATTAACCGTTCCGTCATAAGATGGTTGACATTCAATTGTAACTGGCTTATTTAAATTGAAATCAATTTCATCGGTTGTAAAATCTTCTATTTTACCAGTTTCAGACATTTTGTTATGTAAAGGATTGTATTCGTGGGCTAAATCTCCTTGTGATTTATATTTTTTTGCCGTTAATTGAATTTTACTCATATATAATACCTTCACTTTCTAAAAACTCTTGAGTAGGAGTTAAAATTAAATATACATTATCTCAAGAAATTATATCAGATCAATTAATTGCTCTAATACAACCTCCCTGAATTCTTCCATCAGATACTGGGTGAATTAATACATCTGGCAATCCTTTGTAGTAAAATCTTCCAGTTCCTTCTTTATATTCAAAAATTAATAAATCTGCAATTGTATTTAGAGTTGTATTAATTCTGTTTCCTGAACTAAAATCAGAATATACTTTATCGAGTGAATAATTTATACTATTAGTTCAGTTAGAAATTTTTGTAGATAATAGATTCTGCAAAATTCCAGTAAACGTTGTAAATTTAACTGAAAAATCATCTAACGAAGTATTATCGATGTACGAATAAGAATTAGTTTTAGTAGATATTTCCGTACTACTAAAATTACCATTTAAATTAGATGTATTATAATATTCTGCTTCAACTCCAATACTTGTAAATAAATTGTCTAAAGAAGTTAACTGTTGATTTTTTATATCAATTCCTTTATAAATAACAGATTGTAATGAATCAGTTCGACTATATCTAATAGTAAAATTTCGATCTGAAGAACTTGATATTTGACTTCCTGAATACGATATATAACTTTTATCTTTTTGTACTAAATTAAGATATCCGTATAAATGAATTCCTAAAGCAAATAATAAAGCTCCTACACATTCGTTCATTTTTTGACTTGTTGCTCCATTAGCTACTAAGTTTGGAATTATATTATCTCCTGAAACAGAATGGTCTGTTGATACCATTCAAGTCGTATATAAATCTCCGTCTTCAGTAGTACTTAGTCTTCCTTTAAAATAGTCATCGTATGTTTCTTGAAAAAACTTAATAACTGCTGCAGATTTCGTATTTCCGTCTTTACATAAAATAGCTACTCCTGCTGCATTATAACTTTGAGATCCATAACATCTAATTCCAGCGTCAGGAAAATTCCATCCTCGTTTATAATATCTTCCTGAAGAGTATGGTTTTCCTGAAGACGGTAATACTGTTGTAAACATTAAAGTAGAATTATTCTCTGTAATTAATTTGTCAAATTTTTCAGTAGAACCGTCTGAATCTTTAATCGAAGTGCTAAAATCTTCGCGACTGCCAATATAATTTAATGTATTATAATCAAATTTATCAGATCCACGAACGTTATAAATCATTCCAAAGTGATAATTACTACTTGAAATTGTATATGCTTGATAAGCATATCTTGGAGTTCCAGTTCCTAATAAAGTTTGTTTATAAAGAGTATCAATTCTAGTAGTTTTCTTTCCGTCTTTTCCTGTAACTTGTTCAGTTCATTTTGGATAATTATTAGTTGCACTGGCAATTTTTGCTATATTTCATTCTCCCGTTTGAGAAAAATTTCAGGTTAGATTTTTATACATATATCATCTAGTACCTTCTTTTCCTGAATATAAGTTAGAAATATAACTTCCTAATAGAGCTTTTGCATAAATTGTAACAACAGAATCGTCTACATTATTTGAAGTTTCATCTGATTTTGTTTTTAATGTATAGGTTGCTGTTGGATTTATTTTTTCTTTACTACTTCCATTATTAATAGAAGTTACTGTAGAAGAAGTTTTATTAGTTCATGTAGTATCTTCCCACAATCCTTGATTATTTAAAATTGATGGAGTAGGAATTTCGTATTTTAAGTTAGTTAGATTTGATTTTAAACACCCATAAAATGCACTTAAAGACATATCTTTATAATTTAAAATCGCATCTGCTGCTTCACTTTCAGGAGTTTCTAAATCAGCTATAAAATTACTATCTTGAGGATTATCTTGTGTATAATAAGAATTTTCAAATATAGCATCAGAAGAATAAGCTCTAATATACCTTGAATATAATGTTGATATTTGATTCTCTGGTTTAAATTCAATGTTTTTCTCTACTACTGTATGATTTTTTATTTTTGAAGTTCATTCAGCTAGACTAATATTCTGAAATTTATTTGTTCCAGAATAAAAATCATTCATTATTTCAGAAGTAATTAAAAATTGCGCTGTTTTAAATAATACATTTTCACACACAGTGTCCTCAATATTAAAAAACGCAATTTCTAAAATATAAACGTTTTCTTTTTCAAACCCTTCAATAGAATTTTCTACCTCAGAACTATAAAAATCTATAGTAAACATGTTTTGTCCTAACATGTTTAGACTATCAATATCTCTATATCCTGAAATATCTGTAACCCCAGAAAACTTATCATTAATACTATATATTTTATATTTACAAGTAATTTGATTTAAATTAGAAGTAGGACTTATAATACTAAGATTAACAGATACTCCATCTGAATCTACTATATATTTATAAGTTTCAAATACTTTAATATCATTAACATTATATAAATCCTCTAAATTAATAATATAAGTTACAACTAAATTATCATAAACAATTCCGTGTTCTCCATTTTCATCAATTATATATGGTGTAGCTCTAATAATTACGGTTTTATCTCCTTTTGAAATATTTACACTACCGTATTCATTATAAGTCAAAACGTTAATTTTATTTCCATAATTAATTGATGTTGCGTCTTGAGTTTCAGGTAAGAAATTTTTATTTTCTTCATTAAACACATGTCCATCAGAATTTAAATTAGTTCCTCATTTATTATAAATCCATGGTCCATCGTTTACTTTATACTCAAATAGTACTTTTAAATTATCAAAATATCTATTTCAATAAGGATTAGAGTCAATTGTAATTTGACCTTGAATATTAAAATTTAATTTTCCTTCTAGTTCTGTTGATTTTTGAGATTTTTCTGCTAAAAATGCAGGTATACTAATATTAGTTAAATAGATATTAAAAGACGTAGGCTCTAATAACGAGGGTTTGTATCCTAGTCATCCTGGAACTTCTCAAGTAACATACGGCATTAAATTATCATCTATTACATTTGTAGTTTTCTCTTCAACTTCTCCAGAATTTAATTCATAAACTTCCTTTGACTCATTAAGAACGCAATAATTTATCTTTTGAAATTTTCATATATCTCTTTCATCAGAAACTACGTTTTCTTTATATAGCCAATATTTATCCCCAGGATTTAAATAAGTATCTTCTAAGTCTCCACTTTGAGGAAAAAATATTTTTAAATTTTGTTGAGGTTTATATTTAGTAAATAATACAGAATCATCTTGTGAATCAGGATTATATATTATTGATAAATCATCAGAGTTCGTATCCCAATGCCAACTATCAGATAAAGTATTAATTTGAATTCCTTGATATTCATCATCTTTTGACATTTTTCCATCATCTCCGAATAACGTTTGAGGTGATGGATAAGACCCGATTTGACATTTCTTTTCAATTGGATTGTAAGATACTATATATATGATGTTACCATATTCTTTTATTCCTACTGGAATATAATCTGCAGGAAGAATTGCTTTTTTTAATTTGTAATTACCCATATCATTTTGTAATATAAATTCATTTCCGTTATAAGTAATTACAGTTCCGTTTACACAATCAGTTAAGACATCATTTGGAGTAGTTAGTGGATGTAAATCTGTATTTAAACCTCCAGTAAACGTATTTATTGTTTGTTGTTTAGTGTTATTTGCCATATTTAAATCATTTGTATATTTCCATTTTCGTCACGATAAGCAAAATATTTTACTCTACGAGTAGTTCAATTTTCTTTATATAACATCCATCCTACATCCTGAGGATAATCTATTACAAAAAAATATTTACGACCTCTATCAGAAAAAGCTTCTTCCTTTATTTTATACGCATATACATAAGGATAATGAAACATTTGTCTTCTAGAACCTCTTTTCTTTTTTTGAGACTGAAAATAACTAAATTCTTTTTCGGTCATTCCAAAATAATAATGACCATCGTATATAGTCTTTTGTCTTCTGTACAAAAATCTTAATTTCTTCTTATACTTTAATCTTCAATAATGATAATTTGTTAAATTATCATTAAATAATTTTCCTGTATACATAGTATAATACGAAGTTAAGTTTAAAGTATCTAAACCGTTTCTATGACACGTATTAAACATTTTAAAGCCGTAGTTTAATATCTGCTTAATTTCGTGCTCACTTAAAGAAGGGAATTTTTCATTTACCTTATCAATATAATCTGTATAATATTTAATAACATCCATTAGAAATAACTTTTTCCTAGATTTGTGTTATTTGTAATAACATCTTTTAATTTTTTATTAATATATATTGGTTTCTCTAATACTCCAGATTTAGTTTCAAAAGTGTAAAATAATTGGTGACCTTTAAAGTTAGATCTTACAAAATCTACATCTCTAAATTTTCCCTTTTTTCACATTTCTTTAAATGAATCTCCTTGAAAAGTTTTCATTGAAATCTCTGAATTAAATCCGAATGTATCAGGTAATGCAAAAATAACGTTATTATTTATAATATCCAAAAGTATTAGATATAAACAATAATTAAGAACTTTTGCTGCTAATTCTTGTCTTGTATCAGCTTTATATTCTTTTAAATATTGTTTTTTAGATAATTTAATTTTATCTTTTTTAAATTTTCTAAATAATTCAACAGAAGTAATACAGTGGTTGGTATGATATCTCATTTAAAGAATTGGTTTATATGATTTTCCATATTGTTTTCTATCTCAACGAGTTTTTACATCAAGAATCGCATCCATGTCATTTTGCGTAAATACATCGGGAATTCTAGCTGCTGTGCACGCTTTTAATCAGTCATTTTTTGTAGTAAGAGCTAGTTTTAGAAGTTCTCCATCTTTTCGACGTAAAGCTTCTTTATATGTATCAGAATATACTAAATATAATGCTAACGCTCTTACTTCTTTATCGTTTAATAATGGAAGTCCATCTTCATCAACAATAATTCCATGATAAACAATAATAACTTGTGAAAAATCTCTATCAAAAACTATATCTTCACCTTCTTCTCGATATTTAATTAATTTTCCAGGTTCATATAATGTAGAGTTATCTCATTTTCACGCTTCGATATATTTTTCTACAAACTGATTGTAAACTTGAGGAAACGTTGATTGGTTGGTTACCATTTGAGCGTCCATATATGGAATTGATACCGATTCAATTTCTGTTAAATTACATGGCAAGGTGATTCTTTTATTAGTTGTATGAGTGGTATATCTATACAGTCTTGTATGTTTATTTCCTATATATTCTCATCCTAATAATGCAACATCTTCAAAATTAGTAGGATCTACAGATATACCATAAACAATACTTGCCATTGAATATATGGAATTAAAATTATGTAGTTTCATTATAATGGAGTTTGAGTATTAGGCTGAGGTGGTAACATCATCTGTCTATAATATCTAATTTTCTTTTCAGTTAGTCTATGAATAATATCATTAGTAATAATTCCACATTCAGTAACGACTTCTGGATCATTACAACAATCAAAATCTAACAGTTTTCTTGGATCTAAAAATATAGCTATTATAGAAATATATTTTACAAACGGTACATTAAAAATATATCCATCAATATTACCGTTAGCATTAATTGTAGGATCAATATAAACAAACGGATGGTCAGCACCTCTTTTTCTATAAAAATGGAACTTATAGCTTATATCAGTATATACACTATATTGTTCTTGTCTATCAATACTTCCAACAAACTGAATTGTAGATATGCCGTTCATTAATAATATAGGAGGTATTTCAAAATGCAAAGCTTTCTTTCCAACAGGAAGCTCACAACATTTAGACATATAACTACAATCAACTTCTACACAATTTACAGCATTATATAGTTCTTGTAAAGAAACAATATTTTTTAAAAGATATTCCTTAATAACATTATTTCTTTCTGCAACTACTTCATCTGTTAATTGTTCTAGTGACATTGCTGGATTACTAACTGTTCCTTTTAGTCCGTCGTATACATTATTTCAGACAGCACTAGCTATTTGTTCTATAGTCATAATTAAAAAAGAAAAGGCAGAACAGGAAATTAGTCCTGTCCTGCCCAGTATTAATGATTTTTACTCCGTTACCTTAATGGGTTTTGAAACAAATATGTTGCCAATTCTAGCCGTTACAGTACCATTGTCTCTGCTCGAAGGACTACTGCATTTTACAGTTGTTTCAGCACCTTTCGTAGGATCTACTGAATAATCAGAACCCCGAGTCATATTAATAGACCATTCAAATTCTGCATTACCATCTTTTTGCTCTGAGAAAGTAGCTTTTAGCTTAACTTGTTCACCCGTAATTTGAGAAGATGTTACTGAGATTTCATTTTCCTCCTTTCCACCGTTAAGTATAACGATAGTTCCGTTCATAGGAACAATCTCACCAATCTCACCAATAGCTTCATCAAATTGAGAAGCTAACGAGTCTAATACATAGAATACATGATGTGTAACAGAAGTAAGCATCTGACCAACCGTACCCTGTCCTGTTAAACCTCTACGAGGTGAAACATATTCAAATGCATACTGTACATAAGTAGCTCCAGGAATAGGTTTCTCGTCGTCATTTACGCTAGCATAACGTAAATTTGGATATGTTGGGAAACGTAAATTCTCAACTAACCACTCACCAGTTGCAAATGGAGCAACGTTTTTCGTAATAGTTACTTCTGCATCTGTATCTACATATTCGCAGTCTGAGCATCCCTCATAGCATCCGCTTTCTGTAACTTTCTGAATTTTTGCAGATTTAATAATCTGATATGGATCAGTACACATTACCTGAACTTCTCCAGAATCTTTCTTCACAGAAACTGCATATTTATAATCTGAAGGAACATATTTCTTAAGTGCAGCAACTACAGTATTAGTTAGAGTTCCAAGATCTGAACTTTCAGGTACATTGAATTCAACCATAATAGGTTTATGGAACTCTGACCATGGATATTTATAATCACTGTAGTAACGTCCTTCAAGACTAATATCTATTAAAATTCTATACTGTCCTGGTACAGAATTAATACTATTTAAATTAAACTCAACCTGCGCAACCTTTCCTTTATTTCCAAAAGTTTTGTAGATCTTTCCGTCTTTAACAGCTGATTTTACATAATCAGCACAACGAAGAACTCTAAACGTTTCCTCCTTTGGTTTACGATAATGTGCTTCATCTGATCCGATTTCTGCAGCAGTCGTATCAGGAGTCATTGCATAAAAACGTTTAAAAGCGTTTCCAGCAGCATCTCTTCCTTCCTCTGCTGGAAGAGTGGCTGAGTTAATTATTACCTCTTTAAAAAAGTCGAACATATTATATAATATTTAAAAAATTAAACTTAAACTTCCAAACTATGAATTACTAATAGTTTGATTAATTGGCATATTTGTTTGAAGTCTTGGATCACTAGCGTTTTCCATAACTAAACGTACAAAAATGTTTAAAATTTCATAGCATACATAATCTGGAAATTCTAAAATTTGAGAAGAGTCAACAAGATCATCTACTTGTTCTTGACTCAGTCTAATGTACATAGGAGCTTTAATATATTCAATATACACTTCTTTAGGTACATAGAATTTATCGTCTCCGAATCTTAATTCCAGTCTTACATTAGACGCGTTTGCTAAACGATTGCCTATATCCACATTACTATCTCAATCTGATAAATTTTTATCATTAAGATATTCAGGTCGTACTGTACCATCTTCGTCATAAACAGCATCTGCATATTTTAATAACGGAGAATCCATATCTTCATTAGTTATTATTTTATCATTTAAATTAATATTATTTAAATAGTAATATGGTCTTTTATACGAAGGTTTAAAATAGTAATTATTTATTATACCTCCAAACATATCTGAAGTTAATCGTTTAGCTGTGAAATAAACCTTAGTTCCTTGAACTTTGTTGCAATGGGTTTTAGTATCTAGTTCGCTAGTTCTTTCAAATCCCACTATACAATTAAGAAGATGCATATAATCTTTTGGTAAATCTACATAATAAGTAGATGATAGAATACTAGGGTTTATTTTATCTTTAATAGATATGAGATCTTCAGCATCTTCCAACTTTTTAGGATTTTGTATTAACGCTGTGGTTTTTAGAACTCTTAAATCGTCAGTTGATTGCTGATTAGTATCATATCTACGATATGTTAGATTTATATATTGTTGGATTGCTTTATTTAAAAAATAAACATAGTCTGCAAGTAAAAGACTAGGTGCTTCTAACTTATTTAGTTCTATTAAACCATTTTCGTATAAATCTCTAGCGGTCATAATATTCTAAATTATTTCTTATTTTTATTTGATTTCTGCTCTTTATCAGAATCAATGGGATTTAAACTGTCTACTTTCATTTCTCCCCAAACCTCATATACAATAGAATCATATATAGCTTTATTTTTTGGGTCTTTTAGGAATAAAATAGCAGCTTCATCTGTAACTCCAAGAGCTGTATCAGAGTACATTAAAACTCCACTCTGAGTTCTAATTATATTTTTTTGCTTAGCTTCAATTAATAATAATTTTAAAGCCTGATCAGCACTAGTGTAAATGTCAATTATCAGATTAGGATTCTTTTCTGCTTTTTGATATAAATAATCCTGTACATCTGTATCTGGTGCATTCCTCATGGATTTTCCCAGAAGTTTACAAATAACTAATCTATGTTCTGAACTATCCTGTTCAATAAAATTGTATGCTTGAGTTACTAACTTGATACGTGATACACGTTTCTTAGATTCAACTCCAGGACGTTCTACATATAATTCTGCTAGTCCGTAACGTCTAATATCTCCATCAATTAGCAGATTTCCATGTTCATCTTTCGCACCTCTCTCAGGAGCAATCAAATGAGAATCTTTAATACATTCCCAAAGATTTGCTTGATACTTATCATTTAAATTAAATGTAGTACCATCTGTAACAACAATTTCAAGATCTTCAGGAATAAAATAATCGCGATCTGGACTATTTAATTCAGCTTCACTTAAAATCATTTCAGTATCTCGCCCATCTGCACTAACTCTAACGCGTTTAACAAAAGGAGGATACATTCCGTTTTTACCTCTTAAAGGGTTAAAGTAATAAGTTTTTACCTTTCCGTATACACTACGAAGTGTAATAATATTGCTTGGATCATTAGGTTGCATTACGTTATTCATACTATTCATATTTTTTCTTATTATAATTAATCTATACTTTAAGTAAATCTATACAAAATAGTGAGAAGATTTCCTCTCGTTAAAGAGGAAATCTTTCACTTTATATAATACTAGTTCTCTGACATTAAGATAAATGATCTATAAGGTGTAAATACACCAACGCCAGCGTATCCCCAGTTAATTAAACGAGCTCCAGCTACAGGAGTTGATACTTCACCCCCAGATTTACCATCACGTCCACCAGGACCGTTTAACCAGTTGTGAACAATCTGTAAACCTTTGAATGTGAACATCGAAAGAGCAGGACGTCCAGTTTTTCCATCTGCAGTTAAATCGATAAAGATACCAAATCTACGAGGAGATGGGAACTCGATATCGAATGAACGGTCAATCTTAAATGCGATAGTGTTACCAGCAAATTCATATGAATTATAAGTAGCTCCTAAATCGATATATCCGTTCGTTGCTTTTGAATAAATGAATGTACCATTCGTTCTATAATCTCTAATCCAAGAAGCCATTACTCTTTGTACATCGTTCCACATTGCAGTGTTGCAAATGAAGATGTACTGGTTTCCAGTAGGTTTCTCTGATTTAGCAACCATAGCCTGTAGAGCAGTTTCAAAAACTCTCATATTCAGCTTAGTAAATACATACTTACCTGCAAAGCGCTCTACTTGAGGAATAATACCATCACCAGAAATAATAGGTTGCTGTGTTTCAGGATCAAAGATTTTTGCTTTACCATACTTATCTACGTTAGATTTACCCCATAATAGTGAATTATTACGAGCTAACATGAAAGTATCTAAGCAATCCTTAGCAGCAGGATTCATCTTATATGTTACATCGTCTTTTCCATCACCCTTACCGATTGTAATGAACTGATCCTCCATAGCAGCATATTTAGCTGAATAGGTAACATCGCAACGGTGTAATGAAATAAACGTTCTATGTTTCTCAGTATTACTCTGATATTTTGTATAACCTTCCTCATGAAGCTCAGGCTGATAGTTAGTTAAGAAACGAGTATTCATACCAGGCTGGCAAGCTGTAAAATCAAGTGTTGCTGAATAGTCTGAATCTTGAATCTTGCAAATTAACTCAAAGTCGTTATCGCTTCTACGAACTGGACGGCTTAATACAATTAGTTGCTGACGTGATCCTTCGATAATAAACACGTCATTTTTCTGATAATAATTCTCAGGGAAGTGTACAATAATATCAGTTCCCTGTGCACCATCGCCCTCTGGCACAGATAAGAAAGGAACACGTTTAATAAAGTTAACATCAATGTCCCATTCAACCATAAATGAATTTACTGATTGGAAAGCGTTTTTACGATCTTTCTCCATTGTGTAAATGTTCATCAGCGACTCCGTAAGGTAAGTTGCTGTATACTGATCATATAATGATGATACAATACCTAATCTAGCAGGATTAGCGCCTAAGAACTTAGAAAAGTCTTCAAACGTTCTATTCGAAGCCATTTCAGGGCGTACGGTAGTAAAACCTGTAATTTTCATATACTATACTTGTTTATTTATTTATAATAATTCGTCCCATTTGGAACTAAGAGAGGTTCCAGTTTGTGTTTGATTTTTAGTATCTGTTTTTATTGTTACATTAGATTTTGGCTTTGGAGTATTAGCTTTTCTACTCTTTTTTAATTCTTCTTTCCAATAATTACTAATGTCTGAAATTGTATCTTTTCCAAATAATCGATACCAAGCTAGTTCTACAATTACTTCAGGTTTAGATAAATCTTCTACGAACTTTGTTGTTCCGTTTGGAGTTTGTTTAAATACATAATCGTAAATTAAATTTTTATCTTTTTCCTCAAGAATTAAACTATCACTTTTAGGATCTTTGTAATCTAAGGAAATGTAATTAAAATCATTTAATGTATTCATAAATACATTCTGATATTCCTTCTGCTGTTCTTTTTCAGCCTCTTCCTGTTCCTTGATTCGATTTTCTTCTTGTTCTTTATATTGTTTTCTAATTAAATCTACTTTTTTCTTAAATAGATCTTCATTAGATTTAGCGATTTCTAGTTCGGTCTTTAATTCTTCTTCTGTCATTTCTGGATATTTAGCTTTTTGATCAGCTAAATACAGAGCGTCATCGCTATACTCATCTACTTCATAAGTTACTGCATCAGCGTGCTGTTTCTTATATTCATCTATAGCTTGCTGTTGATAATATGTAATAACATCTTGAAGTGAAGAATTAGTTTTTCGAAGTAAATTAATTGTCTCAATTTCATCTTCAGAAAGACCTGGATCGGTTAAAGATTCCAATATAGATAATTGTTCATCTTTACTTAGAGATGAAAAATCAACTTCTTCGGTTTCTCCAGTTTCTTCATTTTCGTATACAATGGTTTTTCCATCTCTAATACCTCTATTTTTTAAGAAAATTGAAAACGCATCTAAATCGTCAGCGATATGACTAGTTTCTCCTTCCTCTTCTCCTTCCTCTTCTCCTTCTTCAGCATTTTGATTTGAAGGATCAGATATTTCGCCATCTCTGTTTTCTGCAGAGTTATTTTCAAATTCATCGTCTAACAATGAATCATCGAATTGAGTTTTGTCATAAATCATATTGAACTTATTATTTCTTATAAATTAGTATAATTTTTTACATTGCAAATGTAAATAATATTATTTTAAAATCAAAATTATTCAACTATACAACTTTTTGGAATAGAAACTTGACCTAAAGAATCAATGCTAATAGCATTACTTCTGTTTCCAATAATAGCACTACCATCTTTATATATAGTAATTGGTCCGAAAAAGCAGCTTCCAGTTGTATTTATGTCATACATATCTAAACATTTAATGGAACAGTCTCCATTAGATTTGATATTAATTCACGAAGTTCCTTCTGATCCACCAATAAAAGAATCTGATTGATTAGTCAATTTTATATATGCTTCTCCTGACTCGTTTGTTCAAGCAATACCAGGATTAACAAAATAACAGTTTCCTTCTGATGAAAGACCATATCCCTCTAAAGTTCCGAATATTGAATTTTCTATTCCTGTGATATTACCAATTATATTTTCAGAATCCCCTGTAAATAATATATTTCCTACTTTTAATTTTGCAGAAATAGTTTTACCTCTTTCTAAATCTTGTGTATCTTCGCAACTGGTTACTGATAAAAATTCATCATAAGATTCTGAATCTTCCTCTGGAGGATATTGCTCTCATTCTTCAATACTTGTTAAAGGAACTTTATATTCAAAACAACAATCAATTCCAGACGTAATTAATCTAATTTTATTTTCTGTGCTTCCTACTACTAGTGCTTCTAAAATTCCATCACTGCCAGATCCAGATAATATATCTCCTGCTTTTAAAGTACTATTGTCTATAGTGCATTCAAATGTAATACCTTTGTATTTATTTTTAATTTCTCCAGTATAATTTGAGATGTTATATCAACGATCATATATTTTTATTGCACAGTTGCTATCTACTCCATACGTAACTGATTCAAATACAGATCTTTCTTTAGGAGTAAATCTGAGATAGAAATAATTTCTATAAGTAGAATCATCTTCGCTATAAGAAAAATCATTGTCTGTTATTGTGTGTGCCATTCAAGATCCATTGACAAATTCTTCAGCAGTTGTTAATAAATTTGCAAAATAAGATATATTTTGATCTTCTGATTCTGGAATTAAAAATCCATTATCATAAGCTTCTAATATTAAATCAGCAATCGAAAAACCACCTACTTCTGCGTTTTCATTTCCATATTGTAATTCATCGCTTCCTTCTTCACTAAAATAATATTGCATTTTATCAATTGTAGCTACTGACAAAAGCTGAATTCCATTGCTAAAATATGTAGGTTTGTTAATAACATCAATATTAGAATTAGATTCTTCTTGTGAATTTGAATCTTCTGATTCAGAACTATTAATTATAGAATTTACTCTAATTGTGTTAATAGTTAAAATACTGTTTTCTAAATCCAATATTGTTGAATCGTTATTACTTGATATATAATTACTATTTAAATTTTTTATAGTTCATTTATTAATACTTTCTTCTATATCCTTTCTAGCAAATTTATCTGAAGTAATTCCATTTAAATATTCTGAGTTTAAATTTTTAACTAACTGTGTTGAAGATATTTTTAATGGAGCCTCTAATGTATTAATTATAAGTGGAGAATTAAAAGTAGTAGTTGTTGTCTGGGATAATTCTATTTGATAATAAGTATTGTCCGAAGTTCGAAAAAATTTTCCATCGTTTGAAATAATTAAATAATCATCTCCAGGGTAAGGATATTCTTCAGTTAATTCTGAACTATCTTCAATAAATATTATTGGAGGAATTTGTTTTTCTTCTTCTTTTTCTTCGTTTCTAAATTTTATCTCATAAAATCTATCTTTAACCTGAACATATACTCTACCTGAAGTCTGCAAAATTAAATCTTTACCTTTATCTCCGACTTTAGAATTATTAGATAATGTTCCCATTATTATTATAATATTTAAAATATAAAAAGGATGGTACATATAGTATACCATCCTTTTCATCTTCATTTATGTTAAATAAGCATATTTTTTAACTCTAATAAATCCTGTTGATTTAAAACAAGTGATTTATTCATCATTGGAATATCCATCTTTATTTTTCCAGATCCTATCTCAAGTTCTCCTAGTAACCCAGTATCCAATTTAAATGGCTTTGTATTTAAAATATTTTCAGACATCTCTGTTAAAATGCCATCGATATCTACTAACCCATCCTTATCAGAAACCTGCTTTAATAAAAATTCAATTTTATAAAGATTATTATCTATAGCTCTAGAAGCTAAAGGTTTTATTAAAGCTAACAATGGGTTTTCTTGAGATAATGCAGATAATTTCATATCAATAAATTTATGTAAATTACCCATTATTGTATCTACATGCTGCGCCATTGTTTTATAAATTCTTCATAGGTTAAACTAGGATTATCTTTAGAAAATTCTCTGAACTTATTAAAGATAGCCATCTCATTATCTGTTTCCTGCACGATTTTCTTTTTTAGCGTCCGAACAATTTCTAATTGTCTTTGTAATAAATTACGTCCCTCTGGAGTGCTTTCGATTTTTGATTTTACTAAATTTAGTAATTCAATTTGAACCATATTTTGAAGAGAAGCTGTTATTTCACTATATTCTTTATCTTCAAAAAATTTCGCTTTTTGACTCTCCGATAAAGAAGTCATTTCTTTATCTATTGAATCCCAAATTAATTCCTGAGCAGTAGGAGTTTGTAATTTAAGTAACTGTGCTTCATAAGCTTTTAATCTCTGCAGTTGATCTGTAATATCAGTATTTGATAATAACGGATCTGAATTACCTAGGAAAACTTGATTAACAGGATACATAACTACTATTTACTTGCTAATTTCACACCACGCGCTCCAAAATCTCCATCGCAGCATCCACAAAGTGGATTTGATGTTTGTCTAGTTGTTGAAGTTGTACCAACAGTTACGTTAGCTACATTGATAGGATAGAATGTACTATTAGTATAGTTAACAATCTTGTTATCAGCGCAGCAACGTCTTTCAGCTTCAAGTTCAACCATTCCAGCAACATTACCGATTTGCATTTGAAGAACTTTACTTCTCCATGGTTCTACAGCAGCAGCAACAGCAGCATCTGTTTCTAATTTTCCGATTCTCTCAGATAATGAATCAAATTGATCACGTTGATTTTTGTATAAATTAAATGAATTACTATTTAATTTTCCTTCTAGATCGTAAATAGCTTCACTTAATTCACGCATCGCTGTGATTCTTCCCTGATAAAATTCTTTTGTTAAATCTATATAGTTTTGGCATTGTTTTCTTTCTACATACTGTAGATTAGAGTTTGTTGCATAATCATATGCAATCTGTCCAGCTCCAGTGTTTCCGCCTAAACCAAATAAGCCTCTTCCACCAAGAGCTAATAATCCCAGTGCTGTACCAGCAATACCAAGACCTAAACCTGCTCCTGCAACACCTTTAGAAGCGGGTTCACGATAATTCCAACCATAACGTCCCCAATATGGATTATGGTCACACTGATCGTACTCATGTACAATCTCTTTCTTTTCAACTACGTCCATACAATTTAAAGTTTTAAAGGTTAATAAATAGAACAATATACTAGACGTCTTTAGTATATTGAACTTGTATGATACGTTTTGTAATATTATAAAGGATATATTGGGAACCTAGTGTATTGTTCTTATTTTAATTTAATTTTTCCCTCAATCTAACATTACAAAACTTACATACGAGTTCTTTTTATGTTCATATTCACATCATACGTTTGTTTTGCATCATACATAACCCTTAAATTGTATGTTATCTTATTGTTGTTGAAGTTCGTTTATAAAATCTAGAAGATTATCAGTTATAATATGCTTATTATCCATTATATTTATGATTGATTTTAGTAGTGCTTTTTCTGCATCATTAAATTCAACATCAATTATTCTTGATGTTCTAGGAGTTCAAGTTATTCTTCCATTGTTCTCTTTTAAATTTAATTTTGCAAATTCTTCACTTGTAAAATCAATTTTTTTCCTTATGTTACGTTTAGAGATCATTTCTAAAACCGTACCTTGTTCAGGCAGATTAGCTAATATTGCTAATCTAGAAGCCGTGTTCATTTTCATATTGTCATATACTATATTTTTACTATCACAAAGATAAATTGTAATTTTTAAAAAACAAAATATTTGGGATAAATTTTTATCCCAAATATTTTGTTTTTATAAATTTATTTTTTCGAATAAAAAATATCTACGCAACATATTCAGCACAGTTAACAGCAACTATAGTGCTAGAACCAGTTCCTCCAACATACGTAAAAGCATATAATCTATATGAGGATTCACTAGATCCAGTTGTTAAAATATCTACTTGTTTTACTAAGGTTCCGTATACAGAAGTATATTCAAATTTTACAGTTCTTGTTCCTTTAACTGCAACAATAGAACAAGACTTTTCAGAATTAAATACATCTGCTTTAACCATTATTGTAAAGTCTGTTGAAACACTTTCTGTAATAGGATCTGGATAATAAAATTGATTTGCTTCTATTCCATTTCCAGTATTACTTCCAACACCAGTGGCTGAATAAGTATATTTATAATACGTTAAAGGTTTTGGAATATTTACTGTAACTGCACTGCTTCCATCGTAAGATGATGTACTAGCTCCTGTAAATTTAATAGGATACGGATTAGGTAAAGCAATTGGAATTTCTGATGAATTATTAGAAATATTAATAGTAACTTCAGAAGATCCGTCATATTCTGCCGTAACGTCACCTGTAAACTTAAGTTTATTGACTACTTTTTCAGCTTTAGCAGAAGTTCCTGTATATTTCATAGGAGTAATATAAGAAGATCCATATGGAAAGTTTCCATCAATAAAATCTATTCTTGGATAATCCGACTCACTATGTCTTTTTACAGTAAGACCTCATTCGCATGTAACACTATCAAACGTCTTTTCTCCAGAAAACGCTTGTTCTCCAGTAGTAACTACTCCAGATGCTGTTTTAGAAGCTGATGGAATAGCAGGATACGTTACAGGCTCCATGTTACTTCCACTAAGAGAACCCGTAGGTCCAGAAGTAGTGCCATCAGTTCAAGCAAATGTAGTCGGAGTAGATATTTCTGATTTAGTTGCTAATGAAGATAATGTAGTACCAGAGTCTTTAATTGATTTAGGACCTGCTCCAATAATTAAATTATTTGAAGTAAGATCTCCACTTGCTACAACATCACCTCCAGCTGCACTAATTTTTGAATCAACTTCTTCTTTATTATAATAGTTTTCTAAAGCTGTAGAATCTAGTTTATTTTTTAAAGCAGCCTCAATTACTTTATTCTGTACTGGATTTTCAGACGAAGAACTTAATTCTGAATCAACTTGAATTGGATCAGGGATTTCTGGAAAATCGTTAATATCTGTAATATCATGTTTATGTTCACTTGGAGCATAAGTTTCAGGTTTTCCTGTAACTTTATCTCAAGCTATTTCTTTTTCATCAACGTAAGATTTTAAAGCTAAATTTTCTATAAGAATACCTGAATCTTTAACTACTTTACCAGCTCCATTAGCTACAATTACTCTATTTTCAGTTGTAAATTCTGCAGCAGCAATTACATCTCCTAATTCTGAATCAGATAATTTAGAATCAATTTCTGATTTAGTATATACGTCAATATCCTTTGAAATATTAATTTTATGTTTATTCTCAGAATCGACTGTAATAGACGTTATTACATTTCCAGATCCACTAGCCACAGTTTCAATATCTGGAATTTTTTCATCTACTTCTGCCTTTGAATAAACTTGATCTTTAGTATAATAATTTGATAAATCTACTTCTGTACTTCCTATTAGTTCTCAAGCTGTTTCAATATAAATATATTCGTTATATATATCTTTATCAGAACCTTCTTTTTTCTTGAAATAAATAGTGTTAGGATTTCCAGTTTCTGGTAAATCTTCTCCTTCTTGTAGAACTATAATAGAAAAACTTTTAATAGCATCTATTAATGATTTTAAAACTTTTCCTTGTTTAGCAGATAAAGCTTTAGTAGTATCATCTGAGGTTAAATTATCTACAACTATAGTTTCTAAATTAGAAGTGATTGAAGAAATAGATTCATTAATAGTATTTATGTTATCTTCGGTTTCTTTATTTATAATATCTTGGAACTTTTCCAGTGTTTCATCATACAACTGTCTTGTTAATGCTAGCTTTTGATCAGTAGTCATATTAACAAGAGTTCCGTAAATTTTTATTTCTGCCATTATGATATAACTCCGTTAAAAGTTCCAGCTTTAAATGTTGATGCACTTCTATAGCAATCGTATGATGTTTTTCCTTCAACATCTAAAGTTATCTTTGAATTCATTGGTACATCAAAACCAGAGGAAGTAACTTTATTGATTTTCATTGTAGAAGGAATACACAATCACAGATATTCTCCTTCTCCAACTTCAACTGTTATATTTCCTACTGGAGATGATTTTATAGGTTGTTTTACTAATGTAAGAACGTCTTCTGCTGTTATAGCTTCTTTGCTAGAAGATCCAAAATATTGAGGATAATATGATGAAATAGTTAATTCGCTATGTTTAATTACTCCTTTATACACTTCAGCATCTAATTGATACTTAGTCGTTTCAGAAATAGAATCGTCTATGGTATCTAGATCAACACTTTCTGAAATTATTTGGTCCCCTCTTTTTAATGTTAATGAACTTGGAGTAGTATCTTTTCCATCAAATAAAACTTTTGCTGTTAAAGTTACTGAAGTTTGAACTCCAGTTTCAAATATTTTTACATCTGAAGTTATAGATGCTAAGGAATGTTGATTATAAACAGTGCCGATAATAGATGGCATTTCAGACAATGCGGCATTAAATTCTTCTTCTGTTCCAGTAAATCCATTCAACTTTGCAGCATCATATGCAGACATTCCTTCTGTTGCATATAAAGGTTCCCACTTTCCTGTTTCTTGATTATAATATTTTTTAGAATGTGTATTCATAATTTTATTATATTAAATATTATGCACTATATTCAGCACAATTAACAGCTACTACAGATGAACTAAGATAAGTTCCTAAACTTCCTATATATGTAAAACAATATATCCTATAACTAGATGTGTTAGTACCTGTAGTTAATATATTATTTTGTTTTATTACTTGGCCATACGTTGCAGAATACGAAATATTAACAGTTCTTGTTCCTGTAACTACTACAATAGTTGAATTCTTTTTAATAAAATTATTTACATTAACATAAATAGTTAAACTACTAGTACTTTTTGTACTAGAATTTGGATAATAAATAGTATTAGCATTAATTCCAACAGAATTACTTGTACCTATTGATGTAGCTGAGTATAAATATGTACTATAATTTACAGAATCTGAGCCTATATCTAATGTAACTTCGCTAGAACCATTATATGTAGTTCCATTAATTATTAAAGAATATGGATTAGGTAATGCTGTTGGTATTTGAAGTTCTTCTCAAGACATACTACCTGCCGTACTTCCCGCAGTTAATACTTTTCCCTGACTAGTAGTTCCTGTTGCTGGAACATGTAAAAATCCATCTTCAGAATTATGTGAAATTTTAATTTCATTACCCTGTACTCCTGTAGTAATAGTATTATCATCTCCAACTATTACAATTTGCTCTGTAACTTTATAATTGTCTCCACTTTCATCATTAACGTATAAATTAGAAATTGGAGTTATTGACTGTGACCCTAATGTAATAGTGCCATTACTAATTTTTGCATCAGTAATTCCATATCCAGAAATAGTACTTGGCTTGTTAGTTACTCCACTCCAAGGTACACTTGTGGCTGATCCAGCTGTATAGACTTTATATCCAGATTCATTATCAAGATTATCTATATCTACAACAAAATACATTACTCCAGTATCTTCCTGTTTTACAGTATCTCCTTCTTGAACATCATCTGATGTTAGTTGAAAACGAGCTGTTTGATTTTCAGCAACAACTAATCTTTCTAATGCTCCTTTTGGAAGTCTTTCTATATCAATTGTTCCTGAAGTAATTTTAGATGCATCAATGCTAGATAAATTTGTATTAATAGTAATATTTTTAGAACCATCAAAATAAGAATTTCCTGACACATCTCCACTAAGAGAGATGAGTCTGGATGTTTCTAATTTAGTAGCAGTTCCAGCATTTCCACTTACAGAAGTTTGTGCAGGGTGTACGTGATCAGCTCTAGACATTTCATATAATGTACCTGCATTTGCAGTGCCATTAACTTTAGGAATAGTAATTGAAAACCTCGGAGCACCATAGCCATTCATAGTTTTAGTTCCATCACTTTTTAACAAAAAGTTCATGCCTCCTGGCATACAAATACTAGGATGATCAATATCACCTTGATTTATTAAAAAAGAAATACCTATAGTATCATCTGACATTTTACCTAATACTAAAGGTAGAATTCCAGACATTAATGATGAATACCCAAATATAGGAATTTTAGAATTATAGATATTTAAAAGTATATCGTATTGTTTTTTTAATACTTCTGTATCATTAGATGCAATTAATGTATCTAAATTATATGCCTTATTAGTTCCTCCATAAAACTTTTCATGAGTTCATATTTTTTGAGTATCTTTTATAAAACAAGTATAATTTTTAAACTTATTTCATTCTTCTTGTTTTTCTGGTTTTACTGAATAAATTTCATTGTCTAAATCTGTACCTTCTTGGTTTAAAAATCCTCCTCCAGATCCATTTCCTGTAAATAAATAATTTTTAAACCCAGCCTCAGTGTTAAAATGTATAAATTTATTTGCAATTGCCATATTTAACCTAAGTAAAAAAATAAAAAGGGATAGGGATAACCCCTATCCCTTATCTATGTTATTCAAATTCTTCCCAAGTCATTAAAGAATCTGCATATTGTTTAGCATTTGTTTCTGCCGTTGAAGCAGATCCTTTAGTATCGTATGCTGTTGATTCTGTGTATGCAGCAGATCCTAAACCTTTAACTGCAACATCAGATCCACCGACAGCAATAGTACCATTAGCAGAACCAGAAGTAATACTAGCTTTCTGTAATGCAGTATCAGCTTTTGCGCCTTGTGCAGCAGTTGCGTAAGCACTTGAATCAGTATAAGCTGCAGATTTTAATCCATTAACAGTACCTGTTAAATTTTTGCCAGACATTGCAAATTTAACAGCACCATTAGTAGAATTTGTTGTATCTACAGTAATTGCTCCTGTTTGTCCACCAAATGATTGAACACCATCAGCAGCACTACTTTTTGCCTCGGCAACTCCTTTAGCTAATTTACCAATTGCAACATCTAAAGATTCTCCTTTTGCAGGTTCAGCATAAGCAGATGTAGATGTAGCATAAGAGCTAGATAAATTAACATTTGAACCATTTAGTACGATTGTACCTGTAGAAAGTTTAATTCCATTTACAGTATAATTTCCTACAGTAGTTTGTACGCCTGCAGCGGCTCCTTTTGCATCATATGCAGCATCTGCAGCTGTCTTTGTAATATATCCTTTTCCAGATAATACAGTTTCAGTTACATAATTTGCATCATTAGTAAATTCTGATACATTAGTTGGGAAATCTGTAATTTGACTCTTAGTATGAGTGTGGTCTGTATTAGCTTTTTTAGCTAACTCTGAATTAACAAAAGAAGTTGTTACATAAGGTGTTAAATCAACAGTACCTCCAAGAGCATCCCACTGAGCTTGTGCAGAAGGATCAGGTTCTCCTTCCTCTCCAGGGCCAACGAATACAACGTTAGTTCCTGCTGGATATTTCTGAGAATTTAGAGTAAATGCAGCAGTAACGTTATAAACATCTCCTATTGTTGCATCTTCAACAGCTAATACTTCGTCAATAGTAGCCTTTGTTCCTTTAACTTTATAAACAGATCCAGCAACAGTTTCAGCCTCAGCTTTAGCTAACTCTTTAATTTTAGCTCAAGTTGTAGTACCTTGTGCAGACTCAGTAGCAACAGGAATAGTAAATGTTTTATTCTGTGCTTTGTCATCTAAAGTTGTATTTTTTAATGTTACAGTAACATTAGATCCGTTTGCTGTTGTAGAACCTTCAACTGATTTTAATGCAGTTGTTTTAATCTCATTAAATACTGCCATTACGCCAGAAGCGGAAGCAATATCACTAAAGTTAAGTGTGATATTGCTGCCGTCTGTCTTTGTAATAGTCAGTATATTATCGCTATAGGTAGCGTCTTTAACGTTGCCCCCAAAAACATCAACTTCTGTTGCAGATTTAGCAACTTTAATTAAACCTGTTGATGTTTCAAAATATATTTTACCAGCAGTTAAACCTGAACTACCTACGGTTGCGACTTTACCAAATTTTACAATTGCCATAATTTATATAAATAAAATTTATGCTAATTCTTCCCAGTACGCATTCATATCTGGAACAAATAAACCAGACGTACTGATCTCTACCATATTATTTTCTTTTGCGTCTTTCTTAACAGATACAGTCTGGCTGTTTCCTTCAACTCCAGAAACCTCAATACCATTACCAGCAGTAACACTAGTTAAACCACCAGATACAGCTGAAGTAATTCGGCTATCTAAATCCTTTAAAACAGATTCAACAGGAGTTCCTGCAATATTACCTCCGACTTTATCTTTAATATTAATCTGAGTTGCATCAATAGTACAAGCTCCTTCAACAAAAGCCTGACCATTAACAGTAGCTGTATTATCAAGTTTAGCAGATAAACTTGATTTTAAACCAGCGATTTCAGAAGCATTAGTGTCAATTAAAGCAAGTTTTTCTGAAGTAATTAAAGAACTTCCCTCAACTTTATCGACTTTCTGATCTAAATTCGTTTTTAAATCAGTAACGTCTTTAACTAAACCGCTTTCTGCAGTACCAACTGTTGCTTCTAGAGCTGTTACTTTTCCTTCAACTGCAGTTACTTTACTTGAAACAGGAGCAACTAAGTCAGTGTTAATCTGATTCTTTAAATCATCATACTTAACTGAAATAACTCCAGCGTCAACACTAATATAAGTACTTCCAGTATAAACGTCTGTTAATGATTTAACAGGAATATATACAGGTGTTCCTTGATTAGCAATAGTAAGTTCAAGGTATAAATCTCCAACTTGAGCGCCTGAATAAGGATCGTCTGGAGTTTCTACTTCTTTGACCTCACCTTTTGTAACTACTAAATCTTTAGGAATATCAATAGAGACTCCTACTTTTTCTCCGTTTTTACGAAGTTCGTAGCTCTTTAAATATCCTTCTGCTGGCGAATCTGCAGCAGCAATAGTATATTCAGCTGCCTCTGGGATAACTGCTTTTAAGCCATCAGGACCAACTTCAAGTCCTGAACCAGCAGGATCGATTTTAATAGCAATGGTTTTTCCATCACTAATATCAATACCGTTTCCTGCAACTACTTTATCTTGTTTACTAGTTTTTAAACCTTCAACATCTGATTTAAGTTCTCCTAAATCTGCAGATACATCTCCGCCTACTGCCACCCATGATTCTGGATTAGTTACATCATCACGATTTTTAAGTACATATAATGTTGATGACTCAGTAACAGCTACAACTAATCCATTATAAAGACCTACACCATTCCAAGTTTCTTGTGTAGTAAGATCACTTAACGCACTAACAACAATTCTGGAATCAATAGGTTCCTGGCCAGTTATATTAAAACCAGCACCTAAACTAAATGTATTTGTACCTCTTGCCATAATTATGCACTTAATTTTTTACTTAATGTGAATCTGTATTTAATAGCATCGCTCTTGTTATCTCCTTGACGAGTCCATAACTGATATTGAACTTGTGTGCCATTAATATCTCTTTTTGACTCTTCAGCAGCAAATTTTGATTGTCCGCCGTAAGTTTCATATTTGTTACTCACTGTATTGAAAGCTTCTACCTTAGAAACTGTGAATCCGTCTGGAATAGCTACCATAATAAACTGTCCAGCAGCTAACTCACTATTAAAGCTAACTTCGAATGAAGGTTCTTCAGTAAGAGCAAGCTTAGTATTTGCTTGAGCCGTTAAAGTAGACTCGTTATTAGTAAATACAGGATAAACTCCAGTTGCAGTTGTAGTATCTGTATTAGAAGCTGAACCACCAACGAAAGTTGCTTCTGATCCAGAATACTCATTTCCTAAGTTAGTAATAGGTTTGTTTGTTGGAGCTGTATAAGTACCAGTAGCTGTATAAGTAACTGAATTAGAACCTAACGCAATCTTTACAGATGTTGCCTGTGCAATACTTTCTCCTGCTTCTGGAGCATATCCAGTAAATCCACTTTGGGCACTAGGAGTAATTGTTTTAGCTGACCAAGTAACTCCTTCTACTGCAGGCTGAGCAGGTTCTGTCCAACCGTTATTGTTAAACTTACCGTTGTTAGTTGATATATTAACAGCAGGAACTGTTACTGTAGAGTAAACCTCTTTTAATCCCATTTTAGAATTACCAGAAATAGAAACACTTGGTTTCGTTGCAGCATCAGGGTTTAATTCCTTACTTAAGAGCATAGTTAAAAACTCTTGAAGACTTGTACCAGCTGGAATTTCATCGCCGTTTGCGATTCCTGCTCCTAAATTGCCACTTAAACCAGCTACTGTAATTTTAGCTGTAGTGACCAGTTTATCAGCTTCGGTGGTGCCTAAGATTTTCTTTCCTCTATAAAGAGAACCGAATTTATTATTAGCATCATCATCTCCAGCACTCATGCCTTTGTTAACAGCTACGAAATCACCAGCTTCTGGAGACTTTCCTTCAATGGTTGTTCCGTATTTAAATTTTACACTTTCTGCCATAATTTATTTTTATAATGGAATTCATATTGTAGAAGAGACATCTTGTAATAGTTCGTCTACTTCATCTTTTGTATAATAATTGTCTAACGAAATTGTAGTTGACTGAGAACCCCACTTTTCTCAAACATATGTATCAGATGTGGAGTCTTTAATACAAATATATTCGATATATAAATCGTTTGCTGAAGGATCGTCAGATGGAACTAATCATATTTGATTAGTTTTACTTTCATCAGGTTCACCTAAATCTTCAAACGATTTAACTATTGTAATATTTAATCCAACAGAAGCTAAATTTGCAAAAGCTTGCTTAAAAGTTTCAAATGGTAGTAAACCTCCAGCTTCTTTATATCCATGATATATAGAATTAATGTGATCAAAATCAGAATCTTCTGTTGTATCGACTCAAATCATATCCTCTGCATTTTTATATGCAGCTTGAATATTTTTATCGTCTAAATGATTATTTTTAAAAGTTACGGGATCTTCTGGCCCAACATGTACAGCATGTTCTCCAGTATAACCTCTAGGAATAGAAATATTTCAAATTGGATCTTTAATAGTACCAACATTTTCAATGTATGGATCACTATTTGGATCTAGCATAGTAACTTCTCCTGCAGTTAAAGTTGCAGCAGCTTTTCCTTCAGTAATAATAGTATCTGGAACTCACTTATCGTAGATAATATTTCCGTTTTCGTCTTTTATTGGATTTCCATCTTCATCTACATTATAAGTATAATGTCCACTAGAAAGAGTAACTTTTAGATGAGCGTCGTCTGTAATATCTACATCGACAACACTAACACCTTTTAAATATTCCATATAACAAAGAACCGTTCATTCACTTATTGGTTCTCCGTCATATCCTCATTTAATAGTATCGTCTGAAAAGTCTCTATATAGTTTAACTCGTTTACCTTCTGGGCCTTGCTCTCCAGGTTCTCCTTTTTCTCCTATTCCTCTAGGTCCTTGTTCTCCACGTTCTCCTCTAGGAATAATAAATTTAAATGCGGCTTCTGAAGCAGTTCCAACATTTATAACAGATGCATTACTGCCTGGAGTTCCAGTTTCAACAGATTCAATTCTAATAGTAGCAGCTTTTCCATCATTACCATCTTTACCATCTTTACCGTCCTTTCCTGGGGCTCCGTCTCTACCATCACTACCTGGTGCTCCATCTTTACCATTTCGACCATTTACTACTGTAAATGTTGAAGAAGTATCATCACTATATTTTATAGTATATGTGTCTACTAAACCATCAGATACTGGACCAATAATTTTCGAGATTCCTCTACCATCTTCTCCGTTTACTCCGTTTGGAACTGAAAAATCAAAAGTTTGTCCATTATCGTATGTAATAGTATAAACATTTTGATTTTCTTCTTCTGCTTTTAATTTAATAGAAGTAATTCCGTTTCCTTTATCTCCTTTTTCGCCTTTTACGTGAGCGGCTTCAATTTCTGAAGGAGGAGTATCTGATATTGTCCAAGTTATATCTCCAGTAGACTCGCTGTACTTCGGAACGTACACCTGACCTTGCTTTCCTTGGTCTCCAGTTGCACCAGGAGTTCCTGCAAGTACAAAATCCCAAAAAGGAGAGTCTACTCCAATAGCTTGTTGAATATCATTTACAGAGTCATAAATTAATTTAGGTTCATTATCTTCACTTGATAAATGACTTCTTTTGCATGCTAATAAAGTTCCTTTATAAGCAACAAAGTCGGTAATATATTCATCATCAAAATAATGTGTACCTTTGGCTCACTGATTAGCAAAATTAAGAGATTTACCTTTGTAAAAGTCTCTAGAGTGATAAAGACCGTAGTGGTCTCTCGATGATTCAATATCTGAGGAAGGAAGTAAATCTTTATATTTCTCCATAATATTGAATTAATTTTATTATTTCATCATTAGTTGGATTTCCCTGTTTAATGTAATATATAGCGTTTATAATTTCATTCATTAGACATAGAGAAGAATTATTAAACGAATATCCAATATTTAAGTTTAATAATTCATTTACATATATAGTGTATAACTTTTTATATAGTATTTCCACAGTTGCAATCGTTAGTTAATGATGAATTAAATTCATCTCCGCAAACATTACCGCACGAAGATAAATTATCTAGTATTCTTTGTGCTTCAGTAAAATTGTGCGCGGTAATTAAGTATTTTAACACAAATATTGAATCTAAGATGAAATCTCTCTTGTATTTTATATCACTATTTGTAACACACTGATTTGTGTAACACAAATTTATTATTTTCTTTTGCAAAGATAATAAGCATTTTTCTAATTTACAAATAGAGAATATATTATCGTCAAATCAGAAAAATCCTTGATCTTCTTTATTATCTCAAAGTATATTAAAATCGTCAATTTTAGTAGCACTAGATATTTCACTAACACTATTTAAATTTTTTGTCGAGTAATAAAAAGATCCTTGATAATAAAAGTATTTGTTTTCAGTTAGATAAACGTTATCTGATAAAAAATGTTCTAAACATGGAACGATAAGTTTTCGATATGTATAAGTTCCATCAAAAGGAAGTCTAAATATCGACGAAAACGCATTTAATAAATATCCTCTTCTGTGATATACAGGCTTTATTGAAGAATTTATAATATCTTTATTTTTATCCATTAATAGCTCTAAAACAGCATGATTTACTATATCTTGTTCTGTTCCATCTCAAGAATCATAATTAGTATTATCGACAACGACTAAGTTACAATTATTATCAACAACTAATTCGATTAAAAGTCTACTGTCCATTAATTAACTTGTTTAATTTTGTCGTTATATGGGTTTTGATCAAACATTTGTGCTACTTGAGCTTGTAATTGCTGCTTTTTAACCTCAATGGTTTGATCTTGATAAGTCTTATCATTCTTAACTTTTTCGTGATCTAATTCTACTCTTTGCTGTTCAATTTCAATCTTAGCTTGTTCGATTTGATTAGCTTGATTTTGTAATTGTGATAATTGTGATTGTAGTTGTTGATTCTGTTTTTCAAGTTCTTTAACTTGTTGATCTTTTTGTTGTAACTGCTGTTGTAACTGTTGTATCATTGAAGTTTCTTCTTTTTTAATCTTCATAGATTGTTCAACGTAGCGTTTAAGCTCTGTCATATTTTTTGCAGCAACAATATTTACAATCATTTCTGGATCAGCAAATCCAGCTTTAACTAATTCTGTACTTAAAGCTTTAATAGTTTCTCGATCTCTAAAAGTAGCAGTACTATCTTCAATATGAATATCAAAATCAGTAACAGTATAATGTTCAGGAAGTGCGGTAAATATTTGAGAATATCTATCTCCCATTACAATAATTCCTTGCATACCGTTTGGATATACTATTTTAGCAAGATTAAGTAAATCATAATTTACTTCTTTATAAATAGTATCCATATAATCAAAATACTGTTTTGTTAATAATCCTGAAGTTGTAACTCCAAGTTTTACATTACTAACCGCATCTCTTTGTTCATATTGAGCTAACATTTCAGGAAGTACTCCAGTAATCGAAGATGCTTGCTGTTCAATAGATTGAATTGCTAATTGAATCGCTTGGATACTTTGTGCTTTAACAGTGTCGTCAAACCCATTAAATATTGTATTTAAAGGTTGTCCTTCTTGAGAAGAGTCAATTATTCCAATTCCGTTTTTCTTATAAGCTAATCATTTTTGAATTCTTTCAGGCATTGTTACACCTAAAGAAGTTGGTAAATTAGCCAAATCTAACCAATCTCCAACTGTACCTGAAGAAGCAATTAAATTATCTCTATAAAAAAGTAATAGGTCATATTTATCTTGAAGATTCATAGTATTTAGCATTAAACTAAACGGTTCTCCATTGGTATCTAAGAAAAACATACCGTTTATAGATAATCTACATTTATTCGGAGAATCTGATGATCTAACTACTGAATCTACTTCACCTCTAGTAATATAAATTTCATTTCCAATTTTTACTCCTTCGTGTCGAGATAATCTGCCTGTTTTTTCATCTACAGCTAATCATTCTACTTCATAAACAGTAATTAAGTGAGGATTGTATCTAGATGTCATTCCTTCATCTGCTGGTAATGCTGGATAAGCTTCTAGACCTCCTAAAATTCCAGGAGTTAAATCAGGTCTTGGTATGCCGTCAGGCGGAACAGATGAAGTTCTTACTAAATAAGTAGTAGAGTATGTTTCTCCAGTTTTGGGTACATCGTTTAACTTTTTAACTGCCTCTTCTGTAAGTTCACTACGATACTCACTTAATATCATTTCGCGAGTCATCATTTTACGAATTACAGCTCTTCTAGAATCAGCTAAATAAGGTGAATTAGGATTACGTTCTACAAATGTATTTAATACATTTAAAACTTCGAAATTAATATTTTTTCCACTATCGGTTGGTCTAGTTCTGTAATAGCAGAGTCCACTTATTAGTAAGTCTGTAAATATTTGCCGCATTTTATTTTTCATATCGATATTTCTAGATTGTCTTAAATATCGTAGTATGTTTTGTGCAGCTATTTCGTAATCTGATACAAAAGTTCTATCTAAATTATCTTGAATATTTTTTAATTCCTTTTCTATGAAAGGATCGTTTACTATCTCTTTATTATCAAGTAATACAGAAATAATATTGTTCTGTAAATACTGGTGTAAGTAATCATATAATGCTTTATCAATTTTTAATTGTTTTTCTCGCATTATATTATTAACTGTTAATGAGTCTTTACAAGAAATCTTTAAATCAGGTTCTAACTCAAGATACTTTCCAACTAAAACATCGATATGCTTTTTAATTAATGGAGTAAAGTTTACAGCTGTAGGTGTACCTATTCCGTAATTAAATTCAAGGCTTTTAAATTGATCTGCATCTCGATGACAGTGATAGTATTGGTATGCTTTTCTAAGTTTAACCTTTTCGTAGACTAACTCATTAATAGCATCATCTATTAATTGGATTTCGGTTTTGTTCATTCTAATACAATATAATATTGATCATCGTTACCTGTATCAACCATTACTCCTTTATAATACTTAGCACGATCGATTTGTCTTTGTCTTAAATCTTTTGATAAATATTCAAGGAATTCATCTTCTGTTCCTTGATAAGAAAAATACATTGGAGCTTCATGTTGATTTAAATCTAATTTAAGAGTATAAGAATCTTCATCTTGTACAATACTTAAATTTCCAATATATTCTGATTCTAAAGCTTCTTTTATTACATCTCTTACTTTATCTTCCAAAGTCTTCATCTCCAATAACTCCAAATTGTTTATAACCTTTTGAATTTGTAAATCATCCAAAGTCTCTCCATTCTTTTTCTATGCTACGGGAAGGTTTAGGACTGAATCCCATTAACTCTTCGTCTGCAATTTCTGCCATTCCCATAGCTGCAACAATGTCATACTTTCTTTTATTTTCATAAGAATAATTTAATAATTGTTCAAGTATTGCATCTGAATCTATAGAATAGCAATAATCGTTAATAAAAGTATTTATAAGTTCCAATCCGTGTTTAATAATAGCTTCAGTAGCTGGGACTCCAATCATTTGTGAATTACCTCTCTTAATGTCACTTAGACTAGATTTTGGACGTTTCATAAAAAGATTATCTTTTTTCTTACTTTTAAAATATGTTATAATGCTAATTTTTGAATGTTCTAGCATAGCTTTACAATTATACCATGCAAGTAACTTCATAGCATTATCATAAGCAGTTCTTATATCTCTAGGTCGCTCTTTGTATATAGCAACATATTTAGGTTCTTGTGCACCGTATGCTCTCTTTTTTATTACAATACAAAAGTCTGAAACATCTTTTTGTGTAGCAGAGTCTTCTGTACCTTGGTCAATAGAGTCGATACCTGCAACGTATAAATTTTTATAAGGATCTTTTCCATCAAGTTGAGGTTCTTCATAAACTAAAATATTACTGTCAACTTTATCAAAAACCTTAACTTTTGTTAATTCGTCTCCTTCAGTCTTATCTCACAATAACGCTACTCGCCTTGGTTTTATTCCTGCTTTATGGACTCTAATTTGAGTTATTCTATCTGATAGTGCTATAGCATCAAAAATATTATCTCCTTGTCTTAATAGTGCTTCTTCAGGAGTAAAACAGAACTCGGAACAATATTCAAGTAGCGCTTGTCCTGATTTTTGTTTTCTTACAGTTTCGTAAAATTCTTTAGCCTTCTTTGTATTTGTGACACCTCTATGATCTGTAAATTCAGATCCTAACATAAAAGTATAAGAAGGAATAAAAAATCCAGTATATTGCACAGTACCATCAGAAGTATATGTATTTTTATACGGAAGTATTCCTGCTTCCTCAGGATTATAGAACATTTCTGAAAGTCCGTCTAATGATGGTCCTTGGTCACCACCAGTTCCTCATCCAATTTTAATACCACGTCTAACACCTCCGATTTCGACTAACGCGGTTCCTTGAGTCCACGATGTACGAGATACTGGGTTAGAACCAAATTCTTCGAACATTAATCTATCACAACGATCTCCTCGAATTTTTCTAGGATTATCAGCAATGATACCTTCGATTTCAGCCATACGTCCAGACTCAACTCCTTCTTTATCTACTTTTGATGCACGTTTTTGTTTAATATTATCAATTTTCTGACGGACTCGTTTCATACCTCCATCAGTATTGTTATTTAATCAGTTTAATTGATACCAACATTTATCAAGTACATCGTCTACATAAGTATCAGAATGAGCTGTATAAACAGTTCTAAATTTTCTAGTTGTAATAAAAGGACGAACTCCTAAACAAGCTCCGATTTCTGAGAATCCTACAGCTCGAGATTTTAAAGCAATAACATCCTTTTTTAAATATTCACAAATTTCTACATAATGGAAGAATTCGTATTGTTTTGATATAAAAAATGGAAAAGACTCTTCAGAACCAGCTCCAGCTTTCTTTTTATCATCAACAATACCCATTCTATAAAAATTAAGGAAAAAATAATGATCGCCAGTTATTCTATATTTTCCTACAGTATATCCTTCTACACAACGACGAATTTGTTCTCTTCAAAAATCGACGTATGGTTTACTACCCTTTCTATGAGCAGTATATTTTCCAGTTCGTTCATAAGTTTGTCCAACTTCTCTAAACGGATCTGGATCAAAATCTAATCCGTCTGTTTCATTAATTGGACGATATCCAGTTAATTCATAACTTAGCAATGGATCAAAATATTTAATCTCATCATCTAATAAAACGTCTCATAAACCATTAGTTTTTTTATGATACTCTTTAACACCTTCATAATATTCAGATTCTTCAGTGTCTTCCTCATTATTAGATATTATTTTGTCCATTAAACTTTTGATTAATTCCTCTTCTGATCTTTCTGTAAAGGATTTTAATCTTTCTGTTGGACGCTGAACTTCTTCTTTTTTCTTTTTTGATCTTAATTCAGCCATAATTTATTAATCATCTAAGCCAAGTTCTGCGTCACCTCTATATTTAGTGACTTTCGATTCTTGATCTTTTTTGTAACTTAGTTCTAATTCTTTAAGATTATCTCTCATTTTTCCTATCTGACTTATACTTTCCAAAATCTTTTTTGGATCATTCAGATATTTACCATTGCCATCAACATCTGTAAAATCGATATTGTCTAAGAATACTCGAAGCTTTTCAAGAGTTCTAAATGCAGTTTTAATTAAACTTAAAACTCGAGAAGAATCTTTAATTTCCATGTATTTACGACATGCTGCCTTAAAATCAGGATCTTCTCATTCTTCTAAAGTCATTTCACTATCTTTTAATGCTTGTTCATGTCTATCTTGCTCAATATACTCTAAATATGGCGATTTAAAATCAAGCATTAAAAAAATATACTTAAATTCTCTCCAAGCTCTTAATCTATGAATACCAGTAGGATCTTCTTTACATTTATTCCTACTGGTATCATAGAGTTTTTCGAATTCCTTAACTAACAATATCTCATACACATTTAAAGAAAGTGTTCCTGTTGAATTATCATAAAGGAATATATCGGTCATAATTATTCTTTTAACTTAAAGGGATTTATTTTACCTCCAGATTCGTAATATTCTGAAAATCTAGAGTTAAAATAATTATACCTCTGTTTCTTTTCATCTTTTTCTTTCTTTGGAGTATATCACGGTAATTTTTTATTACTAACTCGAGCTCCATTAAAAGTGTTTGTATAAACAGTATCCTGTTTATTAGGAGAAATCTCTCTCATAGTTCCCCCAATTGTATTTGGAACTTGCAGTAATTGTTTTATAGCTCCATTTTTACTAGACCATTGTATTGCGCGATATCCATCTGAAAAAACTTTTGTAAAATCAAATTTATCCATTCCAACTGGTCTAGACGTATATCCTGGAGCGTAATCTAAAGTTGATACAACTTTTGGTTTACCTCCATCCTTAAAACGATTAATTAAATAATCTAGCTTTCCTCCTTTTTTAAAACTATTAGTATCTTTATCTGGTTGAATAGCTGCATTTTCTGATTTAAATGCGCTAATCAATGTTTCTAATTGTTGTTGACCTTTAGGAGTTTTAGAAAGAGAATTTAATACGTTTACTATTTCTTCTGGAGTTTTATTTTGCAGTTCCTTTATCTTTGTTGGAATCCATTTTATGAATTCTATTAATTGGTTTTCGTCCATGTTTTTCAGTATTTTGTAATATTATTCCTTTCTTCTTTAGCTCTAAATACATCGCTACTCGTTCAGGAATTGTTTCTCCTAAACATTTTGGCAATTGAGCTAGATCTAACCACATCCAAATATTACTATTGTTTTGAATTTCAATAAACTCTATAGATGTACAATCTATGTGATCTACATTTCCTATTCGATTAAAATATACTTTCATACTATTTTACACGTTCAAGATCCTTCGAAGAAAAAATTTCTTCACAAAGATCACCATTAACATTAAATCATCTACACTTAATTCCTTTAAAAGAATTTACTGTTTCATCGTTGTGTTTATAAGATCTTGTAACTTTTTCCACAACGTACATCACTGGGACATTACTTAATTTACGATGTCTAACTCTGACTAAGTCTCCAGGATTATAAAATATTTTTTCTATTTCGTTAATCATCGTTTACAACTCTACATATTACATTTTGTTCACTTATTGCCCAATATCCTCTATAATCAAATGGAACAGGTGCTGCTCCAATATTTCTTATATAAATATCGTCTCCTTCTTTTACATATTTACATTCAGGGCCTACGGAAACTACTTTACAACAAACTACACCTAATTCATCTTGTTCCATTTCTCCTGATGAATTTACATGATATGAATCAACATCCATTATTAAACCAGCTCCCGATTTATATTTTCGATACGGATTTCTTGGATATTTTGTAAATATAACTGTATATCCTGTAGCTTGCACTTTTTTACCTTCTGCTGATTTCCATCCTTTGTTTGCTTCTAATTCTGCTGAAGCTGCAGATAAACGTTCCATTTCAATACGTTCTTTAACTTCATTAGCACTAACTCCTGAAATCGTTCTTTCTAATTGTGCTCCATATCCCGACGCAATAGTCGGATCATTACTATTTAAAATTAATTTACTCATAATTTTTTACCATTTACTTATAATACATTTACCATGAAATAATCTTGTTTTTGCATTTAATCTACAGCCACAACCTTTTACAAATCCTTCTTTTTTATAAGCTGACACTTCATTAGACTTATTAATATAAAGTTTTGGATTACATATCGGTCCTATAGGAGTTGATTTATATAATGGACACTCTTTACATATTTTCATTCTTTTTTCATACAACTCCTCATTGGCATTAAACATTTCATTTACATGTCCATCTATAATATCTAATATATTTCCCATATTAAAAAACAATAGGTTTGTCTCTATCTAGAGTAGTAGCTTGTTTTAAACACTTTTTATAATGTTTTAACATTCTTTCTACATCATCTTTTAAATAATCCACAGGATATTCTGTAACTTTATCATTGTGATCTATATGTATCAATACTAATTTCTTAATGTTTAGTTCTGGTTTAATTTGTTGTAATAAATAAGCATATAAAGATAACTGTAATGTATAATGATAATAATTACAATCCATAATATTATTTAATGGATATTTCATCATTATGTTAGATCATTTACTTTGATCATAATACGATCGTTTTTTAATTTCTTTATTTGTTTTATAATCATAAATGTAAATGTCATTTCCATCTTTAATAAGCAAATCTATTTGTCCTGCAACTCTTAATATTCCGTCTGAAGATTTTAAGCTAATTAAAAATTCTGGATAGACTCCTTTTTCTAAATCCAACTCGTAATACCCTTTTCTACACGTAAAAGTTCCTTCTAACCCAAACTTCTTTAAATCTTGTTTTTCAGCAGTATAATACATTTCTTCAAAATTTGCATGTATCTTAGTGCCTCGCTCACAAGATTTAGCTCTTTCATCATCATATCCTTTTTGAATTTCTTTTCTAGTTTTCTCAAAAATAATAGGATCAAGATTTAATTTCTCAATCATATTATCATTTCATCTTTTAGTTTCTAACAACGTCTGTTTTAATAGTTGAAATGATTCACTTGGCATCAACTTTTCACAAGTTTTGTATGAGGATCAGAAAAAAATATCAAAAGGATTCTCATATTTTCCAATTAAAGTAGTTACAGAAATATATTTTTGTTGATCTATTTTATCTAAATACAAATGACTTTCGTCTGAATAGATTACATTTTTTGTTTCCTTATCTACTTTATAACCATTAACATATTGTTCTTTTACATTTTTTAATTTAGGCATATTTTACTTCTATATTGTTCTAGATCGACTCCTTCTAAAGAAGTTAGAGAAAGTAATATCTTAACTCTTCGCCTAACTTCTAACATGTAATTTTTAATTTGTTCTTGAGTATGTGTAGGAGTTTCTTCAAAAGAATATCCTAAGATTCCCATAAAACGATTAGCTGAATTTTCTTCTGGAATTTCTACAGCTACAATAAAATTAGTTTTGTTTATATTAATCATTTGAGCCAATTTGTAATCAATTTCTGACATTTTTTCAATATTGCCATAGAAATATCTTTTTTGGTCTAAATAATTAAAAAACGGAAAAATACTAGTTGGCATATCCTTACATTGCCAATAAATAGAGCTACCTAAGGTTGTTCTCTTGCATCGTTCGTAAGTCATATCTACGTAATAGAATCCTAGACCACTTGCGTTTGATTTTCCATTATGTCCTTCCATAATAAAAGCTCTATCGCAGTTTAAATCCTTAATAGAATTATCTAACAGTTCGTTAATTATTGGCGTAATACGATGTCTAACTTCTTCGTTTGAAGCATGCTTTTCATTCTCAATTGAATGAACCATTTCAATAATAGTTGATAATGTTTCTCGAGGATTAAACGCAATTGCCATCGTAAGCGCAAATATAATAATGACTACGCAAGATTTAAGAATATTTAAAAACCCATAACTCTTTAAAAAACCTAGAATTTTTTCTATTCACTGAAGAAAGTTTTCCATAAAAATTGAGTTTTATAATTTTTACATTGAACTATTTGTTCGTTGCAAATATAGTTATTAATTTTGTAAAAGCAAAACAATGATATATAATTAACTTTAATAATTTTAAATTAAAATGAGTAAATATAATAACGAAATTTTAGAGCAGATTTACGAATGCTACTCAAAATTTAATTCAGAAAACACCTTAGCTTTAAAAGATATAAAAGATGAATATGTATTAATGATGAAAAAAGGAGCTAAGATACATATCAAAAAAGAAAATAGAGGAAAGTTTACTAAATCAGCAAAAGCGGCAGGACAAAGTGTTCAGGAACATGCCAGATCTGTTCTTAACAATCCTAATGCTACTCCTTTGCAAAAGAAGAGAGCTAACTTTGCGAGAAATGCTGCTAAATGAAATAAAGGTAAAAAATAATGAAAGATTTCTTTATAAAGATGTTTACCACAAATAGTGGTTTAAGTAGTAAAAGAGTATGCGGATTTCTTGGGTGAATCGTTTGTTTATTTATATGTTTATATTGTACAATATCTGCGATTCCAGCACCAGAAGTTATAGATATGCTATTTATTTGTAGTACATCTTTATTGGGAATAGATAGCATTACAGGTATATGAAATAAAACAAAAAATTAAATTAAAATTATGGAAACAACTGCAAAAGTGATATCGGGGGGGGTTAATCGTTCGCATTGATATTAAAAGTTTATTAGCATCCTCTGTAGTAAGTTATAAAGGAATTAAATGATTAAAATTAAATAGTGGAGTAACATCCGAAGCTTTAGAAAAAGTATTTGATTTTGGTTCTGATTTAACATCAGGGTTGATTGAAATAAAAATTCCTAGATCTAGTTTAGAAAGCGAGGATCCACAACGTCCTGAAGATGGAGTTGAAATTGAAATTTCTGTAGGTTCAAGTGAAGTAGATCCAGACAGTGACGGAACATGTATTTATACTAGTTATACAATAGATAACTCATATGAAGTTAGTTATAACGGATTTGTAACTCACGTTCCAGATGGAGCTTGAGGACTAGCTATTATTAAATATTAATATGAAAAATTACAAATTATGATATGTACTTGGTTTAATGTTTATGGGTTTATTTTTTCTTAGTACTTTAACAAACCCATCATTATTAATGTTATTATTAAGTTTAGTAAGTTTTATTACAAGTGCAAAATATTATAAAGAATAAAAGGAGCCTTATTTAGGCTCCTTTTCTTTTTTAGAGTCTTCTCTAGATTCTATTACTTTTTCTAAAAATTGTTCTAATGTAATTTTAGAATTAATCTCCGCTGTTTGTTTCAATATATCATTCATATTAATAATATCTTCCAGTTACTCCTCCAAGTTTATCTGCTCACTTTTCTGTATAGAACTTATAGTAATTTCAATGTCCATGAAAAGCTGCTCATAATATACTTGGAAGTCCAATTACTAATAAATATAAAGGTCCTAAATATAATGATTGACGCGTATGTCCTCATTCATGTTCTTTAGCTCACCCTCTATTATATTTTCAATTTGACTCACTCATTAAAACATACAATCCAAGTGAAATGCCTCCTGGAAATTTACCAGCATAGATTGGAATTTCTTTAAATGTTTCTTTATATTCTACATTATAACATAATGTTAATATAAATCCAAGTAAACATTGTGGGAATTCTCAAATTCAACGCAAAAGTTTAATATATCATTTCATCCTAATTTCTAAAAATGTCATTCTCAATCATAATAATGTCATGTTCCATCTCCATTTATAGGTAGATTTGTAAGCTCGTTCTCAATATTATCGTCATATTGACCATCGCTAAAATCAGTCCTAATATCAATTGAATAACTTTGATTATCAAATCCCGAAAATGGAACTAGGTCTTCTATCGGAATTTTATATTCTATATATTTGGTTCTGAAAATTCTTGCTCAATTATAACCGATCCTTCTGAATTTTTAACTTTAATTTTTACTATTTTATTATCTGGATCTGTTATTTTTCATTTATGTCTAATAACAGCCCCTCCTCCTTGAAGTAATTTATAACTAGCCATTTTAAAAATTTTGAATATTAATAAAAATTATTCTGTAGTATACATTTTTCTAGTATAATAATATCAAGTTCCATCTCCACCTTGCGGAATATTATAAAAACCTAACCCTTCGTCCTGAAATCTAAAATCACTTTCAGAACCATTGTCTAGTAAAAGATAGTTATAAAAATAATAACATTCTTCACATGAAGATCACTCTAATTCTTCCATAGGTATTTTGATCTCTATAATATTTTGTTTGTTACTGTTAATAGTAATATTACAATCTTCATTTATTAAATCTTTTAGTGTACAATCAGTTTGATCACTTTGTATTTTTATATGTGTAATAGTGTGCTCTCCAGATAAATCAGACATATCTAATATATATCTAATTACTATGCCTCCTCCCTGTAACAATTTACATTCTGCCATTCTATTATTTAAAATTTAAAATCGCATCAACATGCATATTTGCTATATTCTCTCTTCCTTCTTCAGAAAGTATATATGCACAATCTTTTTTAGTATCCATAAAGAAGTTCTCAGTAAGGACTGCTGGACAAGATGTATGTTTTAATATATAAAAATTATCCTCCTTATCTGGATCTCCATCAGATTCATCTTTTCTAATTTTCCAATCTGGAAAATATTCTTTAGCTTTTTGATAGAGTATAGTTGCATAAGTATCTGATTTAGTATTACCTATAGAAGTATAGGCTTCTCATCCAGTACCTCCTCCAGCATTTGCATGAATAGAAAGCAACATACAATCTTTATTATCTTTATAAATATTATTAGCTCTCTTGCATCTTTCCGATAAAGAAATATCTTCTAGTTCAGGTACTAATATATAATAAGGTATATTATGTTGTTCTAATTTACTTGCAATTCTTCTAACTATATCCCTATTAAACTCATATTCAAAAAGCTGGGAACCGTCCTCCCATTTTGGAGAACGTTTCCCAGGCGTTTCTTTTCCATGTCCGTTATCTAATATAATTAACATAATTAATTAGGATTATATAAGCATGCTCAGGCATATTTATTATATGTTTTTTGCCATACTCGCTTTGTATTAATTTTCTCTGCAATTGATGTAAGATTTGATGTTGAGCTAATTCAATGTTCTCCCTTTTCAGATGAAGGAATTTTTATAAAAGAAAATCCTAGTTCTTTAGCAGTATTTTCAACTTGTTCATTTAATTCTTGTGCATAACTATCTGCATCATATAAACCATAATAATCTGGAAAATCTACTTTGTCACATTGAGATTTAATACCATAAACTCTGTTTCTTTCTCATTCAATTTGAGATAAAAATTCTGTGCTTAATCGTTTAGGAATCAAATCTATATAAATACGACAATTTTTATTATTTGCTATGTCAATTAATTCAGGAAGTTCTTTTTCTAAACTTGCAATAGATCCAAAAAACATTGTTTGTAAATTTTTTTGTAATCCATTGTCTTTAGCTCTACTTAATAACATGATTCTCATGTAAAAATCATCTTGAAAATACATCAATGGTTTTAATGTTTCAAAATTGTTTATCATATTAATCGAATTTTACTTCTGTTACAAAATATAAATAATCGCCTGTTATAGCTCCCTCAATATAATTAGTTCCTTGAATTGTTGTAGACGATAAAAGAGATGGTAGTGAAGCAATAGATACTGTATCTTCTAATACAAATTCGGAATTTTGATTTGGATATATTCTAGAAATATTTTTTATTCCAAATACAAAATTACCTCTTAATGTATTTCATGATCCTCCTTCTGAAGTTAATTCACAAGATGGCATAGTAGCTGACGATCCTGCAATTGCCGATCTTTCAATAAAATTATTAGTACATACAGTTACATAAGGTTCCCTTGCAGCATTTATCGAACAGTTTTGAGAACAGAACGATTGTTGCGCACTTGAATCATCTAATGATACAATTAAAGAAAATTGATAATCATTTGCATAACTAGCATCAACGTAAATCTCTTGTAATATATTTATATACGGACTATTAGTACTTATTTCTGTAGGTTTTATATAAGTATATTTTGAATTAGGGTTAGCTATTGTTAAATATACTTTATCAATTGTGTTCTTAATATAATTTATTCTCATATTTACGGTTCCCAAAACAACTTGGAAGACAAAATCTTTACCATTACCGATACCATAATCTAACACCTCTCCGTTAGTTACAGTTTGAGTAATAGTTCTAGTTAATAATCCAGATTGATTAATAGTTCTAGTTACTAATCCAGGTTGATTAAAAGGTTTAATTACTACTGCAGGTTCTACAGAAAATTGTACTTCAAAGCTAATAGAAAAATATTCCCCTTTATTATTTGGTTCAATTTCATAATCAAAAGATACTCCAAATAATAAATCAGAAGTGTTTATATCGTTTCCGTTCTTTTTAAATCTTGGCCCGTAATAATACATCTTTGCTGTATTAATTATTTTTTTATTTGTTGTGTTTTGGCTAATAAATAATCTACTCATTATTCTTGTACTGGTTTAAAGTATTTATCATAAATATATTTTGCATACCAACCACAAGCTCCGCCAACTGCTAAACTAGCTAAAGCTAAAAGTAAACTTCCAAAGCTCATAGCTGAAACAATACCACAACCTGCTAATACTAAAGCAACAACAATTGCGGCAATAATTGATTTAGTTTTCCAAGTCATTTTTTCCATAGTTTATTATATCTTAATTGTTAATAATGTTTACATTAATTATATAACTTTAAATTGTCATAAGCGTTTGCCAAATCTTCATATGTAGATACGCCTTTTGTTAAATGGCTTTTAATATTGTCACTCAGACTAGTATTTCAAACCCGATTTGAAATAACACTTTTTAACGAACTATATGGAGCTAATAAATTAACTTTTCATCGTCCAAATGTTTGTCAATCAGGTTTATATTTTCAATTTCTTTTAATTCTAGTATACAATTTTTTAATATCTTGGATTTGTTCTTCAAACGTTCTGGTTCCATTTAGATATTCGTTTCACACATCTTTTCCTAATAATTCAATTGCAGTAGATTTTGTAAATTGAGTTAAACCTCGAGCTCCTGTTGCACTTATATTGTTTAATCCAAAATCTTTATTTTCTGAATATATTAAATCTCAAAAAATATTTGGATCTAAAATTTCAGTTAATTCTTTATTAGCAAAATCTATTTGCTCTTTACTAAAAGGAATTTGATATTTTTTTGAAGTTATATCAAACTGTAAATTATTGTTTGTAGATTTTATTTGAGTCTCTAATAAAGGAGATTTTCAATTAGGATCTACTGTTTGAGGTCTTAATTGCTCAGGAAGTACTTTAATCCAAGCATCTGGAATTTTTACACCGTCTTGAGCATATATAACAGTAGATTTATTTGATACTTGTGCAACATCATTTAACAATCTTTGAATTGCAGAATCACTATATCTTTCTAATATATCCTCACTACCTTTATAAAGATTCATGTCTATTAAATTCTCAATAGGTTCATCTTTATCTGGAATTGTTGGATTATTAATATTACTTTGATAATGTTGATTCTTAGTTCTTATTAAATAATCTCCTGAATGATTTTTCTTTCTTAATTCTTGTACTTCTTTTAACGTATATTCGTGATTTGGATCTAAATTATTATTATATCTAAACTCCATTAATCGCGAATATATTTCAGAAGGATTATCTAAATAATCATCTTTAACTATTCCAGGTTTAAGTCCTCAAGTATCTATAATTTCTTTAACTTTCGCAATTTGTTCATACGGTCTAGTTGCATGAGTTCATTCATGAACTTCGGTATCTTTCTTTCCATCAGATACAGTAATAGTTTTTTCTTTATGTCTTGTTATACCAGTAATATCTTTTGGAAGATTTCCTTCTTTAAATGTATATTTATTTAAAGACTTCATTTGTCGAAAATACGGATTTCGAAGTATTCCTGGAAGAGCTAATATTCCTGTATCAATAGCATTATTTTTAAGTTTATCTTTACGTTGTGATAATCACGAATCAACCCATTGTTTTGTATCTGCTCCTTTTTGAGCTTTAAAAATACCTCCGTTCTTTTCTGAAATTACTTCATTTCCTAATACACCAGCGCCTAATATAGCAGGAACTCTTCTAAACAATTTTACAATAATATCTTTATTTTCTTTTCAGAAAGTTTCTCTATTTTGTAAAGCATTCATACTGTTAGTTGGATAAAACATATTTGCATCTCATCCAATATCAAATATTTGTTTTGCCTCCGCTTCAGTTAAATTTGTGAAAGAAGATTTAATTCCCGCTTCTGCTTTATAACTCATGATTTTAGCGTATATATCTTTAGCAGTATTTTCTTGAGTCATTGTTGATAAAAATTTTTTCGGGAATAATTCTCTCTCTTCAAAAGATAATCCACGTAATCCAAAATCATCCTTTGTTCCAACTAACTCTTGTAGTAATTGTTTTGATGCTGCTTTTTCTCCTGCTTGTGTAGGATGTTTAGCATTAGGATTAATTTCTAAGATAGTTTCTCCAGTTTTCGCATCTTTATAAAATGCATAATCGTGTTTTGGATTTCCTAATTTAATCTTAGTAATTTGTTTAGGAACTTGTAATCTTTCTTCAATAGGGATAGTTCCTTTTTTAGCATTTTTTAATCATCGAATTGTACCTTGAAAATACTTTGCTAAATTGTCTCCGTAATGTTTATAAACTACTCCTTCTTTTGCAGCTTGTAATGCATCTTTTGCAACTTCTTTCGTTCCCACAGCTCCAGGAAGTACTGCTAATCTTGCAGAGTCTTCATCTCCAGCTGTTGTATAATGTCACAATCCAAAAGGTGTAAATCCTGCTAATACGGCTGCTGGCGCAGATTCTGCTCATTGACTTGAGTTATATTTAGTAGCTAAATTATCTCATTGCTTTCTAAGCCAAGATCTATTATCAGGTTTAATTTCTCCAGTTCCTCCAGCTTGAAATTTTAATATTCCTCCGTTTTTAGCACTAGCTATAACTCTATTTAAAGCTTCTACATAATTAGGTGCTGTAGCATATCCTCCTTGATATACTCTATTTGCAAATTCTTGTAGTGGTCCGTTAAATGCTTTGTATCTACTACTATTTAATAGTTGCACTTTAGCTTGAGCATAATCTTCTAAAGAATCATAATTTACAAATTTTTGAGTTATAGGATTTCCGTCTTTATCTTTATCATTTCCTAATGTATAAGATCTATTTTTATTACTACCTAAGGTTATATTACCATAGTTAAATCTTCCTTGAGCGCTTCTACCTCATCCTGATTCTAGACCATCTTGCGCAACTAACATTTTAGCATAAGCAGTATCTAACCCCATTTTAGATAGAACTTTTTCGTAAATAGGAAGCATAGTTCTTTTGAATTCTTCTTTATTTTTAAAAGTTCTAGTTGACGTAGAAGTTGGACTAGTTGTTCTTGTACTAGTAGTCGAAGTTTCTTCTGTTCTATCTGTTCTTTCAGATTGTTCTTCGTCGTCTGTATCAATTATGGGAGAGGTAACAGGTTGAGGACGTGGTTCTTCTCGTTCCTCAACTGTAAATTTAGGTAAATATCCTTGTATATCAATTTTATCTCTTGAAATTTTCCTATACCATGTTTCCATATTTAATATATTTAGTCGCTACAAATATAGTAACTGTTATATATAAAACAAAATAAAACTGCTCAAAATAGAGCAGTTTTACAAAAATATCTTCTTATTGTTTATTTTTTAATTTTTTGAGTTGTTTAATAAGTTCATATTGAGTTGTTCTAGTTTCTTTTTCCCAAATAGAATTGTCTAATAAAGAACACTCTTGATCTTTATAAAGATATATTGTTTTTCCCTCATCTTCTTTCGTTTTTAACATTTCTTTTTCATATTGATCAAAATGCGCCATTTCTCTACATATAATTGATTCAAGTTTATCTTTCGAATTAGTTCGAAGAAATAAATTATAAGTATGTGGCGTTAAAGTTTTTTCTAATAGTGATTGGATTGCAAAATCTTTTGTTGATAATCTATTTAATAGTTTATCGTTATATTGAACGATAATGTTAGCTTCTGTATAGCCTAAAAGGTTTATTCCAATAAGCTTAATTAAATCTGAAAGTTGAGGAGATTTAATCTGGCAAGATACTTTAAATGTTTTGTCTTTCATAAGATTAAGTTTTGGTTTACACTAAATTAGAAAAAAATTTAGGAAAAAACAAGAAATTATATGTATAATGTAAACGAGAGGATAGTTATCTTTTTTGGCCCCCTCCCGTTTGGTTTGGAAAATCGTTTTGATTTTCGGTTAAATTTTTGAACTTTTGGAAAATTGCAGGGGGTGGGGTTGTTCAATTTTTGAACTTTTGAGAAAAAATGCGCTTTTTTCGGCCGTTCCTTTGTACTTTCAAAACTTTTTACTATTTTTGTAATGCGGTTAGGGAACAACTACCGCGGACGTTCTTTGAAATGTTTGAGCCAAACAAACCCTATTTACAAACTTATTAAAATTTTTTAATTATGATTACGATTTTATCGACGGGCGGAAACGTCCGAATTTTTGAGGATTTCGGGTTTATTTACTCCGACCTTGCAAAACCGACTGACACGTTTATAACGGACAAAAAAGGCCAAACAAAACGTTTCACGAAAACACAGGCGAAGCAACTCGGACTTATTAAATAATCTTAAAAACTCAAAAATCATGATTAACTATTATGTAAACAATACGACGGGCGAAGTTGTACGGTATATGCAAAACGACATTATTATAATCCCGTCGATGGAAAAGGGTTCTAAACTCTATTTTCCTAAAAATTCGGTTTGGATTGCGTCGCTTTCGAGCCGCGGAAACGAGTACAAGCAAACGATTTTTGCGGTCGATTATACCGACCCAAACGACCCGTTTGTACGTTCGTTATTCGTTTCACAAATTGCGAGAATAGACGAAAGCGGGACAACGCCTGAACAACGCAAACGGGGTCAGTTAGTTTTTTCCGACATGGTGAACGTGCGAGTACATAAAGCACGTGCAAAAAATGTCGAAATTGACAAATTGACGGGCGGAAAAATTCTCGAGGTCGTAAATACCAAAACGGTAAAAGTTCACAAATATGACGATAAAACGCGAAAATTTACGGAGGATTTCGAGGATAGAACCGCTTACCAGTGGGAGGTCAAAAAGGCCGAAAACATCGACGATGACGCCGTGGTGGAAATGATTAAACAGTACATCGCAAAAAACTACACAGTACAACAGCAAGAAACAAACGAAACAACCGAAGAGTAACGAAAGAGCGGGAAAAAATCCCGCTCTTTTTTTATGCCCAAAAATCCGCGCGCAACACACATATGTAGTTGTATTACAACGAGTATTTGACGATAGAACGTATATTGTCAAACGTATATCGCGAAATTTCTAAATAAATACATAAACACATGGTAACAACAAATCTTAAGCAGATCGGTGGTGATGCTATTGTGCACATCGTCGAAAACAACATCGTTCCGATGTCGGCCCTTGAAAAGGGAGATCGTTTCTACATTCCTTCGAAGCCTACGTGGTTGGCTGAGACGCGTGGTACGAACATGAACTCGCGTGCACACGTGCTCGCAGCGTTCATCGTTGACGGTACTATCATCGTTAAGCCCGTGTACTTCAACCAGCTCGCTCGTGTCGATCGTTCGACCAAGAAGCTTGTCATGAGCGACAAGGTGAACACGACGACCTATCGTGGTGGTTCGAAGGCGTTCAACAAAATCGCTGCTGGCATGGTTCTCGAGGTCAGCGATGTGAACGAGGACGTGAACGACTTCTCGTACGACCAGAACGGTAATCGCAACATGACCGAGGACAACAAGCCGATGTTCGCCAAGACTCGTGCGTTCGGTTATGCTATCTCGAAGCCGAAGAGCGGCGAGGTTAACGACGCCGATGCTCTCAAGGCTGTTGAGGAGTACCTCAAGGAGAACTACACCGTAATCGACCCCGAAGATGAGCCTCAGGAGGACTAATCCTGAGCTCACCGTCAAGGGTTGACTTGACTGCGATAACTATTTGAGAGTGGGAGAACGTAAAATCCCACTCTCTTATAGTTGTTGCAAACCTTTTTCAGAAGAACGTTTTTGTATTATTGCAAGAACTAATACGTGAAATCAGTATCGTGAACGCAAGTATCGTTTATTGGACACAATATGTATTTCCTAAACTATAATCCTCTTGGTAATGAGGGAAACGGAGACTGGACAGGTGTATTGATTGTTATGATAATATGCTATTTCATATATCGTTGGCTGTCTGGAAAAGATGAAGACCATTAGACTTTGATTGGTCTCTTGGTCACACATTTTAATAAGTTTGTAATGTTTTTAGCACTCTTTATCTGTGACAGAAATGAGTGTTTTTATCTTTAAGCAAATGGTAGCTATTCAAAATATTGGTATCATTATTGATGCTATTTATCGCAACTATTCGAAGTCCAAAATGGATTAGAAGAGTATTGCTAACTTAGCTAAAGATTGTGATGTGACTGTTGCAGTTCTTACTAAGGTTAGAAATATTCTGATTGACATGAAACTTCTGGTTGTTGAAGGCGAAGCCAAGTTTGTTGGTGGAATGCCAATAAATGCAAACCTAACGAGGTTCTTCTTCGAGAAGTATACAAGAAGTACGTTTCCCACATAAAGAGTAAAGTCAAGGTAGAGAACAAAAAGAGATCTACTTTAGAAGGTGCTCTTGAAACTCTTATCAAACTCGGATACGAAGGTGTCATCAAAAAGGTGCACGTAGAAGGGTTTAGAACTTTTACTGAAACAATCGATCTCTCTAAAGTTGAGTTATGAAAGACATGGCAAAAGCAGCAATGAAAGCTGCGTTGAAGGATATGGGTATTACCCTTGACCAGTTTGATTCGTTGGAATTCTCTGTAAAGAGAACTTTCGAAATTCAATGCGATGATCTGATCATTCGCAAAGAAGAATCGACGACAATAAAAATAGAGGAGTAAAACTACTCCTCTATTTTAAATTCGTCATTTGGTTCAATTGTAATCTTGCATCCAGAGTTAAGCAAAGCTTCTCTAGTTTTGTAATCTCCTTTTCAAAATATCTCTGCATTGATGGCATAAGTTCCTTTTTCTCCATTAAGAATACTTAAGTCAATAAGTGAACGCAATGCTTTAGAAAAAGATGTATCCGAAATGCCTAATTCCTTGCAGATAGTTTGTCTTCTGGTTGTTGAAATGTCAACAGTTCCTTTATTGAAGTTTGATACCTCTAATAGTTTGTAAAGAACTTTGATTGTTGTGATACTTTTTAAATTGTACATTCAAGAGATGCAGTTTAAATAAGTCAAAAAGAATGGCTCTGATCCTCTAGAGAACGTCCAAGTTTTACTTCTGACTTCTTCTATGATCTCTCCAGCTTCATTTTTTCTCTTGATGATTTGTTCATTAGTAATTGCCTTTCCCATAAAAAATCTTGTATTAGAGTTAATAAATCTTTCCACAAATGTAAAGATTTTTTCTGAGACTTGGAAACTTTTTTTCCTTTTTTGGAAACTTTTCTTAACTGTGAGGAAAGAATCCTTAACTGTGGTATAAGTTTTCTTAACTGTGAGACAAGTCAAAACCCTATAAGGGCCTGATTACTAGTGAGTTAGATGTTTGTTCATATATTATATTATAGAACAAATTTTTACCGCCCAAATCTGAAAATATGTCAGAATACTCTGAAATAAATATACGGGAATCGATAGCTCCTGGTGTTGATAAAAAGCCTATCGTTAAAGAAAATGCAACTGTTGATTGGAATATTGACACTTTGGTTAAGTATTTTGAGATGATGCGTAAAAAGAAAGGGAACGGGGGACAGTCACACATCCTTCCTTCCTCACCAGAAACTTTTACCCTCTCTTAAAACCAAAATTCACCTCATAAATACTCTTCCACATGGTACTAATTCTCAATCCTAACTCTCCAAGTAAAACACCTATTAACCTTTCTGAGTTTGATCTCTTTATTGGAAATCGCCATCTCCATGTAAAAGAAGTATCTGGAGATCTCATTGTTGAAAACATTCCAATTATTTCAAACCCGAAATCTAGAAGACCTTTTCACATTTCGAATCAACCATTTCGTTTACAAATTTTCAAATAATATGCCTGTTGAGATGATCGTGATGATGCTCGGCCTTTCGCTTGAAAAAGAAGGAAAAGCGTCTTTTACTAAGGATGAAATCATCGTCCTTCATGCAAAAGCCGTTGCTGAGTGTAGCAAGTAAAGGAAAGGATATCGAACAAAGTGAAGCAGAAGAGGCACTTCCTCTTAAACCTCTGTCGAATATTCCGTCGTAAAAACCAAAAAGTTTAACAATAACTCAAATTGTAATTATGGAATTCGTAGCTATTTCCAAGAAGACCATGCGTAACAAGGATTACGCAGCCATGAAGAAAAATGTTCTGGGTTACCGATCGGTATCGGTCGTCTCAGTCGACGAAAAGACAAACAAAAAGGTTCGTGAAATCATTTTCCGAACTCCTCGTGGGTTCTTCTATCAGAAAAATCGCACGCCCGCAATTGAGGTCTCTGTGACTCAAGCTCAAAAGTTCTTCGACCTGAACAACATCAAAGTTCAGACTGGCTGGTAACAGGCCGAAGACATTTATGATCTGAAAATTTCGATTGCTTCGCTAGGTTGAGAGCCCGCAGATCTTTTTTCTCTTAAGGTCGTTAATTAGTCCAAACCACAACCTGACCTAGTTGTGGATAACCGTCTAAAGTCATCAGAGCATGGCACATGTAAGAGATCGTCCGTGAAGTTATTGAATTAAAGCTTCTTTCTCGATTCTTAATTCGGTTGTAAAATATTGCGAAGCCTAACCACCTTCGTCTGTAAACTGCAAGGAAATGCGAAACATAAGAGATCAGCCTTTATAGGTTAATATAGTACTTTCAAATATGGCCGTTTTTCATAGCTAAAATCGAATTAGGCTGCGTTGGTCAACAAATTCTTTTAGCTATCCCCTTTGATCGGGGGCTATAGTACAAATTTCGTTTAACTCACAAAACACACAAAACCATGAGCAACAAGAAAAACAACAAGCAGACCACTACCATCGAGATGATCGAGAAGCGTCACGACTTCACGGCCGACATCATTCAGAAGGCCGCTGAGAAGCATCAGCGCGAGTCCGAGGAGAAGAAGATCAAGGAGATCATGTCGATCTTCGAGCAGATCGATCGCATCGAGAGCCAGCAGGTGGCCGAACTTCGGATGATCCGTGAGCAGGAGAAGCGGCAGAAGGCTCGTCTGCTTGCACTCAACAAGGCCAAAGAGGAGTTCATCCAGACGGCCGACGTTGATCAGCTTCGAGACGCTCTTCTGGAGATCGGTCTGCGGATCGTTCGTGTCGACTAGGCGACATTAAACAGGTATTAGGCCTAGTGCGGCGGGACTACGGGTTAGTCTCGCGTTATAAATACTTCATAATACGTTTGTATTATGCTTATATGATGATTTTAGATTTAGGGAAGGTACTGATGCTTTATGTTATAGTACTGAGAGATTAACGATCGAAGTTCTCTCCCTCAATAAGCCTTGCGCATGAGTTTCCCAATCTGTGCCGTAACGGTTACTCCATTTAATTAAGATTACTAGGTAGGTGAAAGATATAAATCCATTAAGACTAACTAGTGAATAAAATATAGAGTAACTAGAGCCAAGATCAGAGTAGTGTACACTCTTAGTAAGTACATAGGTCTCTAGCCACCTTTAAGGTTAGAAACGATGCTCGGTTCGTCTAGGACGCGAGATTTTCATTCTCGAAATCACGGGTTCGAATCCCGTACCGAGTACACATCTGGGAACTTTTCGGCCTCCATGCAAAGAGACAATTCCACAAACTATATAAATCCTTTTAAAGGTGTTAGTCGTAAAGCACTCCCAGTCCAACACTAGATAACTTAAACTAGTATAAATAAAAGTTAAAAATTGAAAAATATGAATCCGAAATTAAAAGCATATTTTGAAGCTAGAAGAGCTTATGATAAAGCTGTTGCTGATGACCCAAAGGTTGTTGAAGACATCAAAAAGGATTTTGAAGAGATGTATCCTGAATACTATATTCACTTTATTGGTGCAGTAACAGGTTTTATTTCTGCTTCTATTTATCGTAAATCTGACAATAGAATTGTAGAAGCGATGTCTTTTCCAAATCACAATGGAACTTGGAGTTTTAAACATTAATCTATATCGCGGAGTGTATTGCGCATGGTAACTGGATAACCAGCCTGGGCCACGCATAACCCAGGAGATTCAGGTTCGAATCCTGACTCCGCAACTAATTTTCTTCATTATGGTATTTTTATCTATTTTAATTGCTCTTGTAATTATCACAGTATCATACTTGTTAGTTACATTAGTAGTTGATGCAGTAAAATCTCAGAACGAGGATGCCTTCATGTTTGGTGTGATTTTTACGTTATGCTTCTTTGTAATCTTATGTATTATGCTTTGAATAGCAACACGCAAAACATTTGCACCGATTATGTAAATGGCAAAATCGAACAAGTTGTTACAGTTAAATATTCAGATCACAAAATCATCGACGCTGATACAGTCTATCAGTACAAATCTCGATAAAAATGAATAACAACTTTATTAGCTGCATTGGCGCAATTATTGGCGTTGTTATTTTCGTTGTAGTTGCTGCATCTTTGTTGAGCATTTTTATTTACTTGCTCTGGCCTGCTGTCGTACCTGCTGTATTTCCTCGTCTTGTGGCTGAGGGATACATTGTAGGAAAACCCTCTTTCTTGCTTTCATTAGGAATAGCTATGCTCTGCACCGCACTGTTCAGTACTCGGTCCAGCAGCAAGTAAACTTTGGTGGCTTCATCTAATTGCGTTAGGATACCAGAGTCTCAGTCTGGAAATAGAGGTTGGAGTCCTCTAGTCACTACAATTAAAACAAATATGTTAAAAGAATTTGCAGATTGGTTTTCAACAAAAAATCCTGGTCAACAAAGACAAATTCTTCTTAAATTAGAAGAAATCTTTCAAGTTCAGAATAACTTTGGATACATTCAATCTTTAAAAGATAAGATCCAAAGTCTTCAGGAACAGGTTCAAAATCAGGATAGTATTTCTGAATTGAAAAAGAAACTCTCAGAAGCTAACATTCGAAATGGCATGCTGTTATCTGAGATTTCTGAACTCAAGGATCGCCGCGTGAACTTAAATGTTCTTGTGTCCTCTTTACCTAAAAGCGAACGAACTATCGTTAAAACTCAGCTTATAGGTGCAAATTACTACAGCAAATTAGCAAGAAAAGTTGAAGAGAGAGTAAAATTTCTCAGAGCATCAAGAGATCAATTACTTGCAAAACTTAAAAAACAACAAACAGAATAGTTATGAAAACGCTTTTCACTAGCCGTACTCCTTTCGAAAAATGTTATCTGATTACTGACGTGCGTCAGCTCTCTTTTGTTCCTGGCAACAGAAGTTTACGCATGAGCCATGTTAAGAAGATCTTCAAAGCATTTCTCGATGGAGTGTGGATGCCTCCTATCTACATTCTTTCTAACGGAGAGGTTCTTGACGGTCAAAACCGTCTCGCGGCCTTTCGTATGCTGAAGGAGAAGTATCCTGATAGTGATGCTCACATCAGAGTTATGGTTGTAGACTCTGATAAAAATCCTCTGCAACTCGCTATTGAGTTCAACGCTAAGCACCTGAACTGGTCTACTAAAGACTACATGGAAGCTTATCTGGAGAACAAAGTCCCTGGCTACATTCAACTTCAAGACTTCATGAAGGCGTATCCTGAATTCGAACTCAAAGCAGCTATTCAGCTGATCAAAGGTTCCTATTCATCTACTGTCTTTAAAGAAGGCAGATTGGAGATTTCTAACGAAGAATATCTGGAAGCTGCAAAGAAGGCAGGCGCTCTGTATCTGATTGCGGAGAAACTCAACAATCAAATCGTGTTCCGTCGTGACATTGTATTGGCTTTTCATCATGTATGGAACAAGATTTCGAACATCCAGACGTATGTCAAGAAGTTGAAAAACTTCAATACGCCTCTTACCGAAACTCGTAAAGAGTGGGAGAGAGCGTATGAGGATTTGCTTCGTTAAGCAATCCTAAGTTAATAGCATTTATGCTATGCCTACTACGATTTTCGAGCGTGTGATTAACAAGAGCCGTTTTACGGCACTTGTAGGAACGTAGGTCGGTGAGGGTCACTATCTCAGCCCCGCCATAACGACATACAACTATTCTGCTGTTGTTTTTCTTTACATAATCTGATTAGATGGAGTCAACCCACTGGGGAATTAAGGACGAGTTTCCGTATTTTTACTTCTATGGGAGTTTAAAACACATAGATGAATAAGTATCTGGCTATTCAGAGTGAATCGTTTTTCGAGCTGATTGTAGTACGTAAAACAATCGGGGAGTTGTAGAGTTGTCTCGAGCTCAACAAACATCTACAAGCTTTATGGAAGTAGTGTTCTATAAAGTGCAGCTTTTAACTGTTTAAAGCGAGTCTCTAGTTATTGCGGGATAGAGAATGAACAGTACTTGAGTCAAGACCTAATAGGCGACAATAGGCTTTTACTTGAACTACCGCTAACTTTTCTTTGTTTGTCCAGAGAAGTGTAAAAGCTTTAGTATTCCGACAAGCCTCTAATTCATCAATGTCTGTAGTACCGTAAGGCAGTACATGACAATGCAGACATTATTTTTTACACTATGAAACCAACTACTCTTCTTTTAATAACGTATCAAGGTGAAAATACTTGGAAAGAATTCACAGACGAAGAAGATGCCGAAAAGTATGTAAAATATCTTCGTGAACAGTTTGAAGGAATTCGAATCCAACAATATACAAAATTTGTATGATACCTGAAGTTAAAGAACTTAGTTTACAAGATTGTTTAATATCTTTAATATCAATGTTGGATACTCCTGTAGGTAGGAGGATTCACACTGAAGATGTTAACTCTCTTGTTCGTCGTTTGAATATTGCGATACATCAAGAAGGCGCTGTTCTTGTAATTCCAAAGAAAAACTAATATGAAAGAAACGGATACAAAATTCGATGCAGAAATAGGAGATCCCGAAGAATTTGTAGATGATTCTTGCATTGAAGCTATGGAAGATGTAGACGAAACGGATTTATCAGAATAAAATGGGTATGATTGCATTCTTTTCGTTTATAATGATTGCTTCATTATTCTCGATACTGTTTACAAAACAATTTTTAAGAATTGTTTGTATTCTGATATTCGTGTTTTCTTCAATCGCAGTTGTCCTCTGTTTTGAAGCAAGAACAACTAAAGTTGAGAATACAATTACAACTTTTGTTGAAGAATATTCAGAATATATTTCTTCTACTCCACTTAAGGTTGTTAAAATAACTCCAGTGGAATCATTACCTGATGGGTGTCATGTATATAGTGTTATGTTAATTAATTTTGACTCTACTTACACCTATTCAGCAGTTCTTGATCCTGAAGATTTTGAAGTTATTAATTTCTATCTTGAGGAAAGTATACCTCGATTAAAGTTTATCTAAAATATTTAAAACAATGGCAAAAAAGAATCTCTTTGGCTGGATGTTTGTCGAAGACGAACAGTCTCAGAAGCCTGCAGAATCGGTTAAGAAAGAACCGATTCCCGCAGCTCCTCCTGTTGCTCCGACAACAACTCCTGTAATTCCTGCATCAACGGATGTCGATTCCAAATTGGTAGAGCATCTGGAACGTAAGATCAACGAGGCAAATCTTCCTGGTCCTGACTATCTGGAGCTTCTTCAGGCAGCAGAACAGATGAAGATGTACATTCCTGATGAGACAACTCGTCTGAAGGCAGCATTCGGTTCGATTCAGGGACTCGATCCTCGTATGACGAAGGAGGTAGTACTCTCTTCGATCGATACGTATCTGGGAGTTCTTGAAGCAGAACGTGGTAAGGCTAAGCTTCGTATCGAAAAGCTTCGTAAGGAAACTGTCGAAGATAAGACGGAGGAGCTGAATGCTACAAATCTTCGTATCGAGCAGCTTCGTGAAGAGTTGAAAACTCTTACGGATAAGTCGATCGATCTCAACGCAGAAATTCAGAAGAATACTGCAGAGATGTCAGCTTTCGAAACTCGAACCAATGCTACCATCGATAAGGTAGTTAATCGTCTTAATGACGACAAAGTACGACTCACTCAAATTCTGTAACCATGTTGTCTGAAAACCCTGTCCTTTCTAATTGGGAGAAGCCAGGAGGTAAGACAGGTATGGTTGTGCTAGGATTGTTGGGTGCAGGAGGGTTGATTCTTTTGTATAAAGCTCTTCCCTTCCTGATCACTCTTGCTTCTAACACACTGTATCTTGGACTGCTTCTTGGTCTGATTGCAGGAATTGTATATCTGATCTGTGATCCCAAATTCCGAAAAATCTGTTCTACTACGTATTTCATGATTATGCGTAAGCTCACAGGATTGGTTGTTGAAATCGATCCTATTGCTATCGTAGAACAGCGTATCCGTGATATGAAAAAGAAATCTGCGGATATTAAAAAGGTAATGGGAGATCTGAGAGGATGTATTATTCGTTCGAAGAGTGACATCGAGCACGATACAAAAGAAATGCGTAATTGCATGGATGAAGCTCAAGTTTCGGAGCGAAACGGAAATACCGCAATGGCTACAATTCAAAAACGCCAAGCTCTTCGACTGAAAGATTCCATCGATGATCAGTTGCAAGCTCTTCAAAACTCTGAAATGTGGTTTGAGAAGCTTAAGAAACTGGAAGAGTACGCAAATCTTACTATTCAAGACGTTACTAACGAAGTTAATATTCGAAAGAAAACGTTTGAACGTATTCGTGCTCAACACAAAGCGTTTAAGTCTGTTATGTCTATTGTCAAAGGAGATCCTGATGAATTGGCAATGTTTACCGATGCGATGGATTTCATGGCAAAAGACATTTCTGACAAAATCGGTGAAATGGAACATGTCATTGATTCTACCACAGGTATGTTAGCAGACTTAGATGCTAAGAACGGAGTCGCTAATATGAGAGCTGCTGACTTGTTGGATCGATATAACAAATCTGGAATTGAAAGTCTCTTTACTAAGTTCTCGGATGGACGTAAGTCTATTCAAGCACCGAAAGTAGGAGAATATGTTCAGTTTCAGGAAATTGTAAACGTACGCTCCAATGGTGACCAAGCCTCTCCCAAATCTATCGAAGATTTCTGGGATCAGTAAGTTCTTTCTAAATAATAGAAATATTGCTATCTGTATTCTTTTGAATACTATAGTGATATTTCTGTTATCTTTTCATCGATTCCAACGAATTCTCTTACCGCTTGATGTGGTTTTTACATTATTCTTTGTCGTAGAGATGTTTGTTAAGATTAAATGTCTTGGCAAATTATTCTTTAAGGATAAGGAATGTGTATTCGATTTGATAATCGTTGTAATTTCAACAATTCCGTTATTTGGATTGTTTAGTCTTGATTGGATTCAAGTAATGCGATTGACTCGAATTTTCAAAAGTCTTCGATTATTTGAATTAATTCCAAATTATAAAAAACTTCTGATTAACTTTCGATTAGTTGTTAGAAGTTGTATTGGAATTTTAGTAGGATTATCTATATTGATTTTTCTATTATCAATCATACTATCTTCTTTATATGGACATATTGTTCCAGAGTATTTTGGTAACCCTCTTGAGAGTATTTATTCTGTTTTCCGATTGTTTTCGATTGAGGGATGGTACGATATACCAAATACTATTGCTGAACGTAGTTCATATGTAATGGGATATGTATCTAAGTTTATTTTATCAGGAATAGTCCTTGTTTTCGGTATTTTCGGAATGGGATTTGTATCATCTATGTTCATTGATGAAGTAACTTCAGATAATAACGATGAAGTTTTACGACGATTATCAGAATTAGAAACAATTTTAAAACAAATAAAAGAAAATGGCAAAGCTTAAACCAGGATTTAAAGTTGTCCTGATCATGGTCGCTGTAATTGCAGCATTTTTCGTAATCAAAACGGTCGTCCCTTCCTCGTCGTCGGAGTCGTCATCTTCCTCCTCTGGCTTCGGCGATATTTTCGGAGGAAAACCGACGATTAACATCGGTGTTAACACGTATGCAGGATTCGCTCCGATTGTATGGCTCAACGGAGGTCTGCGTCCTAACGACGAATCGATTCTGACTAAGGAGTATGGCATTCGTGCCAATATCATTATTCAGGATGATTTTGTTGCAGGACGTAATGCATTTCTGAACGGTGATATCGATCTCATCTATTGTACGACGGATGTATTAGCTGTCGAGATGGGTGAAGGATCCGCAATGAATTCTGCAAAATATGTTATGATGTTGAATCGATCGCAGGGTGCTGATGCAATGGTAGTTACAAAGAATATTCGAACTGTAGCTGATCTGAAAGGCAAGAAAATTGCTGTTGCAGAAGGTACTGCGTCGCACACTCTCCTGTTGAACGTTCTGGAAACGAACGGTATTAGTCAGCATGATGTTACTCTCGTTAAAGTAGATAACGGAGGTGCAGCAGCTGATACGTTTAAAGCAGGTCAGGTTGATGCTTGTGTAACTTGGGCTCCCGATGATCAAGCTTGTGTTGATGCGATTCCTGGATCTCGTGTTTTGGTTTCAACCAAACATGCAAAGGATCTTGTTACGGATGGTCTGATTGGTAAAGCAGAGTGGCTGGATAAGAATCATAATGATGTTAAGAAACTTATTTCTGCAATTCTGTATGCAAATTCGAAGTTGAATCAGGATCCTGCAACTGTAAAGGAAGCATCAAAGATTTTTGCAAAAGCGTTTGGTACTGATCCTGAGTTTGCTGAAATTGGATGTAGCAACATCTGGTTTGCAACTCTGGGAGATGAAGAGAATTTCTTTGGTCTGAATTCTGATTATATGGGAATGAAGGCAGAGGAGATTTATTCAAAGATGTCTCGAACGTATGCAGGACTTGGTCTTACTAAGAGTCCTTTGAGCTGGAGAAAAGTATCGGATATGTCTTTTATCGAAGAGCTTTCTGCTGAAGGAACTGTACAAGGTAATCAGGCTCCTCAGCCTACTGTAAAGTTTACTGCAGTAACCGCTGAGGTTCGTGAAAAGGAAGCTATTTCGAATAAGAAGTTGACTATCAATTTCCCGATTAACGGAGATGTTCTCGATAACGACGCTCGAGCTCTCATTGATCGCGAATTCGTACCCATTGCAAAGCAGTTTAACAGCGCTCGTGTTCGTATTGAGGGTAACACGGACAACACTGGTAATCGAGCTTACAATGAATCTCTTTCGTATCGGCGAGCTCAATCCGTAGCTAATTATTTAATTAATAACTACGGTTTTGATCCTAACCGATTTATCATCGTTGGTAACGGTCCTAAGAATGCTATCAATGATGGTGTTCAGGGTTCCAATATCAACTATCGAACTACTGATTTCATGCTCGTAACTGAGTAACGTATGGAGTTATTCAAAATGGGTGGTACAATCACCCATAAACAAGAGGTTATAACTGGTATCATAGGAGCAGTAATCTTACTGCTTCTGTGGTACTTAGTTACCTTATCAGGTGAAATTATTCGGCCTCAGATTTTGCCTAATCCTGTAAATGTTCTCAAAGCTTATCCTGATCTGCTTGCTAACTCTGACTTGTTAACCAATACTTGGTATACAGTTAAGTTGAATCTGATGGGATATTTCTATGCGTTGATTATTGCTATTCCTTTGGGACTTGTTATTGGATTATTTCCTGTGACTAAGGCGTTGTTTGGTAAGTATTTTGATGCTATTCGTTATCTTCCAATTCCTGCAGTTTCTGGTATTTTTATTGCAGCAATTGGAATTGGATTTGATATGAAAGCAAGCTTTTTAGCTTTTGGCATCATTATTTACATTCTTCCTGTCGTTGTTCAGAGAGTTGCAGAATTGCAAAATCCTGCAAATGACAAGGATTACGTGTATTTACAGACCATTTCAACTTTAGGTGCAACAAATTGGCAAAAGTTCAGATATGTTTATTTTCCTTATGTAATGCAACGTGTATCTACAGACGTGATCAATCTCACTGCAATTTCATACACATATATTGTGATTGCAGAAACTCTTAATAAAGAGGGAGGTATTGGTGCGTTGATTAACATAATGAGTAGACAATCTCGGACAGCTGAAGTTTATGCGCTTTTATTTCTGATTATCGCAATCGGAATACTTCAAGACGTTATACTGAAAAAGTTAGACGTCATTCTCTTCCCTTCTAAATATAACAGGCCTTCACTTAAAACTATGCTAACAAAGTAAAGCTATGGGATTATTTGATGGTTTATCAGGACAAGCTCCCGCTACAACCTCACGTTATGAAGAGGTTGATGTTATTAACTTGAAGAATCTTAATCAGTCGTTTGATACTCCTAAAGGTAAATTCGTCCTTTTTAAGGATTTCAATTTCGACATTAAAGATTTTTCAGGAGAAGGTCAGTTCATCAGTATCTTAGGAAAAAGTGGTTGTGGTAAATCACAATTGCTTAAAATTATCTCTGGTTTGAATAAACCTGATTCAGGTGAAGTTTTGGTTTATGGCAAACCTCAGGTAGGAAAAATTCCTATGGTATTTCAGCAGTATTCCTCATTTCCATGGATGTCGGTGCTTGACAATGTTAAGTTGCCTTTGATTCTTCGCGGTGTTTCTGATAAAGAAGCTACAGAAAGAGCCATGGAGATGATTAAAATAGTAGGACTGGAAGGTAATGAAACTAAATGGGGGCAGTATCCTGTATTGTCAGGAGGACAACTTCAACGAGTTTCTATTGCTCGTGCTTTAGTCGCAGATAACAAGATTCTCTTGTTAGATGAGGCTACTGGTGCATTAGACATTGTAATGAAACGAGAGATCCAAAATACGATCTTGGATATTTATTACAGTGCTAAATTCGACCCTACTATCCTCAATGTAACACATAGCATTGAGGAAGCAGTATATTTGTCGAATCGTATTTATATTTTGGCTCCTAATCCTTGTAAGATTCAGGCAGTCGTTGATGTAAAATTCGATGGACGTCGAACCGACGCTATTCGTCAAACTACTGCTTTTGCAAATTATGTGAAACAAATCGAACAAATAATGTCAGAAACACATGAATAAGAGCAAAATGAAAGCCTTCCCCATGCGTTTTAAGAAGAAGGTATATGACGCCGAAGGAAACGTAAAGTACACCAAAGATGGTGAAGTGATGTATCAGGTCGTGTGGCGCATGGTTCATCACAATCCTGCGTACTTTCCGAAACACAAATAGGGACTGCAGGCCCTTAAGAGAGTGCATCCTCTCATATTTAGATTTAACCCTAAATATATAGTACCGTAGGCAATCGAAAAATCCAGACAGATCCGTCTTAAACATCCAAGTTTTTTATAGATGGAGTTTTTATACTTGTAAATCTTAAATAACTCTTCTATTGTAAGTGAGTTTGCGTGTTTCACCATAAAACACGATCGTTCTAATTACTTGGGAGCAGCAATGTATCCTCTGTAATTAGAACACCTGGTCCCATCTGCTAATGGTTTATAGGCAATAACCCTCTCAAGGTTAAAATCTAGGTTCGAATCCTAGTGGGACTACTAATAAAATTAAAACCATGGAACCTTTTCTGTTTAAACACGAAGATAAATTATATCAAGTAAAAACTTTCGAAGGGTCAGGAGATATAGGAGAATGTTGTAATTTTTGTGCATTATTTAATGTTTGCAACGAAAGATTAGTAATAGATTGTGAATGCTATCTTAACCAAGACCAATATCTTGTAGAATATGAAAATCAACAAATACAAATTAATAACCCCAGCAAAGGAAGCAGAGTTCCTTATCTACAGCGAGAAAGGAGACGCTAAAATTCCTGAAGACATTGTTGAAATCAAACTTGTTAAAGAAGGAATTACGAAACAAGAATTAGATGAAGTAGAGTCTTATCTTCCTATTTTTGAATTCAATGATTTTATGTTAGCGTTCTTACCTGGTAAGGTTAGAAGAACAAGAGATAAAATCTTGACAGAAGCGGGAGTAGTATCGTGGGCTGATCTTGAAACAGCTTATTTCAACATTAGACACATGCGTTCAAATTTTTCGAAAAGAGAACGAAATTTGATTGTCGAAAAATATTCGGAAATTATCAATGAACTTTAAAAAAATAAAATTAACTAAAACAGGAGTAACAGGAAGAATTCCTGAAGGACTTCATCCAAACGGAATTGAACCTGGACATGTAGAAATTGGTTATATGTTAAATCCTCCTAAAGTAGGGGAAAGTTTTCTATTATATCCTTATAATAGAGGATTTTTCAGTAACTTTCCCTTTTTTGGAACCTCTGTGGTTACTGAAGTTTTATCTGAATTTGAATTTAGAACTTTAAATAGTTTTTATCGAATTGAAAAACTTTAAAATAGGAGACAAAATCGTTCGTTTTATCAATAATGGAGGTTGGCGAGACTGTATCGCACTTGGAATTGCAGGTATAGTACTTACTATAATTGCAATTTATGGTCGTTGTGGATTTAACATTTGGCGATTTATTTTCGCAGATCTTCCGTTATTTAGTTTCTGCGGTTGGGCTTTATATAAAGCTTTCAAACTTATTAAAGATAATCCTGATATCTTTAAATAGTTAGTACCATGACTCGTGAAGAACTTAAATCTAAAATTGAAAAAGCGATATCTGCATTAGAAAATGCACAACGTTCTCTTCAGTTTACAAACATTCCTGTTTACGTAATTAAAAGTTATGTAGAAAAAGAATCAGGAATTTGTTTTCAAGAACAAAAATAAACTTTAGAAATTAGAATCTTGACTGTTGGTCAGACAATGAAAGGATACGCATAGAAAGGCGTAGAGTAACGGGATGTTATAACATACATCAACAGGAAATGAGTCAGGAAAACTGAATGATACCTGTTACTATATACTAGCTATATAGCAGAGAGGGATCCCAAGGTGAAGGTAACGACTTCAGAACGCTCTCGGTCAGGGGCTGTGAAACTCAGCAAAGTTACTTTCTAATTTCTATTTTCTTTTAAATGCTCTGAAAAATTGTCATAAAGAGGTAACCAAAATGTTTAATAGTTGGTCTTAATATTAACTTTTTGGTGAATGACAGGTGTGCAGAGAAAAATTGGTAAAGCTTTCGCGAAGCAGTTAGTAGGTTCGAATCCTATCGCACAACAAATTATTTATTTTAATCTAATGAGAAAAATCTTTCAAAAAATATTTTGTCGTCATAATTCTGTAGATACTGTTTATATTGAAGATAAAATATATGACAGAATGACAGATAATGATGATTTAGAAGATCCTAGTACATTTATCAAAATTGATTATTGTATTAATTGTGGCAAAGTATTATCAATGGTTCATACGTTTAAAACTAACAATTATACAAGATGTTATGGATTTGGATCGTGGATAAAAGTTCCTATTGAAAGTTGTCGTAACGACATTGAAAAGTTTGAAAAAATAACGGGCATTGACACTAATAGGTTAACTTTATATAAACGTAAGTAGAATTTAAGAATATGACTGCGCAAGATTTAATTAATAATTATTTGGAAGCTTATCAAAAACTTTCAGAGGCCAGAGCAGCTATTAATGAACATAAAGATGTTCTTAAACAAGATTTTAAGGAAAAACATCCTGAATACTACATTAAGGACATTTTTACTACAGGGAGTATTATTACTGCCAGTGTTTATGAAACAGCTAGCGATAAGATCGTTACTGCGTTTGCATATTTGAGCCTTGATGGAGATTGGAAGTGGTAAACACTAAATTTATAGACTTTCAGGCTTAAGTACAAGACTTGGTGAATTTACAATGTGAGTAATAACAGGTTAAGAAATATAATCTTAACAGGCGAATGAACTTAAGTCGTGAAGCCTAACCCTTCTTTGGGATAACAGAAAGCATAGGACTAAAGTAATACTTGCATACTTGAGAGTCATTACATACATCCAACGACCAAGTAGGAGGATGTATACTGATCCCATAGCTCAGTTGGTAGAGCACTACACTTTTAATGTAGGGGTCGAGAGTTCGAACCTCTCTGGGATCACTAAAAATATGAAAATATGGCATTTGTAGCGGTAAATAAAAATGGTTCAGAAGTTATTGGTGTTGATCTTTTTAGAGCAAAAGAAGAATATGATCTAATAGAATCATCAGATAAAACTAATGGATATTTTTGGTGTGATGCATTTAATGATTCTGAATTAGGTATATTAGATGTTTCTATCTTTTTACCAAGGGGAACAATTAAGAAACTTATTGGGCGTGAACTAACATGGGAAGATGAACCTGTAGAACTTAAATAATATGATTCCTAAGAAAGAAAATTGGCGAGATAATTGTCATCATTGTCCATATTTTGATCAATGCCAATCAAGTAAAAGTGCTGAAGAGTGTAAAGCATTTCTTGATAAGGAAATGATGAAAAATATGATTAAAGCACTTCAAAAAAATAAAAGACATGTTTGACAAATCGCAAAGAAGTACTTTCAAATATTGGTTTGCACATTGGTGTGCTTTCCAAATGACTGCTCTGAATCTCGGTTGTTGGAAATGGAGATTTCTTTTCCATGACTGGGAAAAACCTTGGTTGAAACTTATTTTACCTTACGATAAAGTAAAAAAGATTCATGTTAGGTTTTCACATCATCATACAGCTTCTCCTCGTAAAAAAGACTGGCTTGCAATGGTAATCGATTGGGAATGTTCTCGATTTACTAAGTCAGCGTCTCCTATGAATGCATACGAGTATCTGATGAAAGTAAGACCTCAACATAAAGAACACATTCTTCCGATTCTTAAAGAATTGGAATTAATTCCTAAAGATTGTGATGAAAAATAATTTTACTCAGCGATACGCTAAAGGACATTGGTTATTTGACGAATGGATGACGAAACAATACTCTCCGTTCTTTAATAAGAATGGTAGAAAGAGTCTGAATGCTCGTAAAACTCTTCGTAGATGGGCTAAAAATCTTCGTCGAAAAGCGGAGAATATTATTGCTCCAATTAAATTTGAAGATTAAAAATAAAGTGTTATCTTTGTAACTCACAAATATGGATGCCGCAATGGGGGAATTGGTAGACCCGCCAGACTTAAAATCTTGTGGCCCGAACGGGCCGTGTGAGTTCGAGTCTCACTTGCGGTACAAAAAAACATACTTTTATGAAATATTTACTTTTATTACTTTTGTTGTTTTTATCTGCATGTACAACTACAACAGATGAAGTTTTAGGAATAGTTAAAGAAAAGAATTACGTACCTCAAAAGACTACTGTAAGTAATTTTGAGATTCGAGATAATAATACACGAGTTTCTACTCAAACTTGGCCTGAAAGATACGAAGTCTTTTTCCAATTATCAGACGGAAGTATTATTGAGTATCAAGATAGAGATACTTATGTATTATTTGAAAAAGGAGATACTGTAATTTTAACATTACGAATACTTTGTACTAAAAAAGGTAAATGTATTGCCAGAGGAGTTACTAAAGTAAAAAAGAAAATTTAAAAATAATATGGGCCTGCCAGGTTTTTGACATTTAATGGCAGTAGATAACAATTCATGCAGGAGCTGGTATAACTCCTTTATCAACTGGACCAAACAATAAACGCTAAGAAAACTTTCCGCAAGATGACTAACAAGGTTATGTCGCTTGCACCTCAGATGCGTCCTATGGCTATGGCAGCCTAAGGTATCCTTACCAGGAGAAATAATAGTTCGAAAAAAGGTTTATAGTAGAGTATCTAAACCAGAAACCTTGAGCCTTATGATCTTAGTCCGCGCTAATCGTATCGTGGGTACAGTTTAACTGTTTAAAAAGGCTTGGTGTCGAAAGGGAAATTGGAGTATACACCAAGAGGGCTAATAAGTTTGGCAACAGTCCATTAGGTAATTCTATAGGAGTGCTGTTAGAGATACAGGTTTCTTGCATCCATAAAATGCAAGTGGTGGAGAGTGGCATTTTGCCTCCCGTGTACAATCGAGTTTTTCTAGATGCGTTGTAAGATGGAAGAAGAAAACGATCTAGTACGTTTTGTTATTTTTCGGAATGAAAGAATAAAATAACTAAGCATGTAAATAAAATTGTTGTTTACGATTAGATGGACACGAGTTCGATTCTCGTCAGGTCCACAAATGGGTATATGATCACGGCAAGATCAGTGTGATGTACCTCACACGGTTAACTACCTGGTAAAGTTAATGTCTACCTTCCTATATCAGTGCGCGCGATATATAGATAGACCTCTTATGGGTTCGACTCCCACTATACCCACATAAACCGAAGATATAATGGCTAGTATCCTAGGTTGGCCGTTGATTACATGATAGCCATTTTAGTGTAATCAATGTTAAAACAGTATCATCTAACTGGTAAAGATGCCTCGCTTGCTAGGTCATATGGGTTCGAATCCTGTTACTGTGCAAATTTATTTAATTGTGGCGGAATTGGAATACGCTGGGGACTAACATCCCCTCGTCAAATGAAAACTAATTTGGCTGTATTATTAAATAATATGTGGCGTTAATCAAAACATTTGCAGGTTCGAATCCTGCCAATTAAATAAATTTATTTTGATTTTAAATTTAAAAACATTAACTTTGAGGACCCTTAGCTCAGTTGGTTAGAGCAACTGACTCATAATCAGTAGGTCGTAGGTTCAAGCCCTACAGGGTCCACTTAAAATATATTTAATATGGCAACATATACGTCTTTTAGTGAACTTAAAGATGAACAACTTGAGTATGGAGATACTGTTCAATTTACTATAAATGGTGAAGAATTAGACTACTTCGTAGACCACTGTTGTTTAGTAGACACAAAACATACTTCAAATGCTCTTATATTTGAAAAATTAGGTATTTCTGATAAAAATGCATACGCTAGTCATAAATATAGGTATTCTATCCAATGGGGAAAAGGTGATACATCGTGGCCTGAATATCAAAGCGATGACTATTCGGCAGCAACTAAACTAGTTTGTGATCTTTTTCAAAAATGTGAGATAGAACTCGCTCAATATAAAAAGGGAGAAGAAGTAATAGTTAAAGACTGTTATGACTTTGAATGTCATGAATACGATTACCCATTTACTTTTACAAATGAAATGCTTAGAGAGTTTGGTGGCAAAAAAGTTACCATAGCTAAAGTAACTATTTCAACAGAGTGTAGTAGGCGTAAATGTTATACAGAAGGATATAAATATGAGATTATAGAAGATAAAGGAAAGTATGCTTGGAGTGCAGCGATGTTTTTAGGAAAAGCTAAAGAATTCAAAAAGACTAAAGATCATGCATTTTCTTTTACTAAAAAAGATATTCCAAAACATTGTCATTATCATCCATGTAATTGATCAAGCGCTTATAGAGTTTTCTAAAGGAATAAATCCTAGAATAACTTCTATGAGAGATGCATTTGAGATATGTATTAATGAACCTGTAAGTGAATGGTTTACATGGAAAGATACTACTCAAGATTATGCATATTGGCAAAATATCTTTAATAATCCTTCTTTTGTTCCAAGTTATTATATTCCTACATACTTTATAGAAGAACTTCCTATAGATGCTGAAGAACTTGTTGAATATTGCAAAAAAGATATCTCTGATACTATTGCTTACTGTTCTTCAAAAACTTCTTGTAATTCTATGGAAATTCCGTGTAGTTATGAGGAAGTAAAACTCTCAATCAAAAAGAAAAAAGTTCATTTTTAAAACACAAGAATTATGGCAAAAATGTCAAGACTCTCCCTTATCGTAAAGGGTAAAGAGGTAGTTAAGGAGCTCTTCAGCTTCAAGACTCGTAAGATCAGCAATGCAGTAGATTCTGCCATTAATACAGCCGAAGAGAATGCGATTCTTGCAGAAATGCGTTCGAAGACTCTTCTTAGCAAGCTCGGAGAAAGTTATGATGATCCGAAAAGGCTAACGGCAACTATCAATGAGATCTGCGAGACTATGGACGAAGCTGAGGAATGGAAGAAGAAAGCTGCTCAGTCTCGCCGCATCAAAGAGATGCTTGCAGAAGAAGTTGATTCTGAAAGTGAAGAGTAGGGAATAATTCCCTACTTATGCTCGGATGGCGGAACTGGTAGACGCGTAGGACTTAAAATCCTGCGGGCTGCATAGCCCGTGCGGGTTCGATTCCCGCTCCGAGTACAAACGTAGAAAATAAGTATGTGTTATGAAACAGATTTCGTTTGAGACAGCAGCACTTGCTTACAAAAAGAAATTTAAGTTAGGGTCTTTTGCCGCTTATGATATTGATGGAAATATTACACGTCCTTATTATGGTATAATATATAAGAACGGCGACTATGAGAATGGTGATTGCGTCTATGAAGCCGCAGATCAAGAAGAAGTATTAGAATGGCTACGAAACGAGCACAAATGCTATATAGTAGTATCTCCAAAATTTTGTAATGATATTGTTAATTGGAATGTTCAAGTTATTTTTGATGCTTGTAATTCACTTGACAATAATGGGGATTTTTTAACTTATGAAGATGCTTTGGAATTTGGACTTAAATTAGCATTAGAACGCATCTAAAATAAAATGTTATTTTAAGTATAAACTTTGTTCGACAAATATATATTCTAAGGTGACTAACAGCAATAAATATTTTATTATAACGATTGTAATTGTGGTTTTAAAATTATTGTCACCTATAAGAATAGGAGTATGGCGCAAATGGTTAGCGCACCTCGCTGATACCGAGGAGGTTCTTGGTTCGAATCCAAGTACTCCTACTAAAAATTGACCTATGGTGTAATGGTAACACGTCAGATTTTGGTTCTGAAATTCTAGGTTCGAATCCTAGTAGGTCAACTAAAACTATTTAAGTTATGTTTTTAATAATCTTCATTTTTTATATCCTTCCGATTATCGGAATTATGCTCATTTTGTCTTATTATACCAGTTTAAAATATGTAATTTTAAGTTGGGATAAAGATGATGCATTTTTTATCTTGTGTCCTATCATAAATTGGATAACTTTATATGCAGTAATACATTATAAATATTAAGGTCCCATGCCTGAATTGGTTAAAGGAGGGCACTGCAAATGCCCTTTGTGTTGGTTCGAGTCCGACTGGGACCTCAAATAACTTCCTCAGCGGTATAGAGAAATGTGGAAAGAACTTGGGTTGTACATGTTATAAGAATAATAGGTGCACATAGTATTTAGAAGTTAAGTACAAGTATATACAAGTTGATCTCACCTCCGTAAACATGCAGGAGGAGTGTACAGGTTCGAATCCTGTTGCCGCTACAACTTAAAAAGAATTTTATGAAAATTAATGATATTTTAAATACATTTAAAGACTTTGAACTAAATGTAGGAGAATCTTTCTTTTCATGTATTGATAATGTTATTGATGTAGAAGATTTTCTTACATGGCTTGATATTCATTATCCAAATATTTATAAAAAAGCTGAGAAAAACTTTTATAATATTTGGCCTACTGATGGAATTCCTTCTTTTAAATCAGATTTTGGAAAAGGAAACGTGTTTGACCTAGAAATGATATTAGACGCTATTAGTCAATTTTATTATAATTATTTTGACGACTCGTGTACAATTGCAAAACACATATATACTATTGTAGCAGAATACATATTAGACAAAAATCTTATGAATAAAATTGATATTGCTATTAAACAATATTACAATGATATTTAACTATATTGCGGGGTAGAGCAGAGGCCAGCTCGCCAGGCTCATAACCTGGAGGTCGGGGGTTCGAATCCCTCTCCCGCTACTAATATAAGGTGTCACACAGCAAAATTTGGTATTCGCATGACTTTTAATCATGAATTGACACTACGACACCTATTTTTAATATTATTTTTATGCAAGTAAATTGGCTATCTGACTATTTTTTCACAGTTAAAGGAACTCAATATCGAGTTTCTTTGCCAATTCCAATTGAACAATATAAGGAAGACTGTGAACACCAATTAGAAAAATTAGAAGAGGAGTTAGATTATTACAAAGGTCTTTTAGCTAAACTTGACTTTTCTGAAAAATTCCTCAACAAAGCTCCTATGGAAGTAATTCTCAGAAGAATAAAAACTGAGGAAGATACTTACAAAATGATTTTTTATTTATCTGACCAGATATTTAAGATTAAAGTTTTATTAATTCATATTAATAAGGCAATTAATCTTTGCTATTCTGGAATTAAACAAATTTGTGATCATGAATACCAAACAAGTAATAGTGATTCGTAAAGATTTAAATATGCGAAAAGGAAAAATGTGTGCTCAAGCAGCTCACGCTTCTCTTGGAGCATTGCTTAAATTCTTTACTAAGAAAAGAAATGAAATCAAACAAGTTCCTTTTAGCGAAATTGAAGAAGGAACGTTTTTAACAGAATATTCTGTAGAATTCGGAGATAAATCTGTTTTAGATGATTGGTTAAATGGAAAATTTACCAAAATCTGTGTGTCTGTAAATTCAGAAGAAGAACTTTTGGAAATTAAAAATAAATTAGATAACTTTGCATCTGAAGGTACGATAATTCCGTATGCTCTTATTACGGATGCTGGGTTAACTGAATTTCATGGAGTTCCTACTAACACATGTATTGGAATTGGTCCATATATTTCCGAAGAAATAGATAAAATTACTGGCAATTTACCTTTATTGTAAACTTTTAGGGCTGTCGTATAGTGGTCATTATGCCTGACTGTCTATCAGGAGATCGTGGGTTCGAATCCCATCAGTCCTGCATAAATATATTTAAGTTAAGTCGTACTAATCCATTAATTTGCGAGAAGTCTTCGTGAGTAAACTTAAATATCTATTGGAGAGGTGACAGAGCGGTCGATTGTACCTGTCTTGAAAACAGGCGTACGTGATGAGCGTACCAGGGGTTCGAATCCCTTCCTCTCCGCTAATAAATATTACTATGATTAGTTTCAAAGAATTTTGTGAATCGTTATTATCTCACTTTGGATATAATGATTTTGAGTATGACGATGTAATCTCTTTTACTCAAACTTTTTCAAGCACAGCATGTGGATCAAATGCTGCTGGAGGACAAGTACCAACAAGTGGACAAGTATTTATATTTCTCAATTATAAAAGAGAAGCTATTGTTGTCGGTCCTGCATGGGGTTATCATATTAATAACTTTACTGATATTTTTGTAAAAGATTTATACAATCATCATATGGCAGGCACTTCTAATATTGCAAGAATTCAAGAGTATGGAACTATTGTTTCTCGTGCCATCGTCTAATTGGTTAGGACGCCACCCTTTCACGGTGGAAATTACGAGTTCGATTCTCGTTGGCATGACTTAAATTAAATTTAATATATAATCTTATGAAAGTTAAAAACAATATTACATCTAGTAGAGAAGAACTTGATAAATTTAAAGCATTTCTACTTAATCATCTTAATTATTCTATTAAAGATATAAATAGTTATGATGAGTTAACTTCTGAAGAAAAAAGCCTGATTTCTGAAGAACTATTTAATAAGTTTTGTACTAAATAATATGACAGATTATTTTGGAACAATAACTCCTCTTCAAGATCCATTTAAAAAGAAAAATATTAATGGAGTATCCATTGTAATGTCTAGAAATATATTTAATGGTGCTCCTTATTTTTGGGCTAAAATAGAATTTAAAAATGGAGACACAACAGGAGAACACATAATAAGAAATTGTGCAAATTTAGCAGATGCCTTTGAGAAAGCACAAGCTTTTGTAAACTCCTTATCATAAAATAAATAAAGTCTCATACAGCAAATTTGTATGATCGTGTGGTTCGATTCATTTATGAGACTTATATCGGGATATAGTTCAGCCAGGCTAGAACGCTTGCTTTGGGAGCAAGAGGCCGTGGGTTCGAATCCCGCTATCCCGACAAACAATTAAATAAAATGGCAACAGTAAATTCATACTTACGTTCTTTAGTTAAAGAATATATAAAATCTAAATCTACTAAAAGCGTTTATTATATTCTGAACAAAAATCACATTATCAGAATATCAGATCATGTTAGTACTGCTAATCCAGGTCAATTCTTTGTTCAGATTATAACTCCTTTTAATAAAACAAGGGTGTATATTGTTCTTTATAAGAATAATATTATGCAATTTAATTTTGCAGAATTAAAAACATTTCTTCAAACAATTCTTCTAATAGCACATGTAAGTGCAGAAGCATCAAAAATAGAAAAGGCAAATCGAGAGAAAAAAGAAATAAGTTTTATATCTGAGATCTCAGGAACTCCTGAAGAAATGTTGAAACAAGTAAAAGTTGTTTATGAATCTTTAGGTAGAAATGCAAAGAAGAAGTTTCGAGATCTGTTTGGAATCGAAAGTATAGATTCTCTTGATAAAACTACTTTAATGCAGTTTTTAAAATCTAAAATAGTTAGAAACTTTTTTAAAAATAGAAAAATCGAAGTAAAAGTATGAAATTAAACGTTCTCTTAGCTAAACTGGAGCAGAGTTCTGCTCAGTTTAAAGCCATTGTTCGTGATTACTGTAAGTTCTTCAAGAACAACGGTTCTGATTTTCGTGGTGTAAAAAACACTTACGAACCTCGTCCTGATACTCAGGATAACCCGTCAATGCGTTCGTTTACAGCTGTTGTTACAACTGTAGATGAAAAACTGGATTACTTCGCTTCTACAATGAAGCAAGGTGTTCAGGAAATGTTTGACTGTGAAGCAACAAATGCTTCAGGTTTAGCAAAAGCAAATCTGATACTTGACGGCAAACTTATCGGACGACTTTCAAGTCTTGAGCTTCTCAAGTTGAAATCCTTCCTGGAGAATCCTCAGCTTGTTGACATGCTCTCGACTATTCCTGTACGAAGTGATGCCGAGGTATGGGAGCCTACAACAGAGGATGCTTATATTGATCGTAAGATCGTTGCATCTCCGAAACTTGTAGGTGTAAAGAAAACGATCACCAAGGAACAGTACATCCTTAAAGATCCCAACATTTCCTCTGGCAACATTACCAATTATGTTCCTCAGGTAGCAGTACGTGATACTGTAGTTGAGATCGGTGATTATACTTCGCAGAAGTTCTCAGGAGAATGGACCGCTCGTCAGCGAGCAGCTGTTCTGAAACGTCGTAGCGACCTGCTTTCTGCTACAATTGCCGCTCTTAAGGAGGCTAATGAAGCAGAAGCAGTATCTTCAGAACTGAAAGCCGATTGGCTTTTGGGCTTCTTGACTGGAAAAGAAGAGTAAAATAACAAATACATATTTTGACGAAAGACTTAGCTTTAGACTTAGACTTAGGTGCAATGAACTTATTTTATCCTAGTTATTGATAAGGGAGTGCCTTTAGATTTAGTGTCGCGTCAAAAGCTTTAGTCTTAGATTTACTAGATAGGCTAATCTATTAATTATATAGAATCGTGAGATCGAGGGTTCAATTCCCTCCTCCGCTGCTAATTTTTATCTTATACAGCGGAGTGGACAAGTGGTTAAGTCGTACGACAAGCAATAGATTAAAGTAGATTACAGGCCTATTTTCGTGCGAAAAATGTACAATAATTTTCGAGGGAATATTTTGGGCAATATAAATGTTCCCTCACTTTTATAGGGCTATATGCAAACGGTAAAGCAGTGCATTGTATACTAGGTGTATGTATGTATCTGGGTTCGAATCCTAGTGGCCCTACTATATAAGGTAACATACAGCAAATTTTTTATTGATAATTCTTTTTGGGTAGAATAATTTTTGTTACCTTTATGGTCTCGTAGCTCAGTTGGCTAGAGCCTTGCACTTTTAATGCAAAGGTCCTGGGTTCGAATCCCAGCGGGGCCACGAAACAAAGTAGCATACAGCAAGATATTATAATTTGCTCCATTCATTTGCAACTTATCAATCGCTACTTATTTTTGAGGTTACTTCAGTAATATTTACTTTTATTAAATATTTCATTAGTTTATAGGAAAGATCTGGGTTCGAATCCCAGCTACCATGATTTAAAGGGCATAAATCGGTAGTCGTCTAATGGTAGGATTAGAAATAGTAACCTTGCCCACTTTTTGTACAGATGGCCGAGTGGTCGATGGCACAGGACTGTTAATCCTGCAGGGTAATCCTCACCGTAGGTTCAATTCCTACTCTGTACGCAAATTAAACAAATTAATTATGAACAGTTATTTTATTCTTTGGCTTTGCAGTATATTAGGAAAGCTTAGCACGTTTTTCTGTGCAGTTGGAGTAATTTATTTTGTCGTTACTCTTATTACAACAATTGCGTATCACATTGACAGTTCTTGCGGAATAGACTGTGAGGATTGTGGAATAGGCAAATTTGTAAAACACTCTTTTCGACATTTTGTGATTTCTAGTTCTATGATTCTTTTAAGTTGTTTAATTCCAAGTACTTCGCAGTGTTATGCTATTTTTGGAGTTGGAACGACTATCGAATATTTAAAAGATTCTAAAGAAGCTAAAGAACTTCCTGAAAATGCTTTTAAAGCTTTAAATTACTACTTAAAAAGTGTTACTCCTAAAGAGGAATCAAATGATCAAGACTAAATGAAAAAAATTTATTTAGCAGGTCCGTTTTTTAATAAAAATGAGCGTGATTTGATTGAAAAGGCGTCTAAAATTCTTAGAAGCCAAGATCACCAAGTAATTGTTCCTATGGAACATATTATTGAAGGCGGAGATAAAATGACAAACGAGGAATGGTCAAGGCATGTATTTCAATATGATGTTGCAAGAATCAGAGAATGCGATATAGTTATTGCAATTTACCATGGACACTATTCTGATACTGGAACTGCTTGGGAATTAGGCTATGCAAAAGCTTGTGCAATTCCATCTATAGTAGTTCACGTTGATGTCAACAATATAGCTAGTATTATGCCTGTTTCGGGATGTTCTTGTAATATAAGATTCGAAGATCTTGAAAAAATAGACATTGATAATATTATCTCATATTGTCATGGGCATCAAACAAGCATAAACGCTTGGATTGTAGAACAAAAATAAAATACCTAGGATCCGTACTAAGATGTAAAACTGGGAGTGCAGCATGGACGTGGCAGGCTTTAGTATGAAGGCACTCTAATCTACTATTGTTAGTCCAGTAACCGAAAGGTTTCAAAGCGAAAATCTTAGAGGTATTTTAACAAGGTTTCATACAGCAACTTTTTTAGCAATGGACTTTTAATCTATGTAGCTTATCGAAACCTTATTTGCAGGTATAGCACAACGGTTAGTGCGTCAGTCTTCCAAACTGAGGATGCCAGTTCGATTCTGGTTACCTGCTCTGTTATGCATCTCTGGTGTAATTGGCAACATATCAGTCTCCAAAACTGCAGTTCAGGGTTCAAGTCCTTGGAGATGTGCTTAAAATTTATTATATGAAAACAAGAACATTAAATAATCATCAGTATTGTACTGGAGAATGGTGTAAACATTGTAGAAAATGGCTTAAAAAGATTGCAAATAAAAGAAGACGATTTCGATTACTGCAATTAAGTAATCAAGAATTTAAAGAAATATAGCGGCGTAATAACTTATAAAGTTTCTGTGGCGAAAAAAATCAGACGTTTACAAGCTACGATAATGCTTGAATTTGCCGACTTAGCTCAATTGGCAGAGCAGCTGATTTGTAATCAGCAGGTTGTAGGTTCGACTCCTATAGTCGGCTCTAAATATTTTAAATATATCAATAAATTTTAAAATGGAAATATTTTGAATAACTGGCAGAGGAGCAGTATTAAAAGTCTCTGATCGTAATAAAGAATATAAAGTTGGAGAATCTATAGAGATTGAAAATCGTCCATATGAGATAACTGGAATTGAAGGTATAATATTGTTAACAGAACCTCCTAAAAGAGTTACTGTAGGATTACGATTAAAAATGACTAAAGAAGAGTATGATCAAATAGTTTCTAAATTATAATTTTACTGGGCCATGTAGTGTAAAGGCGAGCACATTTCCTTTGCAAGGAAATAGAGGGGTTCGAATCCCACATGTGTCCACTATTGAGAAATCCGCCTTTTTTCTGTAGTAGCGTAACAAAAAACAGATAGTTTGCAGGATCTATTTAAACATCTGCTGTATGTAAATGGACGCATTTACCGATGAATGACTTTAGTTGCCGAGGAAACAGGGCCATTTCTGACTTTCAAAAGAGGAAACAAGATAAAACTGTAAGATATATGTCTCTCAAGTATATCGTAAATATAATGTTTCCAATTTCATTTTAAAAAATTGGTGGTGGCTAGGGCGGGTTTATCCCGAAGCTTTGGATGAGTAGTTCCAAATAAAATAATACTACTCTAATGGGGATATAGCTCAATGGTAGAGCAATTGGCTGTTAACCAATAGGTTCTAGGTTCGAGCCCTAGTGTCCCCGCAATTTCTTATAGATTGAGAGCTATATAAGAAAGTACTGTAATCGGTTAAGACTTTAAGAATCCGACGTTAAATACAAAAAGTATCGGGGCTGAAGAGCCCTGCGATGCTCTCATTTGGGACTTTGGTGTAGGTGGTTATTGCACGAGGGTCTGAAAAACCCTAGGCTTCTGGTTCAATTCCGAGAGGTCCCACTAATTTTTAATATTTGCCGACTTAACATCGCCTGACTGTAGATCAGGTCCGCTTTAACAAATAGGTGTATTGGGGTAGCGGTAAGGGAGTTCGAATCTCTCAGGCGGCACTAAATTAACTTTTATTATGAAGGTAACAGACAAATACGTATTCTTCTGGGGAGAATGGTTAAGTAATTTTTATCCGTGTTCGATTCAATATGACTCAAAAGAATTTAAATCATCAGAACAATTGTTTATGTATTTAAAAGCATTGTTTTTTAAAGATTTAGAAACTGCTGAGTTGATATTGAAAACGAATACTCCTAAAGAAGCTAAAAAGCTTGGAAGAAAAATTAAAAACTTCGATGATGAAGCTTGGTCAAAAGTTCGAGAAGACATAATGTTTGAAGTAGTAGAGAAGAAATTTGTTCAAAATCCTAATCTACTAATGAAACTTATGGACTCAAGCCTTAACAATAAAATCTTTGTTGAAGCGTCTCCGTTTGATAGAATTTGGGGAATAGGATTTGATGAAGATCATGCAATTCAAAACGAAGTTAATTGGGGAGAAAATCTTCTTGGTAAAGTTATTACTTCACTGAGAAATATGTTGTAATTTCATTGCGGGTATTGACTTAGTCAATATCCGCTTTATTTTTAAAATTGTAATAAGATGTTTGACAGCAAAAAGAAAACATTATTCGCTACTGATCGTAGCAATAAGACATCTGAATCTGCATTTGTTGCAGCAGGTTTAAAAGAGACATCAGTTATCTCGACAGGTAACGGAGGAAAGGCGTATTCTACAACAGGTGATCCTTTTGTAGACCAATTCGGAAGTACAGCTCTTTATCGACTGATTCGTCCTTTTCATGAAATTGCTCAAGATTGTGAAAAACTTTGGGCATATGATAAACTTGATACTATTAAGTTTTATCTTTTTCTTGAGAATGATATGTCGTAAAATTGAAGGAGAAGATTTTTCTACAAAGCAGGCTCAAAAAGGATCAGAGTTACGACATGAAGGAATTATGCGACTGATATGGTTGCATCAAAAAGATAAAGATGCTTTCTGGAAGAATGCGTGGTTAATTCCTCTTGTTGGATCCTGGAAAGACCTTTTCGTAATGCTTCGTTACGATCTGGTTTATAACGGATGGGAGGGTCGTGTATTAGATTGGGATCGATTTAAGGAGTTAATTCTTTCTGGATTGAATTCTAAATCGCAAACGAATCTGGTACGTAAATATCTGCCTCAAATTAAATCTCGTGCAAAGTGCACTACAGTAGAAGCGCAAGCTAATTGTATAATTGCAAAATGGCTGTGTTCTCATATCTATGGTCCTGTTAGCAACAAGTCTGATTCTGAAAAATATCAAGTTTATCGTTCATATGCAAGAATGAAATCACAAGGTACTGCTCATAGTTGGCAGCAACTGATTTCAAAACAGCAATTTGATCTGATTGACTTTGATAAAATTCATGGTCGAGCTCTTAAGTTGTTAGTAAACTCTAAATTCTTAGAGAATCACAATCTTAAAGAGAAATATCAAGAATGGATCGGATCTCCTGAAATAAAGGATGTAAAATACACAGGCTTTGTGCATGAACTATTTGAACCGATTGAAAGATATCGCTCAATAACCTCAGTACCTCAATATATTCAAGATACTATTAACAAGCAGTTTATGACTCTTGTTAATAAGTGTATTGAAGAAAACAATACAACTGATTTAATTGTTGTGCGAGATACTTCAGCTTCAATGGGTTCTGCTGCAACAGGACTTTCAATGAGTTGTTATTCTGTATCAAAAGCTATTGCTCTTTATTTCTCTTACTTTATGAAGGGAAGATTCCAAAAAGCATGGATTGAGTTCAACAGTGATGCTCAAATGCATGTTTGGGAAGGAGAAACTCCGCTGGAGCAATGGTTTAATGATCGTTCAGATTATGTAGGAAGTACGAACTTTGATAGTGTTATTAGATTATTTGCGAGATTGAAAATTCAAGGTGTACCTGAAGAAGAATTCCCAAAAGGTATTCTTTGTATTAGCGATACGGAATTTAATCCAAGTCAGCTAAACAAAACTTCTGTTGAGGCAGCTCATTCAATACTTAGAAGTGCTGGTTTCTCAGATGAATATATTGATAACTTTGTTATCTGTTTATGGAATCTGAGAAATGATTTCTATGGTTATTGTACAGAACGTAGAACTCCGTTCCAAACATATGGTGACGTGAAAAATGTTTACTATATGTCAGGTTACTCGGCACAAATTGTGTCGTTCCTTAACGGACATGTTCAGACAACTCGAGATCTGTTTGATGAAGCAATGAATCAGGAGATTCTTTCTTTAATCAACATGTAAGTTTATAAGCTCCAGTAGTAATACTGGAGCTTTTATTTTAAAATTCACCTAACTATGGGTAAATATTTAAAGGATTATCAAATTTCAAAGTATTTAGACGAAGAACCAAAAGTATCTAAGAGACCTAAAAAATTTAAAGATAAAGAGGATGCAAAAATTCCTCCTAAGAAAAAATTTAAACGATGAAGAGATGAATCATAAAATATATACAGAAGTTCCGAAATCTCTTTAAAGAACCTGAAATTATAAAACCTTTAATTAAAGTATCAGATCTTAAACAGTTTGATGACGTATTTGTAGTTATTAATCATAAAGTTTTTAAAGCATGGATAATGAAGAAAACTAGTCGTTTACTTCAAGTCTTTGTTTGGGATACTAAAAGAGAAATAATTATAAATATTACTGGTCAGTTACAATATACTGTCATTGTATTTGATCGAAATAATTATTTGGTGTTAAACGAAAAAGATTTATGCGATTACTTATAGTAGTAGATATGCAAGAAGACTTTGTTAATGGTGTTTTTGGATTTCCTGAAGCAAAGGAAATTATTGAACCTATTAACAAGAAAATTGAGGAATATCACAAAAATGGAGATTTAGTGTTATTTACTCAAGATTCTCATACTATGGAAAGCTATGAGAAGACACAAGAAGGCAAAGTTTTGCCTCCACATTGTTTAGTTAATACAAAAGGATTCGATATTATCAAAGAATTTGATCAATGGAAAGATTTAGAGAAAATTGTAATTTCTAAAAAATGGGATTCTTTTTCCATTGATCCTGACCTACTTTATGAACTTGTTAGTGATTATACAATAGGAACTACTTTTGAGTCTGTTGAGTTAGTAGGTCTTGTAACAAATATCTGTGTTCTTTCGTGTGCGGTAACAGTAAGGTGTTCATTACTTAGTCCAAGAGTAATTGTAGATGCATCTTGTTGTCGTTCTTTTGATCCTGAGCTTCATGAAAAAGCTTTGGATGTAATGTCAGGATTATTAATTGACGTAATAAATCGATAAAAATGTTTGCTCCTATCTCAGTTTTGCTTACTGATTTTTATAAGCAATGTCATGCAGAACAGTATGATCCTTCTGTAACTAAAGTTGTTTCATACTATGTTCCTCGTAAAACTCGTATTTCTGAGTTTGACAAAGTTGTAGTCTTTGGTATTCAGGCTTTTATCAAAGAATACCTTATTGAGTACATGAACGAAAATTTCTTTAATCGTTCTAAAGAGGAAGTACTTTTAGAATATGAATCTGTTATTGCTGCCACTATGGGTACTGACAGAGTAAATTCTGAAAAGATTGAAAAACTTTACGATTTAGGATATCTTCCTATTGAAATCTGTGCTCTCCCTGAAGGTTACAAAATCGGAATGAACGTTCCGTGTATTGAAATTTCAAATACGCATCCTGATTTTGCATGGTGTACAAACTTTATCGAAACTATAATGTTATCGGAGCTTTGGTATCCCATGTGTGTTGCTACTGCTGTAACTAAATATCGTGATATTGTAAATAAGTATTACGATAAAACTTCTTGTATTTCTGGTCGTTCTGCTATTTCAGAATTTGGCTTTAGAAGTTTAATCGGGTTACATGGTGCTATTAAAGCTTCAAGCGCTTTTTTGTTGTCTTTTAATAAAACTGCTACTATTCCTGGAATTATGTATGTATCTAAATACTATAATACTCCAGTACAAATGGTAGGTGGTGGAATGGCTTCAACTGAGCATTCTGTTATGTGTAGTTCTGCTATGATCGATGGTTCTGAGATTCCATCGATTAAACGATTACTTACCGAAGTATATCCTAAGGGATCGTTCTCTATGGTATGTGATTCCTATGACTACTGGAATGTTGTAGATACGATTCTTCCTTCTTTGAAAGAAGAGATTGTTTCTCGAGACGGTACTCTTTTTGTTCGTGGAGATTCTGGTGATCCTGTTGAAATTGTAACAGAGACTGTGTTTAGTCTTTGGGATACTTTCGGAGGAACTATTAACGAAAAAGGATACAAAGTTTTGGATCCTCATATTCGTGCAATCTACGGAGACGGAATTACTCAAAACCGAGCAGAGCAGATTTATAAGATTCTGGAAGAGAAAGGATTCTCTGCAGAAAACGTAGCGCTTGGAGCAGGTGGCTTCTCAATGCTTTCCTATATGGATGCAGAAGGAAATGTACATATGTTCTCACGTGATACTTTTAACGTAGCAATTAAGTGTTCTTATGTGGAGACTACTGTAGAAGGTGTTGTAACTCCTATTAAGGTATTTAAGGATCCTAAAACAGATTCTGGAATGAAAAAGTCTCACAAGGGATGTTGTGCTGTCTTTTATAATCATGTCACAAAAGAATTCGATTGTGATGATAATATGACCTTGAAAGAAGCACATTCTGATCCTTTCAATCTTCTTCGTCCTATCTTTAAGGATGGAAAAATGATTGAAGAGACTAACTTCTCCGAAATTCGTAGAACTCTTTGGAATGGAAAATTCTAATTATGGAAAAGAAGTATAAAGAAATTATTTCTTTTCTGAAAGAATATCAGGAACGTACCCGTGTTAAAGGGTACGTCCTTGGTATTTCTGGACTATAGCAATTCTTGAAATACATTCGGCAAGAATTTGTCATTCAGAAGTAAAACCTAGCATTTATAGTGAGGTTTTTGAATACAATATTCCAAGTAATGCTCAAATTGTATTTCCTGACGAAGGCGCTAAAGAAAGATATCAATTTTATATTTTTGATAATCCTATTATATGCGCTATTAAGAAAAGAATTGCTAAAGATCAAATTAAAATTACATTAAGTTCTGATCTTTATTTGAATCGTCCAATTTATATAATGGATGATTTATGTGATGGAGGAGGCACTTTTAAAGCACTTTATAACGTTTTACAAGAAAAAGGAGCTGAAGATATACATTTGATTGTATGTCATGCGATTCAGAAAAAAGCGTTGATTGAGTTATCGCAATTGTATAAAACAATTACAATTTCCAATTCTTATAAAGATTGGGACAAAGAAGAATTACCGTCTAACATTAAAGTAATAAAAGTTTATGAATAAGTTTAGTGAAATTTTGAGTGCTACTGGCACTTCCGTACTGAAGAAACGTGCTGAGATTATTAACGCTGATGCTCGTGAAGCAGCAAAAGATCAGGTTAATAGCATTGAGAAGGAAATTCGTCAGATTAAATCGAAGATCATGAATCTTGAGGATCTTTCGATTAAGTCAACGGAGTCTCTGGTTGTTGGCACAGACTTTAAGGCTGAAGAGTGGGTAAGCCAGATGTTTGATCTTCGTGATCAGCTGCGTAATGCAGAGATTTGTCTGGAGATCGCTAAAGGCATTTACGATGAATACTTTACTGAAAAGGAAGTTTCGGAGTAATATTTAAGGATAGCTGTGCTATCCTCTTAGCTCTATAGTTTAATGGAAAGAACGCTAGACTACGGATCTGGAAGTGAGAGTTCGAATCTCTCTAGAGCTTCTAATTTTCTAAATATGAAAACTGTATTGTATAGAATTCAATCAATAGATGCAACTGAAGATGAAGGTTTTATTTATGGTAAAATGCGAGTATTTTCAGATGCAAAAATTACCGAAGAAGATTGTTTAAGAAATGAGTTTGGGAATTTTTATATTAATAACGTTCCTGAAGCTTGGATTTGTGAAATTATAAAAGAAATCGATGATTATGATGTATAGTTTAGATGAAATTGGATTGTTGCCGAGCTCTAATCCAGTTAATATAAATAGTAGACAAGAATGTTGTCCTTTTAATGAAGATGGTAATCTTCCGATCTTTGTAGCACCTATGACATCTGTATTAGATTTTTCTAATTATGAAAAATTTAAACGTTGGAACGTTATTCCAATTATTCCAAGAAGATTGGAAAATTTGAAAGATAGAAAAAGAATGTGTAGTAATGTATGGTGTGCTTTTAGTCTTTCTGAATTTCAAAAAACGTTCTGTGAAGAGGCAGATAGAAACGATTTACCAAAAGATGTTAAGTGCTATGTACTTATTGATATGGCTAATGGTCATATGCAAAGTTTATATGATGCTGTAAAACTTGCTAAATCTCTTTGGAGTAATTTAGTAATCATGATTGGCAATATAGCTCATCCTGATATGTACTGGCAGGCTTATTTAGCAGGTGCTGATTACATTCGTGTTGGTATTGGTACTGGAAGTGTATGTACAACTGGTGTTAAAACTGGAATTCATGCTTCTACAGTTTGGCTTCTTGAAGGAATTAAAAAAATTAAAGAAGAAATTATATCTGGAGCAATGATGATAAACCCTCTTCCTAAAGTAATTGCGGATGGAGGATTATCTACTATCGATCGTATGATTAAATGTCTTGCCTTAGGCGCAGATTATGTAATGGTAGGTAAACTTTTTGCTCAATGTGAAGAAGCATGTGGAGTAACTAAAAATTTTGGTAGAGAACGTTTATATTATGGTATGGCAAGTACTAAAGGCCAATTCGATATTTCTAAAGAATTTAAGCCTGAAGAAGGAATCTCTATTTGGGTTCCTGTTACTTATACTGTAAAAACTCTTACCTCAGAATTTAGTTCGGCATTACGTTCTGCTATGTCTTATACAGGATGTAAGACTTTAAAAGAATTTAAAAACGTTAAATATGAAATCATGTCTCCTTCCGAAAGAGACGCTTATTATAAATAATTATGTATGTAGCTAAAGATAAATCTGGAACTGTACTTATTAGTGTAAAAGAACCAGAAAGAATGACTGCTCATTGGAAGGCTCCTGATTGTCAGTATATGATTGTAAATGCTAAATATGCTGAAACCATGTTTCCTGATCTTAAATGGGAGAATGAGCCTATTAAAATAACTTTAAATATTAGCTAAAATGTGTTTAGTTAAGAAAAGTATCTTTCCAAGATTTACGTTAAAAGATAAAGTTGTTTATAAAATTGTTTATTTAAATTCTCTAGACGCATATATATCTCCTTTCCGTTGCGATTTAATTGAATTAAATAAAGAATATAAAGGAGAATGGTTAAATTTTAATCTAGTTACATCATTTCTTACATTTGAGATACATGATGGATATATTCATAGTATAAAAACCTTAAAAGGTGCAATACATTATATTAAGGACCATCTTTTTACTCCTGCATATATTTTAAAGGCAGTTATTCCAAAATATACTCTTTATTGGGAAGGTGTAGATAACGATATAGCATCTAGAAGAATTAAATATATTGATAAAATTTATAAAATACATGGAAATCGTGAAGAAATATATCCTTGTGGGATGGCCTGATATTCAGGATTTTATGATGCATCCAAGATGGAATGAATGCATATTTTGTGATTCTATTCCTGGTCATGAGGTAGGAGATTCAACTTATGCAGTTCCTGAAGATCTTTTTAACGAGATGTGTGCAATTAATGTTGATATAGAGAACTTAAGTTTAAAAAATAAATAAATGAAACTTAAAAATTTAATATTAGGAATAAAATATCAACTTCCTTTATCAAGATTATTTAGAAATTTCTTTATAACTGGTAATGGTTGGGGAATGTTTTCTAAAAACTCTCACATTAATCAGCATACAAAAACTCCCAAAGTTACATATAATCATTATGAAACTGCAGTTAAATCAGCTCAAAAAATGAGTGAAAAAACAGGAAAACACTTTTCTGTATATAAATGCATTTATTGTGATGGTTTTCATATAGGTAAAAATAGAGATAATAAATAACGGTATAGGGCCCATAGTTAAAAGGTTTATAACGCACGACTCATAATCCTGTATTTCTGGTTCGAGTCCAGATGGGCCCACTAAAAATTAAACAATATGTCTGGATTTATAGTATTTACAATTATAGCATTATTTACATTAATAATTACTGTTAGTATAATTATCTTTTCAAAAGAAGATAGTTCGATTCGCAGTTATTGTGAAATGTATTCACTTTGTACTCTCATTTTATTGTTTATATTGAATTTAATTTGTGGTAGACCTATACAGTCATATCACATTAAGTATATAGAAACAACGGAAAATGGAGTTACTAATATTGATTCTATGTTAGTTATTGATAACATAGAATTTTATTTTATGAAAAAATAGTATGAAATGTTTGATACTTATTTTTAGTATATTGTTGACATCGTGTTCTGTTATGAACACTAATGTAATGATAGGAGCGACAAGTGAATATGAAGATCACGTATGGTATTATGAACAAAACCAAGAGTATCATAAACAATACGATCTTAAATTAACTATTGAAAAAGATAATATAAGTATATCTTGTGATAACTTATTTTATAAAAATTTATAATATGGCAATATTATTTTATGTATCTGGAGTTATTGTAATGCTTTTAGCATTTTGGATAACTCATGAGATAAAAGATGTCACTTGGAAAGAATTATGTATAGGTATTCTACTTTCTTTAGGAAGTTGGATTTCTGTAGCAGCAGCTATTATTTTACTTATATATGTAGGTATTATATTCTTTATTGAATGGATTGTTAATTTAAAATTTTGGAATAAAAAAGTATTTTAATATGAAAACATATAAAGGGCTGATTAAAAAACTTGAGCCAAATCAAATTTTTGTGTTTGGTTCAAATACAGAAGGCCGTCATGGTGCAGGAACTGCTAGACTATGCTTAAATAAATATGGTGCTAAGTGGGGTCAAGCTTCAGGACTTCAAGGACAAAGTTATGGGCTTATAACTACTGAACTTCGAACTTATAAATTTCCCTCAAGATCACCTGAAGAAGTTTTGGCAGAGATCAAGAAATTTTATAACTTTGCAAAACAGAACCCCGATAAGGAATTTTTAGTTGCTTATACTGCAGACGGATATAATCTGTGTGGATACACTTCTAAACAGCTTGCAAACTTATTTTCAGCTGTAGAGATTCCTGAAAATGTAGTATTTAATGATACGTTTGCTGAATTAATGTAAGAATAGTATGTGTAATTTTACAACCGACTTAGTAGAAGAAAAAGTAATTGAATATGTAGATGGACAACCGAAACGTCAATATATTTATAAAGGAACCTATGCTCAAATATTTAAAAAACTTGAAGAAGAAAACAGGCATGTAAGATATTGTAATGGACATTGGTTTTCCTTTGAGAATCCAGGAACAGAAAAACTTAGACAACTTTGGTATGGTAAACTAAGTAAATCTGAATCAATGGAACTTTATTATGGCAATGGAACGGTAGATTAAATTGTTTTAAGCCTCCATAGCTCAAGGGATAGAGCCACAGTCTTCTAAACTGTTTATCCTGGTTCGAGTCCTGGTGGGGGTACTAATCTTATTGTATATGAAAACTATTAAAATTTATTGTCCTAAATGTAAAAAAGAAACTACACATATAATGTGGACAGAAGACGGTTATGGTGCTACAGGTTTTGAAAGAATATTTAGTACTATTTTATCTGCAGGCATGTCTAATTTAGCATGTTCTACTTACTGTAAATGTTTAAGTTGCAGAAAAATAACACAAATTCGATAACATGAAAACTTTACTTTGGGTAGATGATTATCGTAATCCTTTTGAAAACGATTGGTTAAATTTTAGTCCTATTGGGCGAAACTGTAATGTAGTGTGGGTTAAATCTTATCAAGAAGCTGTTGATTATCTTGATAAAAATTGGCCTGATGCTATATGTCTAGATCATGATTTAGGAGAAGAAAGATCTGGATATGATATAGCAAAATATATTGTAGATAAATGTTTAACGTATGGTTGTCACTTACCTTTATATGCTACACAATCTGCAAACCCAGTAGGTAGAGAAAATATTTTAAAATTATTTGATAGATATGAAAGGTTTCATAAGGCATGTAGTTTTCAGTTATAGAAAAGGTCTACGATGGTATTTTAAATCTACTGAACTTAAAGGAATGTATATCATTTCTTTGTATCCGTGTGATATTAAGTTTTTAAGGTATGGCTTATATTTGTTATTGCCTCCATTTAAACAAACTCATATTAAAGGTAACTGGTAATTTTTAATTTTATGCTTTATTGTAGTGTATGTGGTTCTCCTTTACGATATATAGGAGAAACGAAAGATAAAAATGGAAATACTATAAGTATTTATTCTTGTCCAAAATGTAACAAATTAATTTACATATAATGTTTCTTTTTAATTTAGTTGTATTGTTAGCTTGTGGATTTGTATTAGGTTATGAAAGACAAAAAACTAATAAGGTAATTGGAATTAGATCAGTTATTTTATTAATGCTAGGTTCTTTTATTTTTACTTATATTTCTACAAGAATTGGAGGAGATCCTTCTAGAGTTGCAGCTCAAATTGCATCTGGTGTTGGTTTTATTGGAGCTGGTATTATCTGGAAAGACAAGTCTACTAGCATATCAAATTTAACTACAGCTATTTTAATTTGGGTGATTGCGGCTTTAGGAAGTATGATCTCTATTGGTCTTCTTAAAGAATCTGTACTTATTACAATCATTATTTATATTGTATTAAGATTTAACTTTCTAAAAGACGTTTAATTTATAGGTCTGGAAAGTAATCCTTGATGGTGATAGGGCTCGCCTGCTAAGCGAAGTGTACCTCTTTTGGTATGTGGTTCGATTCCACTGCTTTCCGCATTTAAAAAATAAAATTATGAAAATCGCAACTTTTTTTGGAGCAGCTCGTATAGATAAAAAATCAGAAGAGTATTTAGATACAATAAAAATCGGAACTATTTTAGCTGAAAAGGGATATAAGGTTCGTAATGGAGGATATGGTGGATTAATGGAAGCAGTTTCTATTGGTTCTAAAAATGCTGAAGGAATTACATGTAGTTCTTTTGGATTTACAACTGGAAACTCTTATTTAACCAACTGTATTGTTGCTAAAGATATTTACGATAGATTACGCCTTTTGATTAATGAAAGTGACGTGTTTATTGTTCAAGTCGGAGGTATTGGAACATTATCTGAGTTATTTCTTACATTAGATGAGTGTCGTAAGAAAAAAGATAAACCAAAAATATTTTTAATCGGAGATAAATGGCAATGGTTTATGGATTGTCCTTTAATTCAAAATAATGTTAAAAAATTAGTTACTGTAGTTTTAAATGTAGAACAGTTACATTTATTACTGTAATGTTTTGCCCCTGTGGCGTAATTGGTAGGCGCGCTAGATTTAGGATCTAGTGCCGAAAGGCGTGCAGGTTCGATTCCTGTCAGGGGCACTTAAAATATTTAATTATGGAAGAAAAAGTATTAAAAATTGAAATCCCTGATGGATATGAAATTGATAGAGAAAAAAGTACTTTTGAAAAAATAGTATTTAAACCTAAAAAAGAAGATTATAATAGCATATGTAAGGAACTTTTTCTTGACAAACTCGGATATTTCTGCAATAGAAGAGGAAGAATAGAATCTATAACTTTAAATGATTATTATTATAAAGATATAAGTAATTGTACTTCCGAAAAACAGGCTAAGAAACTATTAGCTATTAATCAATTAATGAATGTAGCTAAATATCTTAATGGAGATTGGCAATTTAATTGGGAAGAAGCTGGTAATTCTAAATTCTATATTGCTCTAGAACATAATAAAATAAGAATACTTGAAGGCTGGGTTTCTAATGTAGCATTAGTCTATTTTAGAACAAAAGAATTAGCTCAGAAGGCTATTGATATTTTAGGAGAAGAAACTATTAGACTAGCTCTTTCAACTGATTGGTAGTATGAAAATTTTTAAAGTCCTATTTTTAGATATAGATGGAGTTTTAAATTCTGATGATTACTTTAATAATAGAGAAGATTCTGATAATCGTCCATATCCTTTAAGTGAGTTTGATCCTAAAGCGGTTATAAAAATTAACAAAGTTTTAGAAAAATGTGATTTGTTAGTTATGTCTTCTGATTGGAGATTTCAAACAAATTTGAAGAATATTTTGATAGAAGTTGGAATAGACAAAAATAAAGTAAATAGTGTTATATTAACTCCATATCTTGGACATGTGTTTAAAGATAATTTACGAGGTCATGAAATTGACTTTGTAATTAAAAATTTAAAGAGAACTTATAAAAAAGTTAACTATGTTATTATAGATGATCTTTTAGAGTTTATGCCGTTTCAAAAAGTACATTTAGTACATACCTATTTTAAAACAGGGATTACAGATAATGATGTTAATAAGGCTATTGAAATTTTAGAAGATACTGGATTATATGTATAATGTGTATTATGGATAATGAATTATTAACATTAAAAACTTGTGATGGTAGTAATTATATTACTTGAACCTCTTCAGAACTACCATATACAGGCACTTCATTGGTAGATACTATTAAAATAGATAGTTCTGGTTATATATCTAGTAATTATGGAAGTATTACAAATATAAATACAATTGATCAAATGGATAAATTATATCTATATTTATCAAATGGAAAAACGTGCGTAGCTACTAAAGCTCCTGTTTGGAACAATACTGCTGGATATTTCTTTCGCGCAAAAGGTTGTCACGTTCTATATATAAGTGGCGATATGGCAGCTAAAGATTTATTTAGAAATTATGGAGTTCCTTCTGAATTGTTTGAGAAAGCGTGTTTTGTAATGTCTGAGTTTAATTCATATGTTTTATGTGAAGGAACTAGATTAACAGATATTGTTTCAAACAATAATGGTAAAAATCGTAAAGATTTTATACACAAACCTCGTAAGAAATAGGCGTTATAGGAGTGTGGTGTAACGGTAGCACAGCGGTCTTCAAAACCGTAAAAACTGGCGTCCAAAACCAGTGGTGTGGGTTCGAATCCTGCCACTCCTGCAAATAAAAATATATAATTATGAAGAATTGGATTATTAAAATTATCGGAGTTATATCTGTAATATTAATTATCGTTATTTACTTTATGGGTGTTCGTATCAACGATTTAAACAAATCACTTGATATTTCAGTAAATAATGGAAAAGCTTATGCTGCTGAAAATTCTAATTTACAACAAGATAATATTGTATTTAAATTTCAGTTAGCTCAGATGACTCACATGAAAGATTCTATCTTAATAAAAATGCGGGAAACTGCTCAAGAATTAAAAATTAAAGACAAAAAGTTAGAATCATTACAGTATCAATTAGAACACATTTCTAAAAAAGATACTATAATTGTTAGAGATACAATCTTTAAAGAGCCTGGTTTTATATTAGATACTTGCGTAAATGATTATTGGGCTAAAACTTGTATCCATTTAGAATATCCTAGTAAAATTGGAGTATCTAGTGAGTTTAATAACGAGAAATATATTATTACTTCTTGGAAAAAAGAACCAATTAAACAAAGAAAATGGTTTTTACCTAGATGGTTTACACGTAAGCAAAAAATTATTACAGTTGATGTAGTAGATAAAAATCCTTATGTAACAACAGAAAGACAAAGATTTGTACAAATAGTTGATTAAAATGAAAATCGAAACCCAATATTCTATAGGAGATCTTGTGTATTATCCTGTAACTCGAGTAGAGTTTAAAGATGGTGATTTTGTTGATAAATTAGTGTTTGCAACAAATCCTGCAAGGATTACCGAAATTAAAATTACCGAAAACGGTATATTTTATAAAGTAAATGGTCAATGGTATGAAACAATATCAAAAGTTAAATAATAGTGATTACTAGTTTTTTAGCATTTGGTAAAAGTAAGGAAGTAGAATTTGCAAAGGATTTTATAGCTAAATATTCTATTTCAGAAAATAAAGTAAAGTTTTCTTCTACTGAAGAAGATGTTAATGATCATATTGATTTGTGGATCGGTAATAAATCGTTTGATGTAAAAGCGGCTAAACGAATTAATCGTTTTGATGTTCATCCTTGTTATTCTATTCATTGGATTGAATTACGTAACGTTCAAGGACAAAAAGGATGGTTATTCGGACATGCTCATTATATTGCTTTTGAATTAGAAGATAATTGGTGTGTTTGTCCTAGAACTTCTCTAATAACTTCTCTGCGTGGAAAAGTTGATTTTTCATCATTTACTACTAATAGAGAAGATATGTTTAAAATATATAGACGTAAGAATCGATTAGACGCTATTGTAAAGGTAAATGTTGAATTTTTAACAAATATACCTACTAGCGTTTTAATTCCTAAACATTAAATCTTATGATTTTTTCTTTAGTTTATTACTTAATTTGTGCAGGAATTGTTATCGGATCAGATGATGGTAAACCTTGGAAAAGTGCAGATTATTTAATACTTTTATTTGCAGGTGTGTATGCACCTATTAGTGTAGGTATTTATATTGGTAAATACTTAAGAAAAAATAGAGTTTATAAAGAAAATTAGAGTTTCTAATTTTTAGTTGCCGATGTATTTCAATGGTTAGAAAACTGCTCTCATAAGGCAGGAGTTAGTAGTTCGAATCTACTCATCGGCACTGGTGTTCGTAGCTTAATGGATAGAGTGCCTGATTGTGGCTCAGGATAGTGCCAGTTCGAGTCTGGTCGAACACCCTAAATGTTTTTATTATGGTTAAACAAAAATTATTTCTTAAAGACGGAACTTTATTTGCGTCTGAATTTGAACGTGTTGTACACGGTGGCAGAGGTGATTATATTGAATTAACTCAAGAACAAATTAGATTACCATTACAATCTAAATTTGGTAATTCAAATTGAAATGAAGAAATTTCTTCAGATTTCTATTATTATTGGTTGTATCCTATTGGCTATCCAAATGTAAAAGTTTATAAACAGTGTAAAACTGTAAAATATGCTGATTACAAAATAGGATATTTTTATATATCACCGTCTTTATTATTAAATTTTAAGGATCCAGAAAGTTTATTTTAAAATATTAACAATGAAGTGTTTAAATATTGCATTGGTTGCTCATGATGCAAGAAAGAAAGAATTACTTGAGTGGTTTAAATTTAATGTAAAAACTTTAGTAAATCATACAATCTACGCAACAGGAACAACTGGAAATCTTATTATTAATGCTTATAAGGAATTAGATCCATCTGCACCAGAAGGATATTATGATGGATATAAAGTACGAAAGGTTTTATCAGGACCTTTAGGAGGAGACCAAATGATTGGTGCAATGATTGCTCAAGGTCAAGTAGATGTTTTAATCTTCTTTTGTGATAATTTAATTACACAAGGACATCAGACTGATATCTCAGCATTAACTCGATTAGCTTCGTTATATAATATTGCGTTTGCAACTAATAGAACGACTGCTGACATGATTTTAACATCTTCTTTGTTTGCAAACGAAGAATATGTTCCAATTAAACAAGACTTTAGTAACTATTTAAATCGTAAGATATAAAATAATTAAAATGAACTTATTAGATTATTTTTATAACGAATTCGTTAGTTTCTGTGAAGAATTTAATGCAGTTGCTGCTATTAACAACGCTTGGCTAAAAAGTCACGGATTTGATTTAGGTTGCCGTCAATTTGTAATATCTGTTATAGAACCAGGTGTTATTAATAACACAATTCATTGGTCATCTAATCCAGCTCCTTCTGGTACTGACTGGAGTGATTTAAACGCATTGTGGAGCGAACGATGCTGGGAAATTGGACATCCTGATAACATTGCAAAAGTTAAAAAGGAATATTCAGATCCTATTACAGTTTATTATGTTACAGATCGAAATTATCATATGAAGTATGATGATGAAGTTCGAGATACTTTATATGATATTAGACCTACAACTTTTAGAGAAATCGATCTTCTTGAATGTAATTTTCAAACAGACACTAATATTCCTGGTCAATATGTTGGAATTATTATAAATTATCCAACTTGGTTATTTCGGAATGTTGTTACACAAACAGAGAAACTTGTTTTTAAAGAGCTTCCTAAAAACAATATTATACACGTAACAAGTAATTTTCTAAGTGCAATTGCAAGTTTTCCTGCAGCATTAGCGTGTATTTATGAACTCGGTTATGATTCTAAAATTAACTATTTAGATATTGATACTAATACAGGTAACGTTTCTTATCTTCCTGTTGATAAAACATTAAAATCTGATTTTGATATCAATACAGTTTATACTAACAGTAATCGAAAAGTTACTACTATTGGTAAACTATTGAATAAGTTTAATAGCTCTGATTATATTAGTAAATGTGATATGGAGCGAATTTCAACATTTTTCTCAGGTTTTAAGACAGATTTAAATGTTGAAATTTGGGATTCTGACCGAATTAGCGAAGCATATTTATTTAGTAATTATGCAGACGAATTAACTTGTATAGTTTCTACTTTACATAAATCATGTATGCGATATGAAGAATGTCAGCCTTATTTTGAATTTTATGAAAAAGCAGAAGCTAAAATCGCGGTTGCACTAGATTCAAATAAAAGAATTTGTGCACGAGCTCTTTTATGGCAAATTGACGATAATCTTTATTATTTGGATAGAATTTATTCAAACAGTCCTTTTATTATAGTTAAATTTGCTAAAACTGTAGCAGAGAAGTATCCGATTAAATATTATCGTGTTGATAGAAAATTATACGATATAGCAACACACATGGAAGTTACTATTTGGCCTAATTATATAATTTCTAGAAAAAATCTAATTAATTACCATGGGCCATTTCCATATGTTGATACTTTTAATGTTTTTAATCCGTTTACTGGAGAATTGTGGAGTTCTGCAAATGTCTACAATTTACATGAAACTAATGGAAATTATCTTAAAATATAAATGAATATGAAAAATGCACGTTTTTATTACAGCGCACCTATGTATACGGTAAAGGTAGCTGTTATTGGAGCAAATGGCTTCAACCCTGACAATGTTATTGGTTTTTATGGTAATACTGTAGAGCAGATGCCACGTATTACTATTTGTAGTATTTTAAGTGACGATAAGACACAGCTCTCGTTTGGCGTAGCAATGTGTTCAAAGAAAGATCGCTTTGTAAAGAAAATTGGACGTGAATTAGCTTACAATCGTGCTTTAAATAGTCCAATTGCGACAGTAAAAGTTACTAAAGAAAATATTAGTGACGTTCGCATGGAAACTTGTGCATTCCTGGAAGATCGAGTTAGAAAAATGAATCCAAAACTGTTCTAAATGGAATATGATATTATCATTCATGGCAAAGTAACGACAAAAGAAAAAGATAAATTTCAGAACTCGTTTAATAAATTGCTAGACGAAACAAAATCTTCTTTTAAAGGAAGTGTTATCGTGTATGAATTTACAGAATATGAAGAAGTAAAAGAAGATGCTACAAAAAGTTAACTCATTTTTAATTCCAATTATAAATGTTGAAGTATCTATTCTAATCGGCGATCCTGTAACTATTGAAAATTATCTTCAAGATTTACATCATCGTCGATTTGAGTCTAGATCTCCTAACGTTGTTGCGGAAACTTTTTACTCAGACGATTCTGATGCAGAGGAATATCTGCATATTGCTTTGTATGATACAATAGATATAGAAGATTCTGCAAGTAGTATCATTCACGAGTGCCTTCACGCTGCGCATAAAGCTCTAGATTTTAGAGGTATTTCTTGTGATGAAGAACTCTTATGTTACTTGCAAGGTTTTTTGATCGAAAAGGTTCTTGAATGTTTGAGTGCTGAACTGACGGTAGTTATAAACCGTCATCAAATTGCGGAGGATATTCCGTAATTATTACTAAAAATGGAGAGATTATAAAAAAACTTTATCGCGGATATAAAGGAACGACAAATAACCGTATGGAACTTTTAGGAGTTTTAGAATGTTTAAAATATTTTGAAACTCCTGAAGAAATAACCATATATTCGGACTCGCAATACGTAGTATCGAGCATTAATAATCAACATCTTTTTAAATGAATCGAAGAAAACGATTTATCTAAAAAGAACCTTGATTTATGAAGACCGATTTATGAATTATTGAAGTTCCATACGGTTACTTTTGTTTGAGTAAAAGGTCACAACAATAATAAATTTAATGAGTTAGCTGATTTATACGCAACTCATGCTAGTGATTGTTTAGATTTACCAGAAGATAATGGTTTATTTTAATTTTTAAAGATGTATAAACGATTTAAAATTCGCCGTATTGGAAATCATTGGTACCCATGTGTTAAACACGATTATGGTGGTGATATTTCTTTAGATCAAAAAATTGAAAGATATTTTGATCAAGTTTCGAGATGCTCGGGGGATACAGATGAAATTACTATAGAGTTAGAGGAAATTCCAATAATAGTAGAGGATATTAACCTTATCTTCTTTAACGAATCTGATATCACAAGATTCTATACTACTGATGATGATTTTAATTTGAAGTTTGAAATAAACGAACACGAATTTGAGATTAGTTCATATTTATTTGGATGTTTTGAACTTCAATTTGATCTCAATTTTCATGAGACGCTTTATAAATTACACATTTGGTAATGGAATATGAAATTCGAATTGTTCAGATTACGTCTAATGGCTGTTGTTTAATTTACTCAAAAACTTATAAAACAGATAAAGAAATTGAAGAGATAACAGTGTATAACAAAAAATTACATTGTTTTATGATTAGAGAACGTATAAAGTAATGAAACTAAAAACTGAAGCTAAAGACTCAACTGAAAAATTAGATATTAAGCGTAGACAGCGTCCTTTGTCTGAAGATATTCAAAAGTTACTGCTTCGACAATTAAAACATGAATTGTACAATCATAATTTATATATGAGCTTTTCAAATTTTTATGGTGTACAAGGATTGGCAATTCTAGAAGAATACTATAAACAGCGTGCTGATGAAGAATATCTACATCATTCATGGATTCGTAAATATATGAATGAAAATGATGTAGCATACATTTATCCAGATATTCCTGCAATTAGTGAAACTTTTGAAGATAACGTTACACCTTTTAAGTTGACTGTCGACAAAGAAATTGAAACTACGCAACTAATTTATGAGATGGTTGATGCTGCTTGGGAAGAAGGCGATTGGGCTACATTTAATTGGTTAAACGGAAACGATCCTGTTAACGGTAGGCTTGTACAAGAACAAGTAGAAGAAGAATCGATTTCTAGAACAGCTTTAGATATTGCTATGGAAGAAGGTTCTTGGCTTCGAAAGGAAAAGTCTATCATGAATGCTTATAAAGGAGATGTTGATTAAAATACCTGATGATATTACAGATCTTTATTTTTGTGGAGATATTCATGGTAATTTAAATTATATCAAATATTTTATTAATACGGGAGTTGGATTTCCTCAACAGAAAATCCTTAACTCCTGTATTATTTTATGTGGAGATGTTGGATTAGGATTTACTCCTGAACTAGAAAACATGAACATTTCCTTTTTAAATAAACTCTGTGAAGAAACTAATAACTACATTATTGCGTTTCGAGGTAATCACGACGATCCTAAACAATTCAAAAACATTCATCGAAAACGGTTTAAAGCTGTAGACGATTATACAATTGTCCAATTTAAGAACAAAAATATATTATGTATTGGAGGAGGTACATCAATAGATAGAGTATATCGTCAAAATAATGATTGGAAATATTGGGAAGATGAAAAAATTGTTGAGTTAACTGATTTTGACTCTTTGCCGTATTGTTCGATTATTGCTTCACATTGTGCTCCTGTTTGTACATATCCTTACGGTATTAGTCAAACTATATTAGATTTTTGTAAATCTGATCCAACTTTATCTAACGAACTTATACAAGAAAGAAACTATTTACAGACTTTGTACGAAAAAATGTCAGAGAAAGGAGTAGTGGAAGACTGGTATTATGGACATTATCATAAAGATAAAGAGACTTTTATTGAGAACACTAGATTCCATTTACTTGGAATTAATTCTATACTAAGATATAGTTTTAATGATTACAATTAAATGTCGTTTAGTAGCTGTTCAAAAAGGACAATATTCAAAGCTAGTGTTTGAAGATTTGAATAGAGATCCTTGTGATGATCTTAAATATATTACTGTTGTAATGCTTCCGAATTGAAATTATACTGATACTCTTAAAATAGGAGATATTGGATATTTAGAATTTGTTAGTGTTAAAGCAGGAGAAACGCAATGATATAATAGAGAAATTCAAGATTTTGCAGTTTATAAATTTAATGCAAATTACTTTATAAACTTCATTAAACATAAAGAGATAGATAGTAATATGAAAGAATTTAAGTTTGTTTAAATATGAATACAGAATTTGGAGCTAAATTGAAGGAAGCTATAACTGCTAAGGATAATGATATTAATAACTTAGTATGAAAAGATAAAACTGGAGCGACTGTTCGTTTAATGGATTTGACTCAAAATGAATTAAAACGATATCATCGTCATTGTGAACAAATGTTAACGAATAGAGATATCTATAAACCTGGTAAGTTAGTTATTCGGGAAAATATCCAAAAATGTTGAGATTCTTGTAATGCTGAATTATTTGTAAGATATCTTTTACACGAATGCGATACAGATATTCGTACTAACAAAGATCTTCTTGACTTTATTAATAGTCAAAGAAAGAATAATAATGTTAGTGTAGAAGATAGTATTTCGGTTTTGTTTACAGGACTTCCGCCTATTTATGAAAAAATAACAGTAGGTAAATTAATGGATGTGTGCTTTGATAAATTAGATGTATTAAATAAGAAAATGATTACAGACAAATTTATTATTGCACAAGGTATCTGGCTAACAGATGAAGAGAAGAAAGACCTTACAGAAATAGAAGAAAGCGGTAAAGCTCGCAATCGAATGGAAGTTATTAAAGAAAGATTGTGTTTAAATCCTGATATTAAGTTAAGAATTTGTCCTACAGGATTAACTTTTGCAGAATTTAGAGCATTGATTCAACTGTCAGATCTTCCAAAGATTTCTTCTTTATCAACAATAGCTCTTAAAACTCTTAGAGACAAAATATTGTTACTTTTAGATAACGATCTTGATTATCACATCAATAAATGGTCAAAAATTAAGAAAGATATCGAACGAGTAGCTGAGTATAAAAATTGGAATCTAGATTAGGTTCTAAAAATTAATTTTTGTAATTTTGGAACAGTTAAATACAGATTTATTAAAGACTCTATGCGAAATAGTACATCCTTCTCAACGAGAGCAAGCGATGATTAGTTTTATTCTTAACTTCTGTTATTCAATTGAAGGCATTTCATTTGAATTAGATGAAGCTAATAATTTATTTATTGAAAAGAATACAACAAATCCTGAAGTTTTTCCTTGTTTAGTTGCTCATATGGATGAGATTTTACACTATACAGGAACTAAATGCGCTCGTATAAAAGGTAATAAAATATATGGTTATTATAAAAAGACAGGAAAACAATGTGGTCTTGGATTAGATGACACTTTTGGTATCTATATTTGCCTGCATTGTTTATTTTGTCTAACTGATGTTAAAGTATGTTTAACAACTCAAGAAGAAATGGGTTGTGTTGGAGCAGAACTAGCAGCATTGAACATTGACTTTTTCGATAATTGTAGATTTTTATTACAAGCTGATCGAATGGGAGGTCAAGATTTAATAACTCATACTAATGGCATAGATATCACTTCAGATGAATTTCTAAAAGATATTGATCCTCTTTTAGAAAAGTATAAGTATAAAGAGGCACGAGGTACAATGACAGATGTAGGAACTCTTAAAGAGAATATTAACTTATCTGCTGTTAATATTTCGTGTGGATATTACTGCGCTCATACACATAAAGAGTATGGAAATCTAACAGAACTTCAAAATTGTTTAAACTTTATTTTAGATATCATTCGTTTAAATAATAAAGTGTACGAACATACTGCTGATTTAACATATTCTTATAGTAGGTTTTTGTCGGGCGGTTGGAAGTATGATAACGAAGAAGAGGAATATGCGTATGGTAGAAGATATGATTATGCCTACGAAGATCCTGATGAATATTATTATGAACAGTTAGCTAAAAATTGCGAGACATGTAAAACTTATAATTGTGAAGAGTGTGCACATAGTCACTTATAATGGATAAGACTCAACGTCAAAGATTAGGTGTCCAAAAATGAATTAACAATAGGGGTAATGGCATTTGAGTTTGAAGTACTGGTGTGGGTAAATCATACGGAGCATTAATGGCTTGTGTAAAGTTATTAAAAGTTAGACCAAATGCCAAAATCCTTATTTCTGTTCCCACAACACTTCTAAAAGAACAATGATTGAAAGATGTAGCTAAAACTAAATTTTTCAATAATGTAACAGTAGAAGTGATCAATACTATATTAAAGAAAACTTGAAATGTAGACTTACTAATAATAGATGAATTACATACGGCTGTATCAGAACAGTCAATTAAAATCTTTGAATTAGTTAAATACGATTTCTTTTTAGGACTTACAGCAACTTTAGAAAGACTTGATGGAAGAGAAGAATTACTTTCTCTTTATACTAAAGTAATTGATGTAATTACTACAGAAGAAGCTATTAAAAATGGATGATTATCTCCATTTAGATATTATAAAGTTTTAATTGATGTTGATGATATAGAAGAATATCATCTATTAAATCAGAAATTTAACTCTGTTTTTGCGTTTTTTAACTTTGATTTTTCATTTGCAATGAAATGCGCAACAGATTGAAAATTTCGAAACTCTTATGCTTATAAGATGGGATACGATACTAAGCAAGTTCTAAAATTTGCAATGTCTTGAATGCAATTGTTGCAGAAAAGAAAAAAGTTTGTAATGTCTCATCCTAAAAAGTTTGAAATTGCAAAAAAAATTATAGAAGCACGAAAAGATAAGAAGATAATTACTTTTTCAGCAACCATTAAGGACGCTGAGTCGTTAAAAGTTGGATATACGCTTCATAGTAAGAAGAAGAAAAAAGAAAATACTGAAACTATTGCTTTATTTAAATCTTTACCAAGCGGAGTTCTAAATACTTCAAAAGCAGCAAATGCAGGATTGGATTGTCCTGATATTAATTGTGAAATTAGAATCAGCGGCAATAGTTCTGGAATTGATGCAAAACAAATTTTAGGTAGAGGTTTACGTTTTGTTAATAATAAAATAACAGAAGTATTTACTTTAGTAGTTCGAGGAACAAACGAAGAAGCTTGATTCAATAAAGCTCATGTTGGAATATCTTATATTACAATCAATGAAGCTCAATTAGACTTAGTATTAAATGGAGAAGAAGTAACTACAAGACAAAGAAATGATGTAATTACTAATTATAGATTTTAAAAAGTACTAAATGTCGTAATAAACCGTAGACATTTAGTTTTGAATTTAACTTCAAAAAAAATAGTTTTAATGGAGTTAAATACAATACTTAATATAATGGCTGAATATCATATTAGTGCTGATGAATTATTACTAATATGGCTTACTCTCTATGCTCAAGATGAAGAAGGTCATCCTGAGTTCTTCGTAAAATGGTGGACAGATTGTGATGGACAACAAAAATTAAAATCTCTATTTGAGAGTCTAAAAGAAAAATCAATAATTAAAAAGAACTATAATCCTCAAAGTTATGTTCCAAATGATATTGATTTTAATAAAAATTTCTTAAAGAAATTTTATAAACAATCTGGAATTCTTGGAAAAGAATTATTTGACAATTATGAACCGTTTATTTATATAAATGGTAAATTCGCTAGTTTACGGAATATTTCAAAGAAATTTTATAGTTTAGAAGAGTTTTATTTTTATTATTCTTCTCAAATAGGTCATGATCCAGAAAAACATAAGAAAGTAATGGAAATTTTAAAATGAGCAAGAGAAAACAAGCTCTGTAAAGTTTCTATTCTTGAATTTGTTGCATCTCATAAGTGAAATGAGTTTGCTAAAATGCGAGAAGAAGGATTTAATCCAGATGTTGGTACAACTTATGATTTCTATCAAGACGTATAATGGAAGATTTAAATTTACTCTGACATTTAATTGAACAAGGCAGAAAAGGTGAAAATAAAGGGCTTTCTGTCGGATTACCAAAACTTGATAAAATAATTGGAGGTTTACAACCATCGAGATATTATTGTATTTCGGGTGCATCTTCTGCAGGAAAAACTGCTTTAGCTTTATATTTTATTTACAGATTATTTAAAGATAACCCAAAAGATCCAATTTATCTAATATATTTTAGTCTTGAAATTGGTTCTGAAGTTCTTCTTGCAAAATTAATGTCTTTATATTGTGCAGAAGAGTTTGGCGTATATCTTACTATTAATGATATCTTATCGTTTGATAGTATTCTTAGTGATCACGATTATACGTGTTTAAAAGAAGCGCGTAATTGGCTTGCTAAACTTGGAGAACGTATTATAATCATTGATAAAGGATTATCTGCAAGAATATTATATAAAGAAATAATTCCTATTATGGAAAAGTGAGGAACGTATGATTGTGTTGGAGATAAAAGGGTATACATACCTAATGATCCAAAACAGAGAGTCATTTCGGTTATAGATCACATGTCTCTAATTCGTCCAGAGGAAGGTAGATCGTTAAAAGCAGAAATAGACTTAACTTCGTCTTACATGGTTTCTCTTAAACGAAAATATTATTTATCGTGAATTGCACTAATGCAGCAGAATAGAGAATCTTCTTCTATGGATCGAAGAAAAGCTGATTTAAATGAACCTGGATTAAATGATGTTAAAGATTCAGGAGGTCCTGTTCAAGATAGCGATGTTGTTCTTCAATTATATTATCCTGCAAGAGATAAAATTCCAACGTACCGAGAATATAAAATTCTAGGACAACATAGTTTAGGTGGCCGATTTAGAAGTATTATTGTGTCTAAAAACAGATACGGTATTGCGGATAGAGTAATTGGTTGTGGATTCTATGGCGAAGTTGGATGATTTAAAGAGCTTCCGTTAGGAAAAGATATCACAGATTTTACAAAATATTTGGATATTAATTCAAATATTCGAGGTATAGATTCAACTGTAAAAGATACAGAAGAAACAGATAGTAAAACTATTATATTTAATCTATCATAAATATGCCTATTGTATTGCCAACTGTAAAAGTACCTGCAGAGACTCAAGATCCTAAAAATTTAATTTTATTTGGTCTTCCTAAAGTAGGCAAGACTACAATCTTAAGTACTCTTGAAAATAATCTTATTTTAGACTTTGAAAACGGTTCTACGTATGTAGATGCGTTGAAAGTTAAAGTTTCTTCTTTGAAGGAATTAAAAGAAGTTATCAAAGCTATTAAAGATGCAGGAAAACCTTACGATTATATTACTATTGATACTATTACTGCACTAGAGGAAATGACTAAAGATACTGCTCTTAAAATGTGGCAGAATTCTCCTCAGTTTACGACTAAATACGATGTAAAAGATATTACTCAGGTTCCGAATGGTGCAGGATATTCCTTCTGGAGACAAGCTCTAGAAACAGTTATTGATTTGATTGCTTCAGCAGCACCGAACTTAATTATTTGTGGTCACGTAAAAGATACGTCTCTATCAGAAAGTCTTGATGGATCTGTTAAAGATTTAGATCTTGTTGGTAAAACAAAAAGAGTTCTTTCTGCAAAATCAGATGCTATAGGATTTGTTCACAGAGATGAAAATTCTAATCTATGCATTAATTTTGGAATGAATGGAGAGATTCTTTGTGGAGCACGTCCAGCACATTTAGCAAATAAAGATGTTATTGTAGCTGAATATCAAGAAGATGGAACGTTTGTTCCTCACTGGGAGAGAATTTACCCTTCTCTTAATAAGTAATTTTTATGTTTAAAATAACATTTGAATTTGATGAAAATCTAAAAACTATTCATAACCTTAAGTGTGAAGAAATTACTCCATCTAAGGTTAGGGTTAATTCTAACGGACAACCAATTGTAGAAGTCGGAGAAAATAAATTAATTATTTCTCCTGAGGCTGTTGCAATGATTGGAGCTACAGCTGGAGATCGTATATCGATAGCGTATATCCAAAAATCTAAAGAATTAACTATTCCTGTTATTGGTAAATCAGAAATTTTTGCTGATAAAGATGCAGGAAATAAATTAACTAAATCTAGTACTGTTTCATTTAAAGGAAAACAAAGAACTATGCTATTAGAATACGGTTCGATATTTAAACTTGAACCTAGTTCTAAGGAAAACGTTTTTAATCTGATTGCGATTACAGAGGATTCAAGTCCTGAATTATCTTCAGATGATTTAAAAGACGAAACAGTTGATTTAGAAATTGACAATTTTGATGAATTAGATAAATTACCTTTTTAAATTAAAATATTATAATTATGGGAATGTATGATGGTGCTACGGCCGCTCGTGCCGAAGTTAAACCTGCTGCTAGCTATCTGCATGCAGGTATTCACAATGTAAAATTTACTGGTGTTGATAAGGGTACTGGTGAGTATTCAACTATGGAACTTTCTTTTGAAGGAGTCGATGAAGGAGAAGTAGGAGCTATTCATGTTGAACGTATGTTTGAGCCTAAATCGGCTGAACGAGTTCCTAATCGTTTTAATAGTTCAATTATGGATCCTTCACAAGCTGAACAATTCATGTGTAAGCTTATGCATGTAATTGCTGCTTTGAATCCAACTGTTCACAAAAAGATTCAGGATGGAACTGCAAAGTTTGCTCCAAGTGACTTTGATTCACTGATTAAGCTGGTTAAGAAAATTCTTGATCCTGTAATAGGTACTGAAGTACAAATCAAACTGCTTCCAAATGGACGTTTCTGTGGATTCCCTGGATTCCCTGCACGCATCAATAAGAACGGAGATTTGTATCTAAGTACTTCTTTCATTGGACAGGATTTAACTTTATCAGCATATGAAAAAGCGCAAATCGATAAAGCTAATTCTGCAAAGCCTACTAATATGGCAGCAAGTAGCGATTTAGACGAAATGCGCCGTGATCTCGAAGATGGAGATAATACTCCTAATGTAGATGATGACGATGATCTGCCGTTCTAATTTTTAAGTAAATGCAATTTACATTAGGACCGACTATTGTTACTAAAGAATTAATTCTTAACAGAGTAAGTGAAGAAACTTTAATGGAACATTATTTAGGAGTCCCTGTCAAAAAGGGACTCCTAAAGTCTCCATTAAGACAAGATAATAAGCCGACTTGTGCCTTTTATAGAAACAAGAAAGGAGATCTTATATTTAAAGACTTCCGTGGTGATTTTTCAGGTAATTTCATTTCGGTTGTAATGTATAAATTTCAATGTTCGTACGGCAAAGCCTTAAATATTATTGCAAACGATTTTGGTATAATTTCAAGGCCAAAAATGCAAGTCAATCCTCCTCTTATAAAGTATACTAATACAAAGTTTGAGGAAACACAAGAAGCTATTATACAAATAGAGGTAAAAGATTTTGACCAATATGAATTAGATTGATGAGCTAAATTTGGAATAACTCAAAAAATTTTAAGAAAATTTCGAATATTTTCTTGCAAAAATGTATTTTTAAATGGAAATCTTTTTCATTTATATAAGGAAAAACAATTAGTATTTGGTTATTTTGGAGGCATTAGAGAAAATATTGAACGATGAAGAATATATTTTCCAGGTAATACCAAATATAAATTTATTTCTAATTGAAAGTCTTTTAGGTTACAAGGTGCACATGCTCTTCCAAAAGAAGGAGGAGAGTATCTTGTTATTACAAAATCTCTAAAAGATGTAGCTTGTTTGTATAGTTGCGGTATTCCTGCTATAGCTCCGATTTCAGAAAATTGTTTTGTAACTCAAGCACAATTCGAAAGATTATCAAAAAAATTTAAAAAGATTATTCTTTTTTATGATAACGATAGTGCAGGAATTATTCATATGAATAAATTTCGAAAGCAATTTCCAGATGTTTATGTAGTTTGAATTCCCCGTCGTTTAGACGCGAAAGATATTTCTGATTTTTATAAGAAATATGGTAGGAAGAAAACTCTAGACTTAATACAACAAGCAAAGGATAAAGTTGATGCAGAAAGTTGAAACAGAAGTAAAGCCAAAGAAGAAGAAATCTAAATCTTATTCTAGAACTAAAGGTCATTCTTATGAGACTAAAATTGCAAGAGAACTTCGAGAGTTAGGTTATACTGGAATTGTGACTTCAAGATCTGAATCAAAATCTACAGATGATAAAAAAGTAGATTTAATTGATACTGAAGACAAATTTCCATACTATGTACAATTAAAATGTACTCAAAACACTCCTGCTTATCATCAAATAAGTGCTGAATGTCCTTTAAAGGATAAACCGTTTATTTTAATTTGAAATAAACAAGTAAAAAAGCAGACTAATATTTGTTCAGTTGGAGAGGTTGTTATTTTACCAAAAGAAGAATTTTACAAATTAATTAAACTAAAAGAGTAGATTTTATCTACTCTTTTTTATTTATACATATATGAAAGCGTGTAACGTAATATTTAGAGAAGAAAACTCTGATCAAGAGATAATTATTGCATGTGAACTTAACGATAAAGGGGATTTAAATTTTAAATTATTTTTTGATCCTCCTGTGACTCAAGATACAGATCTAGGAACACTATCTGGACAACTTGCTGCTGCATTTTGTAAATTTTTAGCAAATGAATAATATCATTTTATTAAAAACAATTGTTGGAAGTCAGGCGTATGGAACAAATACGCCTGATTCTGACGTTGATACTAAAGGAGTTTATCTACAAGATCCCATGGAAATTTTAGGGATCGATTATAAAGAACAAATAAATGTAGATAAAGATAATTGCTTATACGAAGTTCGAAGATTTTTACAATTATTGTCTACTGGTAATCCTACAATGTTAGAATTACTTTTTATACCTGAAGATTGTATATTAGAAAAACATCCTTTGTGGGATATTATATCGCAACATAGAAATGCTTTTCTAACTAAACAATGCTATAACAGTTTTGCTGGATATGCTTATCAACAAATTGAAAAAGCAAAAGGTTTAAATAAGAAAATGAACTGGGAGGCAGATAGAGTGCAAAGAAAACGCCCAATCGATTTTCTTAAAGTTATAGATGGATGTAAAACATATCCTTTGATAGAATGGTTAAAAAGAAAGGGAATGCATGAAGATTGTTGTGGATTATCAAAAGTTAATGATTCAGAAAATATTTATGTATTATGGTATGATCACATTAAAGATATTTCTAAAGATGTTGATCTTACTAATCCTAGATATAAAGATTGGAAAGATTTTGGATACAAAGGAGTTTGTGATGATGTAAATTTATTATTATCAGAAATTCCAGAATGGCAAATGTCGATGTGTCAATGTATTCTATATTTCAATCGAAGTGGATGGAGTGAACATTGTAAAGATTATAATTCCTATCAAACTTGGCTAAGAGAAAGAAACGAACGAAGATACGTTGATGTTCAAGGTCACGGACAAAAAATTGATGGAAAAAATATGATGCACTGTGTTAGATTATTACAAACTGCACAGGATATTATTGAAAAACATACAATTAATGTTCGAGTAGAAAATCCTGAATATTATCTTTCTATTCGCCAAGGAAAAGTACCGTTAGAAAGTCTGATTGAAACTTCAAAACAAAAAATTGAAAAATTAAAGGAGAGTTTCAAGACAAGTGACTTGCCAGATTCTGTAGATACAGAATTAGTTAGACATATATTATATGAATTAAGAAAAGAATCTTTAAAATTATTTTAGATGGAAACAAAATTTATTACTCTGCAACTGCTTTCTGAAAGCTTTGCGTCTAAACTGCAATGACTGGTTGATAACAATAACGATAAGATTGCGGCGCATTTACTTCAAATGGATTATAACATTAAAATGTATCATGAATTTGGTACAGATGCGCGAGGATCAAAGCTTCAAGAAATTGTTTTAGATTTTATTAAAGGAAATGTAACAGATTATGCGCGTCAATTAACTTTAAAATCTGATACATTTGAAGTATCTTTTCTTCCTAAAGGATGTGAGCCTGTATATACAGACTCTGGTAAATGGGCTAAAAAGAATCGTCAATCTGGAAAGCCAGGTAAGATTATACAAAAAGTTATTGGTCCTGGAAAATATAGTAACGCTGATTATGAAAAGTTTGTTTATTCACTTAAAGCTTTATGGGCAAATAAAGGATATGAACTTGAATTAGTTAGTGGTGAAGATATTCGGCATTGGTATAATAGACAGAATTACTATAAGTGCACTAGTACTTTAGGTAATTCGTGTATGTCTCACGAAACATGTAGTTCATATTTTGACTTATATTGTGAGCAACCCGAATGTCAAATGTTGATAGCGCTTAAAGAAAACAAACTTGCAGCGCGAGCATTAGTATGGACTATTAACGGAATTACGTTCTTGGATCGAGTATATTATATTGAAGATGCTCTCTTTAACGTCTTTATTAATTATGCAAAAGAACGCAAGTGGTACTTAAGAGAAAGTAATTGTCTATTAAGTGATGGAGACGATCAATATTTCCTTTCACCTGAAGATGATTATAAAGAAGCTAAACTTGTTCATTTTGAATTAAAGTTAAAAAGGTTCTATTCAGAATGGCCGTATGTAGATACTTTTAGATATCTTGATGCGAATAATCTAACAATGACAACGTATAATAGAGACAATACTCACCGTTGTTCATTTACTGATGGAGATTATCAAGATTCTGAAGAAATATTTACATGTGAGAACTGTGGATGTGAATGGTATGACGAGGATGAATTAGTTTATTCTGATTATGAAGATGTCTCTGGATGTACTTCATGTATGACATTCTCTGATTGTATGAATGATTGGATTACTAGTGATTCTTCGGTTCGAGTTCAAGTTGAAGATTTCTATTATGATTCAGCTTGTGAGGAATGGTTAATAGAACATCCTAACGAATTTGTACTAATTGATGGAACTTGGTATTCTGTTAAACATCCTAGAATAGTTCAAGACGATCAAGGAAATTATAGATTAAAAAGTATGTGTTCTGAATCATCTGAACCGACATTGTTTTGTTTAGAAAATGAGTAAAAAAGATAAAATTCGTTACGATCTAACTCCGCAATACGGAATATTAGAAGTAAATAAAGTGCTTACTAGTAAATTAGATAAGTACAAAGAAAACCAGTGGAAAAGAGGTATGAAATGGACGGAAGTCCTTTCAAACCTCAAACGCCACTTGGCACAATTTGAATTAGGAAATGATTATACAGAGGAAGGACTTCTCCAAATCGGAGAAGTTGCTATGAATGCTCTAATTCTTGCAGAGTATTATCATATTTATCCTCAAGGTGATGATAGAGTTATAGCGCCTACAACAAAACCTATAGTAGCTCTAGATCTTGATAATGTAGTATTTGATTTTAATGCTGCATACGAGAATAAATTCGGAGTTAAAATGAATCCTTATTGGAAAGCTAATTACCAAATGGGAGATCATCTAAAAGAACTGGAACAAGACAAAGACTTTTGGGTTAACATTCCTGTTCTTAATGTTCCTCAATTTGAAGTAGACTATTATATAACTGCTAGAAATATTCCTGTAGAATGGATTCAAGAAAGTTTACAAAAAAATAATTTACCTTGTGCTCCTGTTCACGTAGTGCCCTGGGATCAAAGTAAATTAAAGCATTTAAAAGATTTAAAAGTAGATATATTTATAGATGATAAATACGAAAACTATAAAGAAGCTACTAACGCAGGAATATTTTGTTATTTAATGGATGCTCCTCATAATAGATATTATAATGTAGGACATCGTAGAATTTATGATTTAAATATACCTATTAAGTAATGAAAGAGTTTATCTGTAATTTGTTAGGATGGGAAGAAGTAGAACTCGACTGGCTTTATACATTAGATCAAAAATATCATGTGCTTAAAGACATGAACATTTTCGGACTTTTTGAAGAAGTTTGTGATGGAGATCGTTTTAGTATTATTGAAGGTGGATTTCTTCATCCTCAATTAGCAGAAGCTGCCATGATTAACTTTATTATTAAAAATAATATAGATGAAGATTTTTGGCTTGCTGATAATATTTATACAGTAGAAGATCTTTATGAAAAAACTGATAAAGGATCTAATTTATTAGCCGCATATTATGAGTACGATGCTAGAAATTTAAACTACTCTACTTTGAAAAAGTTAGCGACTATTATCAAAGAATTGAAAGAATTGTGGGATAAATTTAATCAATCTAAAGGTACATTTGAAACTAAAGATACTTTTAAATATGCAAATAAAACTCGCAGACGTTAGGCTTATTCCACTTCTTCATACTGTAAAGCGATTAAAGATTTCAGATGAAGAATATTTTTCAGAGAAGTATAAAGATTATATATCTAATTCTCGATTAAAATATATAAATCCTGAGCAAGGAGGTAGTCCTTTGAAGTATAAAGATGGTATACCACAAGAAACTACTAGATCTTTGCAATTAGGATCTGCTATTCATGAGGTGTTTCTACAACCAGAATCTTTCTCATTAGAGAAAGATTTAGAAAGACCTTCTGCAAAGCTTGGAGAAGTGTGCGATTGTATTATTAAAAATCGTACTGAAGGAAAAAGTATCTATGAATCTATTTTTCAAGCATGTAATGAGATTGGCTATTATGTCAATAGTTTAACTCCTAATAGAATTAAACAAATTATTGCTAAAGGCTTCAACTATTATCGTAAAAGTAAATTAGTAGATAATACTGATAAAATTGTATTATCAAGTAAAGATAGAGAAGTCTGTATAAATTGTTTAAATTCTTTAAACTCTCACCCTGAAATAACTAGATTAATACGTCCTGTTGATATGTTTGGAGAGCCTACAACTTCATATAATGAAGATGCTATATTTATGGACGTTAAATGCGAGTATGAAGGACAAAGTACTATCTTAAAGTTAAAAATGAAAGCCGATAATTGGACTATTAACGAAGATACTAAAGAACTTGTTTTAAATGATTTGAAAACAACAGGAAAACCTGTAAATTTCTTTATGCAAGATTATGGTTCTTTTGTCCATTATCATTATGCTCGCCAAATGGGAATGTATTTATGGATGTTATTTCATCTATGTAAAAAGGAATTTAATGTAGATAAAACTTGGAATATCTCATCAAATATAATTGCTGTAGAAACAGTAGGTGAAAATAAATCAAGAGTATTTCGAGTATCTAAAAGTCAGCTTACTGCTGGCAAAAAGGAATTTCAACGTCTGTTAAAGATGGTTGGAGTTTGTCAAATTAAAGGATTTGATGATACAATAAATTTTATTTAATCTGCAAATATTTTAATAAATAAATTATAAATTTTTATTAAGAAAAAATTTGTAGAGTTACTATTTTAGTATTATCTTTGTATCACAATCGGAAGAAAAATATGAACTAATGTTTAATTTAAATGTTTTTAACTATGAAGAAATTTGAAGTTTCGGCTTATAGCCTTGAGGAAGCAAAAGCAACTGCAATGAATGAGTTTGGTATTAAGGTTACTCAGAATGTAACGCAGTCTTGGAAAAATGCAGGTTCGCCTGTATCTGGTAAAGAATTTGAGAATTTCTGTGTTGATATTCTCGATAAGAAACGTCTTACTGGCGTAGAGGGAGTTGGTCTTGTAATCGCAATTACTCCTGGTTCAAAAGATACTCGCGAGCGTCCTTATAAGTACAAGAATGTTACTTCGGAGGGTAAGCGCCAGATGGAGCGTGTTGTTGAAATTCGCTTGAAGGCAACCGATGAGGTAGTTGGTGAAGCTAAGAACAAGAGTGAAGCTGAGAAGCTTGCTAAGAAACTTATGCTTACTTATAAGCAGGATATGGTAGCAGTTATTACCTACCATGTTAAGGATGGTAAGGAGCTTGCATTCGAGTTAGATTATGCACCTTCACAGTCCGCACAGAAAGGCCGTTATATTGTATTCGGCAACGAAAAGAGTGGTTTTTAATAGCCTAATTAAAGAAAGCAGGATTGGATAAAATTCCAATCCTGCTTATTTTTTAAGATTATGAATAGTATAATTTTACCTAGTCCTTTAGAAAAATCTTGTGGATTTTTAGGAGTATATTTGGGAAATAATAATCGTGAAGTTTTAAATTTATTTAAAACTGGGTCATATTGTGTTTATGTAGTATTAGACACGTGATGTAAAATTACAACATCTTTATGTGGATGAGTATTTCCATACGCTATAAAATATATAGGTATGGGTACTTGATATAACGGATGAGGTAAATCTAGAAAGCGACCATTAAATCATACTAACGATTTATATAGTGATAACGTTACAATGGATCCAAATCGATATGTATTGACCTACCCATCAACATGCTTAGATAAACAATCAGCCTTTGATCTAGAATCAATACTAATAGATGCTGCGATTAAATCTGGATATTCGCTTTCTCCAAAAGGATTAAGAAACGTTAAAACTCAAGATATGCAGCTTTGAAATAAAATTCATGGCCATAAAATTAATGGAAATTACCTTAGACAAATTATTAAAGGGGAAATCTACCCGAATTAACTCAAGAGATTTTTATTCAACAGAAGATTACGTTAAACCTTTTGTTGATGAAATGAGTAAGTTTACATCTACTTATAGAGTTGAAGCTATTCCTCCTAGTCAAGTAACTCTAGATAAAGATGGAGAGGATACTACTTATAATAGAGTATTAGTTCAAGCAATTATGCCATCACAAGTCGATGAATATAATGAAATTTATACGTTAGCTTACTCTTTAGATATTAGAAAGCCTATGTATAAAATATATAAGGCTATGTTTAATAATACAACAAATGCTATAGTTGCATTCGATCCAAATTGGTTAATTGTCAACGAAATTAAACCTAACGAGATGTTTAAAATGCCTATTCAAAGTTTAATGAGTTTGACAAGTGATTTTGAAATTAAATTAAAAAAGTATAAAAATGAAGTTTTGTCTACTAAAGAAAACGAACGATATTTGCGTTTAGGATCTTGAATTGAAAAATGCCAATTTTTAGTATGGCAAAATGATTTTGGAGGTAAAGTTAAATGGTCTCCTACAAATGTTGTAAAAGCATACAACAATATATATATTAATACATCAAGTGATTATTATGTAGGAGATAAAGATTCATCTATAATTAACACTTATAGTTCTTTTGCACAGTTAATTGCAGATGATAAAAAAGATATATGCAATAAGTTTGAAAAAACTATGCTTATTAACTCGTTATTAAATTTAAAATAATGACAGTTGAACAGTGGTTAAATAATGATGAATTAGCAATTACTATTTGGAATAATAAATATAGATTTGAAAATGAATCGTTAGACGAATGATTTAATAGAGTTTCTGGTGGTGATGCTGATGTTAAAAAATTAATTCAAGAAAAGAAATTTATTTTTGGAGGTAGAATTCTTGCCAATAGAGGTCTAGAAAAACAAAATAAAAAAATAACATATTCAAACTGTTATGTTATTTCTCCTCCCGAAGATAATCTTGAATCGATTTTTGAATGTGGAGCGAAATTAGCTCGCACTTTTAGTTATGGAGGTGGATGTGGAATTGATATTTCAAATCTTCGTCCTACAGGAGCTAAAGTTAATAACGCTGCTAAAACAACTTCTGGAGCAGTAAGTTTTATGGATTTTTATTCATATATTACTGGATTGATTGGGCAATCTGGTAGACGGGGTGCATTAATGATTTCTATTTCTTGTGATCATCCAGATCTTGAAGAGTTTATTGAACTTAAGTCAAATTTAGATAAAGTTACAAAGGCTAATATTTCTGTTAGAGTTAGTGATAACTTTATGAAATCTGTCATTAATGCAGAAACTTTGATTCTTAAGTTTATTACGGATACAGGAGAAGTTATAACTAAAGAAGTTGAAGCTTATCCTATTTTTAGAAAATTAGCAGAGATGAATTGAGATTATGCAGAGCCTGGAATTTTATTCTGAGATGCTATTAAAAATTGAAATCTTCTCTCAAATAATCCTGATTTTTCTTTTGCAGGTGTAAATCCTTGTGCTATGTAAGTGATTGATAATCAAATAATTATATCAATCTTTGGCTCAAGTAAAAAATTGGGCAAAATCGGTGAATTCTAACCAATTCAAAGAGGTAGAATTTGTTTATTAGCAAATTTATTACTATTTTTTGTTGTATGAAAATACCGAGATAATTTCCTAAATTACGAAAGGTTAGGAAATATTGTAACGCATAGTGAGTGAATAAATATAATCTCACCACGAGTGCCCAATACTAATTTACTATGATAATATATAAAGTAACTAATAAAATTAATAACAAAATTTACATTGGTCAAACTATTAATTCTTTAGAACATAGAAGAAAGCAACACGAAAAAGATTGTAGACGAAATAAGTACTATAATAATCGTTTTCATAATGCACTTATTAAGTATGGATTTGACAATTTTATCTGAGAATGTCTTTGTGAATGTGTTTCTATTGAAGAATTAAACAGTAAAGAACAGTATTATATTTCTGAATATAATACAACAGATAAAGCTTTAGGTTATAATTTGAAGTTTGGAGGAAATAATGGAGGTAAATGTTGTGATACTACAAAAGTTAAGATTAGTTTAAGTAGTAAACAAAAGTGAACTAATCCTAAAATTGCTTCTAAAATGTTAAATGGCCTTAGAAAAGGGACTGAAACTGTTAAACAAAAAGGTTTAAAAAATTATGTACTTCGCAAATGTATTTATTGTGATACTGAATTTAAATGTAAACCTTATGATCCCAAAAAGTATTGTAGCTTAAAATGTGCAAATAATGATCCTAAGCATTATTTAGTAGGAGTAAAGGCTGCTTCAACAAAAGTTCAAGAACAGTATCAAAATTCAATACCTACAAAAATACAACAAATTGAAAATTGAATTAGAGAGAATAAATTACTATTACAGAATGTAAAAATGAACAATTTAACTTTTATTCAAGATTTATGTACATTTTTAAATGTAAAAGATCATAGAACTGTTGCAAAAATACTTAATGTAAATAATAAGAAAAATTTAGTTACAAAATTAATAGAAATTAGTAAAAATATATGCTAAACTGGTCTGAATTAACAGACGTATCAGATAACTGTATGGAGGAAACTCCCAGAAATAAAGGATAAAAAGCCTTTATGATAATAAATTGGAAGAGCCCTTGCCGAGCGGAGGGTCGTGTTTGCTCGGAAGTATAAATCTTGCAGAATTTGTTACAGAATATGAAACATTTGACTTTGCAGGATTTAAAGATACTGTTAAAAAAGCAGTAGTTGCATTAAATGAAGTACTTGATGAAGGTCTTCCATTACATCCTCTTATTGAGCAAAGAGAATCTGTTAAAAATTGGAGACAAATTGGGTTAGGAGTAATGGGGTTAGCAGACATGTTTATAAAACTAGGTATTAAATATGGAAGTGAAGAATCTATTAAATGGATTAATATGATTGGAACAGAAATGATCTTTTCAGCTTTAGAAAGTTCTAATGAACTAACAGTAAGTAAAGGAGCATATCCAATGTTTAATACAAAAGTTGTAGATACACCTTTCTTTCAAGCACTTAATACTAAAGAAAATAACCTCCGATATCAAGAACTAAGAAGTAATATTCTTTTACGAGGATTATGTAATTCTCAGTTATTAACTTGTGCTCCTACAGGTAGTATTGCTACTATGTTAGGAATTTCAACAGGTTGTGAACCTATTTTTGCAACTTCTTATACAAGAAAAACAGAATCTTTAGTTGATAAAGAGAAACTTTATAAAGTATATACTCCAATTATCCAGAATAATTTCATTTCAAAAGGAGTTCCTGAAAATCAACTTCCAGAATATGTAGTAACTTCAGAGAACATTCCTTATACAGAGAGAATTCAAGTTCAAGCTGCTTTACAAAGATATATAGATGCTTCAATTTCCTCAACAATAAACTTACCTGAATCTGCTACAATAGATGATGTTGAAAGAATTTATAGACTTGCATGAGAGTATCATTTAAAAGGTGTAACTGTTTATAGAGCAGGTTGTAAAAGAGGAGCTATTTTATCTAAGAAACCTATGGGAAGTAAAGAATTAATGAAGCGTCCAGAATCAATTGATGCTAAATTAATTAGATTTAAAAATGGAACTGAAAACTGGATTGCATTTGTAGGTTTAGTTGATGATAGACCTTATGAAGTATTTACAGGAATTAATAATATTGAGGATTTTCCAATTCCCTCAACTATTACCGAAGGTAAAATTATTAAGGTAAAAGATGAATTTGGTAAACGATATGATTTTCAATATGTCGATAAGTATGGATATACAAATCGCTTAGGAGGATTATCTCGAATATTTAATCAAGAATATTGGAACTATGCTAAATTAATTTCTGCTCTTTTGCGTGGTGGAATTGAATTAGACAAAGTCGTAAAGATCATTGATGGTATGCATTTTGAGTCTGATACGCTTAATACTTGGAAAAATGGTGTAAAACGTGCGATTAAGACTTTTATTTCTGATGGTGTAATTTCACATGAAACTTGTCCTGATTGTGGAGAACGACTTGTTTATGAAGGTGGATGTACTATTTGTAAAAACTGCGGATATAGTAAGTGTTTGTAAGTTATGGAACTTAAGTTAGATAAATTAACAGACGATAAAACTATTATAGGCAATATACTTATTGGATTAAAAAAGAAAGATGGATATTGCCCATGTAGAGTAGGAAAAGAAGAAGATTCCAAGTGTCCTTGTAAAGAATATAGAGACACTGGATTTTGTCATTGTGGATTATATAAAAATGCCTAAATATACACTACATGTTCCTGTTTATGGATCTTTAGACGTAGTAATTGACGCTAATGATGAACAAGAAGTATTAGAAAAATATTTAGAACAAAAATCTGAATTATTATACTTCGAAAATGGAATATTACAGGAAGATTTAGATGCTGCATATATTGTTCAAATTAATTCGAGAAAAACATGTTAAAACTTATTATACTAATTTTATTAGGATTAGAACTTGTTGCAAGACTAATTTCGTTTCACTATGAAGACGTGAGAGAACAGATAGCGTTAGGATTGCAACAGAATGCAGAAGATTTTAAAGTTAACGGACCTAAAACAAGAACTGCATTAGCCGTTTACTTTATTTTATTTATCTTAATTTTATTTTTATGTTAGTAAAAATTAAAAAGTTAGTACCTAACGCTGTTATTCCTACTTATGCTAAACCTGGTGATGCAGGAATGGATTTAATCGCTGTTTCTGTAAATGACAGTATTAATTATATTGAGTATGGTACTGGTTTGGCAATTGAGATTCCTGAAGGATATGTTGGATTAATATTTCCTCGAAGTTCTAATAGTAAAAAAGATCTATTACTTTGTAATTCAGTTGGAGTTATCGATTCTGGATATAGAGGAGAAATTAAGCTTCGATATAAGAAAATTATGAATCCTTCTGAAGAAAAAACTAATATTCTACAAAACATTTTTACAAATAGTTCTACTTTAATTTATGAAATAGAACGATATGACGTCGGAGATAAGGTAGGTCAAATAATGATTCTTCCTATTCCTTTTGTAGAATTTACAGAGGTAAGTGAATTATCTCAAACAGATAGAGGAGATGGTGGATTTGGTTCAACTGGCAAATAAAGTAATATGGAAGAGAAGTTTGGTATAGTAGAAAACAATATTGTATATCCTTCAGAAATGCCTAGTATTTCTGTTAAATGGGATGAAAAGTATAAAGGAGCACATCACTATATTTTTCGAAATTGTTTAGGATATCAAGACGGAGAATACAAATATATTCCAGGTTCTGAACAAGAGATTCAATTTGTTATGGAAAACGAGGACGGAACCGTAATACCAGGATTACAAGATGAACAACTTGCATTAGCTATGTTAGATAGAATTAAAAAGTTAGATGCTGTATATCCTAGTAAAATGAATTCTCTTCAAATTAAAGCTCTTGAAATTTTTCTAGATGCTTGTAAATTACGAAAACGTGATCGTATTACAAGAGGAGTTATGGGAAAGCTTGAAAAGTAATGGATTTTCAATATGCAGTTAAAACTTTAAATGAAGATTTATTACAAACTATTTATACTTTACAAGATAAATTTCTAAATTTTGAGTTGGGTCCAGAACAAATAGATATTTTGTTAACTATTTTTCAATTCTTACAAAAGAAAGGGTTTGACGAATTAGTATTATCTGGACCTGGAGGAAGTGGCAAATCTGCAATCACAAAATTGATTGTTATGTATTTGGAGCAATTAGGAATTCCTTATATATTAGCTACTCCTACAAATAAAGCTTGTGGAGTGTTGCATAATTACACAGATAGAGATGTTGTAACACTTCATAAGCTTTTAACTCTTAAGCCAACAATTGATATATTAGAGCTTGATTTTAAAGATTTACAATGAAACACTGATACCTTAGCGTCAGCTATTCCTGGAAGTGGTGTTTTACTAATTGATGAATGTTCAATGATTAACTCAGAATTATATGACTTTATTCATCAAAAAGCTCAAGCTAAAAATTGTAAAATTATTTATACTGGAGACGATAAACAATTGTATCCAGTTAAGGAGAATGGATTATCTAAACCATTTCAGTGTAATAATCGATGTTATTTAACTAAAGTTTATCGACAGCAAGAAGATAATCCTTTGTTAGATATATTAGATACTCTTCGAAATCAACCTATAAATCAGTTTTATGAAATTCGATCTTCTAAAGGAAATTTAGTTATTTATCATCATTGAAAAAAATTCGTATCCTCAGCGATTCATTTATTCAAAAATGCGGTTAAAAATCAAAATCCAGAGGAAGTAAAGTTACTTGCGTATACAAATAAAAGAGTAGAAGCTTTTAACGTTATTCTTCGAGAATCGATTTTTGAAAACAAAAATGAATATAATATTGGAGAAATATTAATGGGATATGATACATGTACTTATAAAGATCCAGTTAAATTTAAATGGATGGATTTTGAAATAATTAATTCTGCAGAATATATTATTACAGATATTAAAGTTACAAGCCGTCCATTAGGTTATGTTGTTTATAAAGGTTATGAATTAACCTTACGTCCAATTAATACAGAATACGCAGAAGATTCAATTTTTATTATTTCAAGAGATACTCCTGAAAAAGATTTAAACGCATTAGCTGCATACATCGAATTAATTCGATTAGATGCGATTAGAACTAAAACTAAATCTACTGCAGCTAAGTTATGAAAATCTTATTTTAGTATTATGGACTCATTTACAACACCAGTTGATTTAGTGTATGGAAATAGAACTGTAAGAAAAAAGACACTAGACTATGGTTATTGCTTATCTGTACATAAATCACAAGGATCTAATTATGATAATATACTAATAGATATGGGTAATTTATTTACCTGTAAAAACAAAGAGGAGTTACGACAATTACAATATGTAGCTTTGTCAAGAACTCGTAATAATATTAGTATGCTTATTTAATGCAAGATATATTAATTTCTAGAGACTCTAGAGGAAAAATTAGAGTTGTTGACATTTCATATGAATGAAACGATACTACTCATAGTTTTCTAATTATTAGAAAGACTTCACAATGAGGAGGTAAAATAACCAATCAGCCTATCATTGAAATTAAAAGAGGTAAAGCTCAAAGAACTGCTGCAGAACAAGCAAAATTAGAATACAATAGTAATGTTAAAAAATATCTAGATAAAGGGTATAAAAACATTAAGGATTTTAAACTAACATCTCTAGATGGAGTTACGGATCCTGGTAAACTGCTTGGTGATATTGCGACAGATCAATCTGGAGCTCCAAAACCTATGTTAGCAAAAAGCTATGATAGTGTTGCAACCTCAACTTTTGAACACGAGTTTTATGGATCTACTAAAATAGATGGAACTCGATGTTTAATGCACTGAAATGGTAAAGAAGTAATAACTGCATCGCGTGGTGGAAATAATTATGATGTTGCAGCTTATTATATTCGTACTGATCCAAAAGTAAGTAAATGACTTAAAGATCACCCTGATATTTGGCTGGATGGAGAACTTTATGTTCACGGTCTTCCTTTATCTTATATTTCAGGCATAGTTCGACTTCAAACATTAGATGAAAAACATAAACAATTAAAGTATTATGTTTATGACTTAGCAATTCCTGATGTAAAATTTAAAGATCGATTAAAAATTCTTAATGAATTTGCAGAAGCTGTTAAAGGATCAGATAAAATAGTTATAGTCGAACATGTTAAAATATCAGGATGGTTAAACATGAAAGCTCTTCATGATCAATATGTTAATGAAGGATGGGAAGGTTTAGTTATTCGTAATCCAGATAAAGAATATAAATTTGGAACTAGAGATAATCGAATGATTAAATTAAAAATGTTTGAAGATCATGAATATAAAATTCTAGATCTCGTCGATGGCCTTAGAGATGAAGATATGTGTTTCTTAATGGAAACTGAACAAGGATATCAATTTAAAGCAAAACCTATTGGAGATAGAGCTTTAAAGAAATGGTATCGAGATCATATAGAAGAGTTAAAAGGACAGATGGGAACAGTTAAGCATTTTGGAATGACTCAGACGAGTACTCCTGTGCCTAATCTTCCAGTATTTAAAACAGTTAGAAATTATGAATAAAAAAGAACTTAACGATTTAAAAATTACAATTTCTCAATTAGTAGAATTTTATCGAGAATTAAATGAGTTTAAAACAGCAGGATTAGATTTAATTAAACTTGCTCCAGTTTCTACTATTTTTAAACTTGTTCAATCTTTGTTAGATACAAAATATTCAGTATGTATTACAACTGATATTTTAGAATATGCTAAACAGCCTAAAATTGGTTTAGAAACTTTTTATAATTCTTTATGTACAAAATATACTTTAAAATATGATGAAGATCTTGACGATAATATTCATGGTGTAGAATTTTGCATAAAAGATGAAGAATATCAAAAAGTTCGAGACGAAGGTTTAAAAGTAGTAGGACACTTTACGACAGATCCTAATAAAAATAAGGCATCTCAAAAATCAAACTCTCAGCCTAAAGATGAGAAGTTTGTTAAAGATACGTGCGAGAAAGTTCCAGAGTATTATGTTAATGGAAAGAAAGTCGCTAAGGAAGCTTATGAGGAAGCCATGTCTAAGTTAGATAGTTTATTTGAAAAAATATTTAAAGTACTCGATGAATAGTGTAGTTTTTATAGATTTTGTGAATTCAAATATTGAAAAATATATGAAAGAGCAAAATCATAAGATGTTAGTTGCGTTTAGAAACATCAAATCAGAATATGTCTATAACAAGGAAAAATCTAAAAGTCCAGATTCTGAAATTATTAAAAAGATGTTTGATAAACGCAAGGAAACTTGTGAAATTTATAAGGATAAGAATCAAGAATTGTTTGATGACGAAAATAGAGAAATGACAATTCTTCATCCTTTTGTTCCTGTAGAAATTCCTGAAGACACAGTCTTAAATTTCTTAAAAGGACTTCCTATCGAAAAGGAAAAGAAAAATTTCAAAAAGTTTCAAGATGAATGTATGATGGAATTTGGCCAAAAAATTGACTCAGCTATCATTCTAAAATACATAAATTCGTAATTTTTCGCCTCAAATTTTAACTGAAACTTTAATGGGGGTATCATTATATCAAATTAAAGTTTCAGTTAAAATTTTAAGCTAAAATCAACAATATGGAAAAGATGATAATTGATAAAGACTTTCAAGGAAAAGTCTTTTTTACTTCAGATACTCATTGGAGACACGGTAATATAATTCGATATTGCGATCGTCCTTTTAGTAGTGTACAAGTAATGGATCATACCTTGATTCAAAATTGGAATTCTGTTGTAACAGATCGAGATTTAGTTTTTCATTTAGGAGATTTTGCGTTTGCAGATCGTTCAAAATTTAGACAAATTGCCAATTCTTTAAATGGCACTAAAATTCTAATTCAAGGAAATCACGATCGAACAGATGATATTCCAACTGAATGTTTTACAACAGTAGTGGATATGTTTCAAGTATCTATTTGGGATAGTGAACTAAATGAATATGCTACATTTATTATGAGTCATTATCCATTAGCTACATGGGCAGGAATTAATCGAGGTATTTTTAACCTACATGGGCATATACATAGTACTCCTGATTTAAGTGGTACTGGGTTTGATATTGTAGTTGCAAAAAATGCACCATGGAACCAATATGATGTTGGAGTAGACAGAAACAATTTTACTCCAGTTAGTTATGATGAGTTAAAGACTATTTTTACTAAACGTATGCTTTATGGAAATAAATCAGCTAAGAGTTCACGAAATTGCAATTAATATATTGCATCAAAGTGATAATCAAGAAATATTTCGAATTGATGATGAAGGATACGAATATGTTGATGATAAATATGTTAATTTATACGATGCTATCGTATCTAGAATTTGGAAATCAAATACTTTAATATGGATTTAAATGTTTATGTAGAAAAGTTGTATCAAGCTTGAGTAAAATATCAAGGAATTCGAATTCTTGTAGATTATGATGATACAATAAAGCCATATAATACAGCTACTTATTCTTTTTGTAAAGATGTCGTTGACACGTTAATCGAAGCTCAACGATTTGGTGCAACATTAATTCTCTGGACATGTCGTTCTGGAGATAGATTAACTGAAGCAGTTCAGTATTGTGAATCTATAGGATTAGTTTTTAATGAAATTAATCCTGAAAATCCATTTTTACCTGGATATTCTTTAAAAGCTTATGGTAATGTTCTTCTAGACGATAAGGCTGGATTAGAACAAGCTTTAAATACATTAAAAATAGCATTATCAAAATATAAAATGTTTATATATATGAAACTGACAAAAAGTAAAAATTTTAATCCGAATTATTTAGCTAAAATTGTTCAGATCGATTCTTTTAGACCTCACCCTAACGCTGAGCGTCTAAAGTTGTGTACTGTAGACGGATGTGTAATCTCTACTTCTATTGATTCAGTTGAAGGAATATATGTATATTTTCCTGTTGAGTGTGTTATTACACCTGAATTTCTTAAAGTTAATAATCTTTATAGAAAACCTGAACTTAATGCAGATCCTACTAAACAAGGATTTTTCGAGGAATCTGGCCGAGTAAAATGTATTAAACTTAGAGGTTTAGCTTCAGAAGGTTTAGTTATGCCTATCTATGAACTATATAAGTTTATTGGGGAAGGAAAAGATGCTCCGATAGATTCTGTTGAAGCTTCGAAATTAGTCGGTACAGAATTTGATACAGTTGATGATAAGTTGTTTGTCTGGAAGTATGTTATTCAGGTAAAAACTTCATTAAATCGTTCGAATAAAATCAATAAAGCTAAGGCTGGGCTTAATATTTTAGAAAATCAATTTAGATATCACATTGATACCGAGTTGCTTGCTAAAAATATTGAAAAAGTTAATCCTAATGATATGATTCAAATATCTTGGAAGGAACACGGAACATCTGCAATTTTCTGTAATCTTTTAGCAAAAGTTGATTATCCTATACATAAACGAGTTTTAAATAAGATTAGTAATCTTTTATTTAAGAATTCGTTATATCCTAATTATGAATATTACAAATTCTGTTCTTCAAGAAAAGTTGTTAAAGATCCTAAATTAAATCCAGGTTTAACTAAGGGTTATTACGACTATGATATTTGGAATTTGGCATTTGAAGTAGTTAAGGACTTTTTACAGAAAGGCATGACAATTTATGCTGAAATTGTAGGATATATGCCTAATGGTGGATATATTCAGTCTGGGTATGATTATCAGTGTGTTTATGATCCAAAAGTATACGAGTATGCAAAGATGACTCCTAGACAAATGTATGATGCTAAACTATTCAATATTATAGTATATCGTATTACATATACTAATATTGATGGTAAAGTTTATGAATTTTCAACACAACAGGTAAAAGAGTTTTGTGCAAAATATCAAATAAATTCAGTAAAAGAACTTTATTATGGTCGAGCAAAAGATCTTTTTCCAAATATTGATGTCGAAAATCATTGGCATGAAAATTTCCTTGCGGAATTAAGAAATGCATATCTAGAAAAACAATCCGTTTTATGTAATAATAAAGTTCCTGAAGAAGGAATTGTATTACGTAAGGAAGTTAGTGATATTGAAGTATATAAATTAAAATCTATAGCTTTTCTGGAAAGAGAAACAAAAATGTTAGATAAAGGAGAAGCAGATATAGAGTCAAGTCAAGGTTAATATGATTACAATAGAACAATTAATAAATATTTTAGAAACTGGAAAAATTAATTTTGCATCTATAAGTACAGATAATAAATATATTGAAATTATTTCTAATGAACAGTTTTTGATTTCATATTGTATCGTTAATGAACGAAGAGGTCATCAAATTTCAGGTATAGAAATATCTGTTTCTACGCGTAATTTTCGTAATGACTGGTGGAACAGTATTTATAGAGTAAAACTTTCTAGTGAATCAAGATATTTTAAGAGGGCGTTGGAATTATATAAACGTCGATCTAAAGATTGGGTAAATGCCCAACTTAATACTTTATTGAATTACGAAAATGGAAATCAATAAAGAACAGATTGTAGCATTAAAAGAGAATAAGGAAGTACTATATTTTTACAAACTTCCTTGTTCTCTTTATCATTCAGGATTTGAATATGTTATCGTTGGCAATATTCTAAAAGATGCATACGATAATGTACGTTATTTTAAATCAGAAGATTGGTTTGCTCGAATCGAATCAGGAAGTTTACTTCCTTTAGTATGTTCGACATTAAATAAATCTGGCAAAATAAAAGAATATGTTAATGTTTATCAGAAACCAGATATTATTAAATTAAGACTTTTAATTCAACGTAGTGCTTTAAATTCTACTGGTGTTTTAACTCCAAAAGAAGTTATTCAAGAATCTTTGTGAGGAATCCAGGTTGTTAAAGAATTTAAAGTTAATAGAGTGGATGTATTTAAAACAGACATTAACTCTACTGTTGCTTTTCAAGAATTTATGAAAGTAAGTGAACCAATTTATAAAATGTGGAAAGAAAAGAATGAGTAAGATAATTGTATTACAAGGTCCTCCAGCGTGTGGTAAAAGTACGTGGGCTAAAGAATATGTTAAGGACAAAAAGGATTGGGTTATTGTTTTAAGAGATGAAATCAGAGAAGGTACTGGTAAATATTGGGTACCATCTCGAGAAGGATATATTTCTGAAATAGAAGAATTCTCAATAAGAAGTGCAGTCAAAAATAAATTAAATGTTATTATCGATGCTACTAACTTAAATCCAAAAACAATTGAACATTGGGATTCTTTGTCTAAAGAACTTAATTGCGAAATTGAGTATAAACCTTTTTTAGTATCTTTTAATGAAGCTTATTGGAGAGACACTAAAAGAACTAGAAAAGTCGGATTAGGAGTTTTAAAGAATTTCTATACAAGATATTATCCAGATATGCCTCAAACTATAGAAAACGAAACTACTCCAGCAGAAGAACGTTTCATTTTAAAACAAGATGAAACATTACCACAAGCAATCATATGTGATATCGATGGAACTTTATCGTTAATGAATGGTCGAGGTCCGTTCGAATATCATAGAGTTAATGAAGATCTTCCTAACAATCCAGTTGTAGATTTAATTAATTCTCTATCAAAGCAATATCAAATTATTATTGTTACTGGAAGAGAAGATACAGAAATTTGTAGACAAGAAACACTTAAATGGCTGTCGCGATACTTATCGTTTGATGACTTTTTATTCTTTATGAGGAAGAATAAAGATTACAGAAAAGATTCTGTTGTAAAAATGGAAATCTATAATGAAAATATAAAAGATAAGTATTGCGTTGCAGCAGTATTTGATGATAGAGATCAAGTAGTAAATGATTGTTGGAGAAAACTCGGATTACTTTGTAATCAAGTTTGGAAAGGAGATTTTTAGTATGTTATATTTACTTAAATTATATCAGATGCTTTATATTTTAGGATGTGAATTTAATTATCACTTTACTCCTATATACGAAGCTGTATTGTTATGCGTTAGCACCTATGTCTAAAAATATTCCAGATAGTTGTTGAGATAACGATCCTTCTGCACCTTGGAACGACATTCAAGTAACATTTAATTATCAAATATCTATAAACGTTGGAGGTCAACTTTTTATATCTAATATAATAAGAGATACTGTAACTTTTGGATATTTTGAAATTAAAACGCCAGAAGATTGAAAAGATTTAGAAAACGATCTTTATATGATTATTGAAGATAATTTAGATCCAGAAATCAAAGAACTAAATTATAATATTGATCTTCTTAATTGATCTTATTAAAATGAAAGCAAGAGCAAAGACTTTTGAAATCACATGTAAACCAATGACCAAATTTGAATATTATGATAAAATTAAGAAGTATCAAATACAACATTTTGAAAACAAAAGAATAAATGGGTATTATTGTAATTGAAATGGATTTAAATTTTGGTTAACAGAAGATATTTTTAATCAATTATATACTATTCTCGATGATTAAAACGTATGTCAAAAAGCCTGTAAAAATTGAGGCAATTCAATATCTTGGAACTAATATTGATGAAATTGAAAACTTTATAGATAATCCTGTAATAAAATATTATTCATCTGATGGAGAGTGTGCTATTGGTATACCTACTTTAGAAGGGATTATGAAGGCATCAGTTGGAGATTATATCATTAAAGGAGTTCAAGGAGAATGTTATCCTTGTAAACCTGATATATTTAAACTAACTTATGACGAAGTACAATGTTAATTAGAGGAAAAACGGTTTATGTATATGATATTGAGATTTTTCCAAATGTATTTCACTGTACTGTAAAAAATACTGAAACTCACAAATATACATTTCTAGAAATATCAGAACGAAGAAACGATTTACAACAAATTGTTGATTTATTTTGAACTATTAGAGATGTATCTCAAAACAATATTTGAGAAAAAAATTATACTACACAACAGCAATTTAAAACAGACAAAATTTTCTGCGGATATAATAATATTCATTATGATAATCCGATTATTAACTATATTATAGATTATCAGAAAACAATGTCTAGACTGGACTACATTGAAATATGTAGATCTTTGTTTAATTTAAGTAATACGATTATTCATTCTATTGATTCTAATTTTTCTGCTTGGAGTAAATGAAAATATCGAATTTATTTTGAAACATTAGATTTGCTTACTATGCTATATTCACAAAAACTTCGAGTTGGACTGAAAGAAATGCAAGTAACAATGCAATTTAAATGTGTTCAAGAATACGACGGAGATTTTCAAAGCTGGCTTCCTGCTTCAGAAATTCCTAATATGATTAAGTATAACATTAATGATGTTGATTCTACTGAAGAATTACTTAATCGTTGTAAGGAAGAAATTGATTTAAGACTTGCAATTGAAGATGAATATGGTGTAAAAGTTCTTAACAAGGATGGTGTAAATATTGGAATGAAAATTATTACTCAAAAATATCTAGAAAAAACAGGACAGACTTGGAATCAAATTAAAGATTTACGATCACCTTGTGATATGATAGATTTGAGTAAGGTAATACTTCCGATTGTAAAATTTAATACACCAATTTTAAAAGAACTTTTAGCTGAAATGAAACAACAAGTTGTTTCTCCTGGAAGAAAAGGTTATGAGAAACATTTTGTATTAGACGAATTAGAATATTGCGTTGGTGTAGGTGGAATTCATAGTGTAAATAAACCTGAAGAAATTAAACCTAATGAAAATCAAATTTTGAGTGATATTGATGTTCAATCTCTATATCCGAGTATGATAATTGAACATAAATTTTATCCTCCACATTTAGGTAAAGAGTTTTTAGAGGTTTATACTCAAATTAAAAATGAGCGAGTTGAAGCAAAACATAATGGAGATAAAATTAAAGATAAAACATTGAAACTTGCATTAAATGGATTAAGCGGAAATCTACAGAATGAACATAATTTCTGTTATAGTCCGTTTACTGTTATGCAAATTAGAATTAACGGACAATTATTATTATTAATGTTAGCTGAACGATTGATTGCAATTGGTTGTAAAATTGTTCAAGCTAATACTGATGGTTTATTTGTTTTACGGCCAAAGGATAAAGAACAGGAATTTCAAAATGTTTGTAGAGAATGAGAGAAGTTAACTAAGCTTATTCTTGAAGAAGATCGTTTTGAAGCTATGTATCAGTTTGCTATTAATGATTACTTAGCGATTAAAGAAGGATACTCTAAAACAAAAGATCCAAATCTATTAAAAACGAAAGGAATGTTCATAGACCAAGTTAAACTTGGTAAAGGTATGGATGCTACAATTATACCCGAAGCTATTAATAAATGTTTAGCTGACGGAATTCCTGTTGAAGAAACTATTCGTAACTGTAAGGATATTAATAAATTTATTACTTATCAAAAGGTAAGTAAAGATTATTCTGTTGAATATGACGGTAAAATCATTCAAAGAATCAATCGTTACTACATTTCAACTGATGGTCCTTGGTTATATAAGTGTAAGATTGATAGTAATGGACATCGTCATAATTATATTAAACTTTTAACGACTTCTGGTGTAACTATTATGAATACCATTGACAATAAATCAAATATTCCAAATAATATTAATTATCCGTTTTATATTGCTTCTGCGCAAAAAATTGTACTTTTATTCAAACATAAGCAATTAAGCTTATTCTAAAATATAAAATTTATGTTGAAAATGATAAAGTTTGGAGCTCCATGGTGCGGTCCTTGCCGCGCTATGGCTCCTATTTTGGAGGAGTTAAAATCTAAAATTGATATACAAGACATAGATGTAGATGAAGTAGATCCAATAGTGCTTACTAATTATAAGATTAGAAATATTCCTGTATTAGTTTTATTAAAAGACGATAAAGAAGTTTGGAGACATGTTGGAAGTATTTCAAAATCTGATTTAGAAAAAGAAATTGAAAAATATGAAAGTTAAGGAACTAATTGATATTGTAAATTACGGTTATTTTTACTGCCTTGGAGAAGTTGAGGATGAAGTTGATGAACGAGCTAAACAAGTGGAACATGGTTCAGCTTTAGACAATCATAGATGGTGAAGCACTGCTATTGATGTTTACGAATGTGAAGACGGATATGTTGGAGTATTTGGAGTATATCAAATTTTCTCAGAACAAATGGGTTGTAGAGATATAGAAATTAGATGTCATGCTGAAGAATATAAAGCTGTCCAATGTATAACTTACGTACCTAAATATGAGAATTAAAGAATTAATTAGATTATATTTTAATAATATCAATCTTAATGTAAATATTACAGACTCTGATAAAGAAAACACTAGTAATATCATTTTTGAATTTAGTAAAGCTGCGATTGCTAGAAAATTTGGAGATAGTGGAGTCCAAGTAGGTCTAAATATTACTCCAGAATGTTTAGATAAAACATTATATACATTAGTAGAACTTTCTAATTATTTTGAAAGTCCTCAAAATTCAAAAATATATTTTGATTGTACCATAGAAAATGATACAATCGTAAAAATAACTATGTATACAACACTTTTTAAATATGAAGCTGATTAAACCTTATTTTGAAATTATAGAACAGGAACCTGGACTTGAAGGTATTTATAAACAAATTGAACTTGCAGGTAGAACTTGTTATAAATCAGAAGATAAAATAACTCCTGATTCTGCTAAAGGATTTGTTGATAGAATGATTAAATCAGGTCATGGTGCTATGCTTGAACATGGTACTGTATACTTGAAGAATAAAAGTACTTGTTTTTATGAATTATCCAAATACCAAGATAATAAATACTCAGTTTATAGAAAGGAATATATAGAAAAGAAAGTATGTCAAGATGATGTAGATTACTATTATTCTGAATATGTTACTACTAATCTTAGAGTATTAGTAGAAAATGGCTGGATGGATGATTTAAAATATATCTGTGAACCTACAGAATATCATGAGAAAAGAGTTACTGTTAAGTTTATATGTGATCGCGTAACTGGAGAATCTTTCCTGCGACATAGAGCTATTGATGAAGATCATCCAACTATTGAAGGAGAGGTGACGAGAGAGATGGAAAAAGATATTGATTCATTTGCTCGAGAATCAACAAGATATTGTAATTATACTAAAGATAAATTTGATAATCAGTTTACAATTATTACTCCTCCAGAATTTTATGAAGGACCATCTTATGACTCACTTAGTTATTTTGGAGATACCGATGATAAAATATTTAGAAATATGTGTTGTAGCATATCTGCAGGAGAGATTGAAGAAGACTTTGGTATTTTTGAAACTTGGATGTTTGCTAATTTAGCTACTCAATGGGCTTATAATAGACTAATATCACTTGGTTGGCAAGCTCAGCAAGCGCGTAGAGTAATTCCATTAGATATTAAATCTCCCTTAGTTATGACAGCTTTTATTTCGGATTGGAAACACTTTTTTGAGCTTAGATGTGATAAAGCAGCACATCCTCAGGCAAGAGAATTAGCTATTCCACTTCAAGAAGAATTTATTAAGAGACAATATGTTTAAAAAGCAAACTTGTATATATCAACTCTTTCTTGAAGATTTTCCGTATGTAATATGTCTTAAACAAGAAGGAGTTGTTCCCGTAATATGTCCAGATAATTGTCATGACTGCTTCGTTTTTAATCAAAAAGAAAAATAATTTATGGAAGATACTTATAGTAAAATAGAAAATTTTTTATCTTCTGATTACGAAGATATAAACATTCCAATGTGCCCTATTAGTATTAAAACGTATGTCGACTAAAAATATTTTATGTATTGCTGGATTAAAAGGTAGCGGTAAAGACGAAAGTGCTAAAATGCTCCAATTTTGTTTAAATGCTCCGAAGTTTATGCAAACTTATTGAGTATATAAACATTTTAACATATTTACAGAAGGTAAATTTAAAATTTGCAGATTTGCAGATACTTTAAAAAGCCTATTAAGCATTTTGTTAAATGTTGATGTTGAGAAATTTGAAGATCGTCAATTTAAAGAAGAATTTTATGTAGATTTTAATACTCTAACAATTCATCATAAAAATTTTGTCGATAAAGAGAAAATTCTTGCAGATAATAAATTTTCTAAGTTAGCAAAAGATTTAACTCCGTCACTAACTGAAGATTATTGATTATCTGTTCGACAAGTTTTACAATATTTTGGAACTGAAATAATGCGTTATTATTTTGGAGATAAATTATGGATATTAACTACTTATGAACAAAATTATAAAAATATGATTGTTTCTGATCTACGATTTAAAGTAGAATTTGAAGAATCTAAAAAGAAAGGTGGAAAAGTAATTTATATTCATAGACCAGAATGTAAAGTAGGATCTCACGCTTCCGAAAGAGAACTGATGACTTTGTATGAAAACAAGAACTATGATTATTTAGTCAATAATGATGGTTCATTATCTGATTTGTTTTATAAAATTAAAAATATTAGTAAAGTATGCCTACAGAAATAAAGCGTTGCTCGTATTGTGAGAATAATAAAATTGAGCATGAATATCAGGATAACAAATATGGTAAATACATGCGAGTATTTAACTTAAAAGATGGAACGAAAGGTTCTAATTGTACTGTTTGCAATAACGGTATAAAAACTAAAAAATAAAAGTTTAGCCCCCTATGTTGGAATTATTCCAGCGTAGGGGGCTATTTTTTTAATTTTCTTTTATTGCATTGTTAATATCTTGTCTAAACGGTCTAAACATACCAAATGTATTAACTGTTCCTAGTAAACAAGACTCCGCAAAATTCAAATCTTCTAATTTAAAAGCTGCAGAGTAACTTCTAATAGAATTTTGTAGAATACTTAAAAATGGAGGATTCCAGTTTAATAGTCCATTAGTTAATGCATTTATAACGCCCATGTCGTCTAATGATCGATTAACTAAATCCATTCCGTTTCTAAACCATCAGTTCTTTTCTGCAATTTGATCTTTATATTTTATTCCTGTCTCTTCAGGATCATCCAGAAGCGCCATTTGTAATAATTTAGCAAAGAATAAAAACATAAATAAATCATATAACGATGCTTTAAAATTAGCTGCTTCAATATCATTAGATTTAACGTACTTCTTTCACAGATCTGTTGTACTTAATTCAGGATCTTTTACAATCATCTGTTTAACATTTCCATAAATATCTTTAAATAATTGTTGATATGTTTGGAATACACCTTCCATAACTCTACCTTCTCATGCATATAAAGGTATTCCTGTGTTTTCATTAACAATTTCTAAGTTAATTCATGTTCCATTAGCATCAACAATAATTTTAATAAATTTCTGGTTTCCTTTGGTATCAACAACTGGAGTAAAATGACCCTGTGACGCAATAGTTGTTCTTTTTAGTACGTACTGTGTTTTCTTAGCTGATAGATAGGTCATGAACTGTTTGAACAGCATACCTTGCCATAATTTATTTCATTCAGCTTTAGTCTCTAAATCATAGTAACCAAATGATTCATCAGCAAAAGATTTAATGGATTCTCTTTGTAATACTGTATATGCCATTTCAAATTTATCTCCGACTTTATATAAAGGCTCTCCTGTTCTTTCACGCTCAACATTAAATTGACGTAACATTGCAATGTACAAACCATATTGTTTTTCATATGTGCTTTTAACTGCATCTGGTACAGCATGACCTTTATATTTTAAATATATATCAAATCTTCGATCTTTTGTCATATCGTATTTTAAACGCTCTATTCCATCTTTATCTTTTTGAATATAATGCGCTTCAAACGTTCCGTCATGAATCATTTGTGCTAAAAATATTGACATTCGGTTCCAATAGTCAGGTGCAGTTAAAGCTCATCCAGAATATCTAGAAAAACCTCCAATAATTCCGTTTTTATACGATATCGTATTTTCAACCATATTTCTAAGATCCATATTTGCTAAAGCATATAATTCGTTTAACAACTCAATCTTAGTAATCTCGGTCATAAATTTTGGAGAATCGTATATTAAATACTTTAAAGCTTTTCCATAATCTTTTACAGTAAACGCTTCTTTTCCGTATCGTCTAAACATCGCATTAGAAATGTTTGTTCAGAATCCCATTAGAATTTCTCGAGGTAAGTTTGCAAAGTTTCATGAAAGAGCAGTTGCCGATGCAACAGATCTAAGACTAGATAAGAATTTAAACATACCTCGCATTTCTTGCGGAACAAGTGTTTCTAGATATAATGAAGATTTCGTTGTATCTGCTACGAATTCCATAATATTTGATACATCAGTTCCTGTTAAGTTTCCCTGTAAAGATAATACAGCTTGCATTGCTCTAACCTGTGGTAATATTTTATCAATATTACGTTTTCTAACTTCAGCCATTTTGTAAGAAGCTAAAATAATTTCAAGATTAGTTTCAAAGGCTTCAATGCCATATTCTTGAATTAATTTTCTTCTCTTATCTTCATTTTTTCTGTCTTCGAATTCGAATGCAATTTGATCAAATGCGTCAGCTGCACTTTCTTGTTCTTTTGCTCTTTCAGTAAAAGTATCCTTTATAAAAGAATTAAATCCGTACGCAAAATGATCTTTTAAAGTTTCAGCTGTTAAATTTCCATTTGTTAATAAGCTTGCCATTCTTGCTCTAACTAACGGAACTAAAAAGTCATTATCGTCAAATTCTTCACGTGAAGTTTTACCAGTTATAGTTTTTAATGCAAACTTTAATATATTTCTTTCAGCTTCAGTTAGATCGTTATTCATATCCCACGGATCTTTAAATGTTAAGTCAAAAGTATCCGTTCTATATAGATTTCTATGAATACCTCCTTTAGCTCCTAAAAGATTGCTTGTTAATACTCCTTGTCCAATCGAATTCTCATAGTTTGTTTCTTCTTTTCTTAATTCACTAAGTCAACTTGAATATTCATTTCTAATCTTTTGAAATGCAGTTGCCATAATGTTTCGAAGATAAACAATATTACTTGAAGGAATAGTATCAAGCGAGTTTAACATAAAGCTATCGAACCAGTTAGGAAAACCTTTACCGAATAATTTTGCATATGGTTTTTCTTCAAACATATCTACATTTTTGTAATATAAATACATTTTTGAAATTCAAGAGTAAATTTTTGCACTAGGGTTCGATGTATCTAAATGATTAACGTCAAGCTGGTTTGTTGTTCTAATAGATTCAAGCAATGATTCTAATCTATCAACAAGTTCCTCTCTATTATTAGAATCAAAATTAGATGATATAAATAAATCAGAATTACTTTTAATAAGTTTATATAAAGCGTTATCTTCACTTTGATCTATTCTAAAAATTGCCATAATTTGATCTGCAGCTTTATCTACAGCTGATACAAATCGAGACTGTCCTTTATTAGGACCATCTCTAAGTATAGTTAAATTTGGTTTTATAGCTTTTCCATTTTCATCAACTACTAGCTCTGATAAAATTTCTTCAATAAAAGTAATTTCTTTTTCATTAAAACTTTTCGATTGAGATTTAAATGGATTAATAGATCTAATATCTCCTAACTTTAGGTTTTGGAACGAAGGTCTTTCGTTTAATACAATCAATGCTTTTAATAATGCAGCATTACCTCTTGTTGCTTCAATAGGTAGTATTCTTTTTTGTGCATATTGTTGTTCTAATCATTTTGCATTGCTTGTTCCAGGTTTTGCAATTAATTCAAATAAACTTTTTAACCTACCTTCATCAGAATAATATATATAATCGTTTAAATCTAGTTCATCTAATGTTAGTATATCTATAGCATTGTTTAATGTATCTACTATTGGAATTATACCTCTATCAAATAAATTTTGATTATCTACAATTATATATCTATCTTGCTGATTGTAATATTTGTCTAATATAATTTTATAAAAACCTCTACGTCTACTGTTTCCTTCATATGGAATTGAATCAGGTAATGTTCCTTTTAATATACTTTTTAGACCACTTATAAAGTTATTAATCATTGCAGGTCTGTTTTCTTTTAATTCTTCAATATACCTATCAATTCTTTCTCCAATTTCTGATTCTCCTGATAATCGTTCTTTCTTACCTGTGATGTCATTTACAAAATATATATCTCCATTTTTGTATCTTATGACATTATGTTCTTCAATTATCTTTTTGTTTAGTCGATATGTTTTAGCTAAAATGTATTCTTCAGGTAATACTTTTGCGATTTTCTTATCTATATTGATCATCTCTTCAGGATCTTTATATTCTGAATATAATACTCTTGGGAGATAATCATCAAGATTACGAACAATATGAGGAGCAGTAACTTCTTCAGTTATATTTTTTAAACCGTCAAACATTAATTGACCCTTAAATTTATATAAAGGAACTAAGTAATATTGTAACGAATTAGTATTTACTCCTAATTGATTTAAAACTCGCCCATAAAATGCTTGTTGATATACAGCCGTTAACTTCTTTTCTTTTGCTCATTTATCATATGGTTTTTTCGAAAACTTAATATCGTATATTGTAGCGACGTCTCCGTCTATTACAAATAAGTCAAGCTTACCTCTAATCTTAGATTTGCCTTCAATTTCATAACCTAAATTAGCTACTAGATCTATTTCAGAATAAATTTTAACGCCACCTCTAAGTTTTCCATCTTTACCACTGTGCTGCATTAATATAGTTTTATATACTTCATTGACTTGATCAACTAATTCATCAAATTCAACCTTTGAAACTGTAAATGCTTTTGCTTCTTCTTGTAATCAAGCTCTTTGATCTTGATACAATGTTGAAAATCGTTTTGAAATATAGGCCATTACTGATCCGTATCTTTCTTTTAAAGCAAATGGAGATAGTTTCTTTTCAATTAAGTTATAAAATATATTGTGAACAAATTCACCCATTAACTGAACTCTAAAATTCTCTTTTACTGTATTTTGAACATTTTCGATAATCGTTTTTGCATCTGTATCTTTAATGTCAACTTTTAACTTATTGGCAGCTGTTTCTAAATAATAAGCAACTGTTTTTTCAGTGATAATAGTATCAGAAAATAATTCTGTTTTTAAAATATCTAGTCGCTGATCTACAGATAATCCAGCCTGAAATATAATGTTATTAATATTAAGACCTCTTTGTTGTAAAATATCTAAGATACTAGATTTATATAAATCACTTTCATAATTTTCTGCAATCACTTCAGGAGCTAAACGTTTTCCATCTTTATTTGGTTTAGTAATAACATCAGTTACAGCAATTGTATCGGAATCTCCTTCTTCTAACTGATCTTCGCCAATAGCTAAATTTCTATTCTTTAATGGAGTTATTTTAACGGTCTCAGAATAAATATCTTGCTTTGCTTTTTGAATAATGTTGTCAATGTAAGTTTCAGTAGTAACCTTAATTAATTCTGGATCGGTTTCTCAATTATATTTATTTCTATTTGCAGCTATGTATTTCTTTACGTCTTCTTCACTGCTAAATTCTACAATTTCTCCATTATTTACTTTTAATCTTCATTTACAATTTTCCATTATAGTACACAATAAATAGTTAAGTTACCATCTTCCATTATTTTTTGAATAAGATCATCTGAAACTTGTTTAGTTGTCATTAAAGATTTTGATGTATCGTCTTCATTAATAGTGTTCATATTAGAAGAATCTAGTATTTCATTGATTTTATCCATTATTCATTTAATTTCTTCAACATTATCATATCCGCTTAAGGCTGTATCGTCAGTATTAACATAAAAATCTAACAATGCGTTTAGTAATGTATTAACTGATTCTTTATCGCCATTATTTGTAAGTTCTAACAAATGTTTATCACTAACTAAAGAATTTAAAACAATAGGAATTGCTATTTCTGCAAATAATGTATTTGATGGATATTCGTTTTTTAAATATACTTTTCCATCTTCAATATAACAATTGTTAGAATCTGTAAACAATATATTATCGTCTATGATAAAATCAGATAATTTGTTATCAATAACAAATCTTAATCTACTATAATTAATCGGTTCTCTTCTTTTAAGTTCTCTTTCTATTAATCTAGAATCTCTAATAGTGTTTATTCTATTAATAATAGTATCTTCAGATACTACTTCGTTCAAAGAATTTTCAAAATCAGTACCATTATAAGTAAGCCTTTGATTTGATTTAGTGTATACTGTATCACCTACATTTAAAGTATATCCTTTAAGCTCTGAAATTGAAATAGGAGTTATTTCTTTTGATTCAGGTTTCATAAAATATGAATCTCATATTTTAGCTACATCTTGCACAGGTTCTCCTTTTAATGTCTTTCAGCTTCCTTTACTTAAGACATAGTGATTTTTTCCAATTGTTAATAACTCTTCATTGTATTTGCTTGGAACTTTTTTAATTAGTTCTTGCATTTTTTCATAATCGCTATTAATAATTCGTGAAAATTTTTCAAATATGTCTAAAGAATCATCTGGAATAAGATTTTCAACTAAAGTAATAAACGCTAGATTATCATTTTTTAGTTGATAGTAAACAAACATTACCTTTTCAACGATATCTAAATTTGGCTCAGTAGCTATCGCAACAATTCTATTAGGACTTACAAAGTAACTTTGTGTAACAAAAGAACTATCTTTAACCTTTAATATATTGTAATCCGAACTTTCTAATTCTGGATAAGTATCTGTAAGTTTATAATTGCCAATTAGCGTATCAGCTAAATTTCCTGAATTTAAAGTAATATTATCACTTAAATTATCAGATATAAACTCATATAAGTTGCCAACAACTTGTTCTCCGTTTATTGTATATTCTAATTTAGAATTATTTTTTAAATAATTAATAATAGAATTAGTAGATAACGAGATATCGGCATCAAAAGATACCGATATCCCATTATTTAAATTTAATTCAACACATGCCATACTAACAACTTTTTATAATTAGTAATCCTCTATTTAATGCAACGTTTAATTTTCTTTCAGAAGTTAACTGTTTTGATGCACCTCTATTTAAAGCTTTAAATCTAGCGTTATTTAAAGGGAACACATTTTGAGGTTTATCTGAAGGTCCTTCTTCGAAATCATCAGCATATGAATAATATGATTCTCCAGAATCTTCGTCGTCATACTCGGATCTTTTTACTTGATACAAAGTATCAAAATCTGAAGATAAAGTATCATCTAATACAAACGTTGGATCGTATACATTTCCAATAAAATCAAAATATGAGTTAATTAGAGAACTATTTTTAATTACTTCAGTAAATAATTTACTAAAGCTATCTCCAAGTATTTGATTTTTATTAACAATTAGATTATATAAAAATATATAATCTGCGATTGTATTATTTGGCCAGTTATCATCATTTATATTCGTAAATCCTTCACCTAAATCTTCTGAAGTTACAATGTCATTTGCAATTAGATTAAAGTCAATTAACATTTTTTCATAATAATCTTGATTTGTTTTTTCTATTAGGTTAAACATTGGTTTATAATATCTAACAAATCCATCACTAGATATATTATATTTTCTATCTGTAATAAGATTATTTAAGAAAAAGTTAGTTGGGTATTTTGCTTTTAACCTTGGTATTAATGTTTCATTTACAAAGATAACAAAATTTTTTAAACCAACAGGACTACTAATAGAACGAACTAAAATATCTTTTAAAGGTCGTATTTCTCCTATTCTATCAACTTCAACGTTTGATGGATATTTAAAATTTAATGATTTAATAGCTTGCACAATCATATCATCTGTAGCTATATTTCTTAAACGACTTATAAACATATTTTTAGGAATATTTAATTGTTTATCAGTCATTAGTTTAGTTTTATTCATCTGTTTGACAATAGCTCTATATTTTCCAGATAATTGTGTTATAGCTTTTTCAGCATTAATTGATAAGAAATCCATTTCGTAAAAATGAGGGGATGTACTTAGCACATCTAATACATTGATAGTAGTCGCACATTTTTGGAATATTCCAATCATATCTAATCTATATATAGGATCGCTAAAGAATCGATTTTTACTAAATACAAATCTATTACCTCTTAAGTATTTCTGAACTTTTGAACTATTTTTGAAAAGTATATCTTCTTTTGTTTTTCCTTTTAATTTAGAATTAACAATTCTTTCGATTCCTTGTTCAAAACTAATTCTTTTATTTGCTACAGCTCCAAATTCTGTTGATATACCTTGATTAACAGAAAGTTCTCTTGCTAACAAAGTCAATTCTGCGGCTCCTTTAAATACTGTATTATAGAATAGTAGTTTTTGATATTCTTCACTCTGTTTATCAGTTACTTGCATTAGCTGATTTATAGCAGTTGTAATACTTACAGCCTCTTGATTTTCGAACATGTTACCCTTCACCATGCTAATTATATTAGTCATAATATCGTCTGTAAATATCTTAACTATATCATCTAATTTCGCACCTATCATAATCATTCAAATGATTCCAGGAGCAGTTTCAGATGTACAGTTAATGTTATTTAAAATAGGATTCTTAGCATTGTCGGTTGCCTGAGATAGTAAACTAGACAATGTAATAGCTACAGTTCCTGAACTTTTATCAAATTCAGAGTGAGACGTGCTAAAAGGTTCTGAAATTCCAGGTCATATAATATTTTTACCTATTCTCCAAGCAGATCCGTTATGAATTCAGTACTCAATTGCATATTCTGCTTTTATCGCAGATGCCACAATACCAATTACTTCCTTACCAACTTTATTATTACTATTCATTTTAATTTGACTAGTAGATATAAATGGAGAGAAATTATCACTAGACTTTGGTGATGCAGCTGCTGCCTTTTCAATAGGTTCTACTGTTGTAGGTAAAGTTGCATAACCAATAGTAGCTATATTATGATAAGTAGTAAACATGTTATTTACTAAGTTATTCATAAACACTTTATCTAATGTTCTTTTTGGAATTAAATAAGCATTGTGTCTATTAATTTGATTTGCTAATTGCCCACCAAGTCTTTGCAATTCTGAAACTATACTTGTATCTCAGATATATACCGAATTAAACGTTTCATTACTTGATTTAGAAGAAACTGGAAATTTAGATATATCTATAGCAATATTTCTGTTTCTTACTTTTGAAATTAAACGACGTAGTCTTGGAGAATTAACAGTTAACTTATCTCCTGCTTGATATGCTTCTAATAAATCTTCTGTTAAATCTACATAATTTGACAAAGTATTAATCCATCCATCTGGATTTGTATCGTTTTCATCTCCATAATATGGTGTACTTCCTGTATATTGTACTACTTGCACGCTTCTATTTTGTCCATAAACAATGTCTGATTCAGGTAATGGTAATTGTTTAGAACTAGTCATATCATTATAATCTCAGAATAGAGACCATGCTGGATATGTTCCATCGTCTGTTAGTGCCACACCTAAATTGTTATTTTTATCGACGTCATAGTCAGATCCTTGTTCATAAGTTTGGTATTTATTTACTAAGCTAACATTATATTGGCTTTGGAATAAATCTACAATATCACAAGGCATTGCAAACTGTTCACTCTGTGCTGGAATACGAGCAACAATGTATTTTAATGTTTCCCAAAACGAATTATATTGTCTATTTGCTAAATCGTTAATATATTCATCAGTAACTTTAAATATTCTGTTTCTCTTTAAAACAGAACTAACATTGCTAGTTACAGTTCCGTCATATCCAGAATATAAACCTGATTGAAGTATATTGTCTAGTACTTGCCAAGGATCGTTAGGATCGACAATTACTGCAATTTCTATAGATCCAATTTTATAAAACTCAATTCCATCGATTTTATAAAGTTCTTCACCGTTTTCATTTACACGATAAATACCTGTGTCATCTGTAGGCACATTAATTTTATTCTCGTTTGTTAAAAAGTTTTGAATTGAAGTTTTATCAAAATATATTGGTAAATGCGATCCAGTATTAGATTTTAATACAAGTTGCGATGGAGTTAATCCTTCTGGAAAAATTACTTTTCTATTAATTAAAATTCTATTTTTAAATCATTCAACACCACCTTGTCTAATTTCATCAATAGTAACTCCAGGAGGAATATTTAAAATCGATGAATATTTGTATGATGTACTAATCTCTGAATTAACATAATCAGTACCTAAAATTTTAACTACATTTAACTGTTTTCAGTCTCCTGAAATAGGATCATATTCAATAAATCCTTTATTTTCATTTAAAGTTGTTATATCGCCTTTTGCTATAGCTTTATATAAAACATTGTTCATGAAAATTCGTGTTGCCTCAGGATCTTTTACTGTATTGTATTCTAGAGAATAACGTAAACCTAAAGAAAAAATATTAATCTTTCTTTCTGAAATAGTTCCGTCATTGTTTTGAATTTGTACATTAACAAATACATTTCGTCCTTTTAGATTTCTTGGTTTAACATAGCATTTAGTAATTGTGTATAATCCTTCTTGAATCCTTAAATATTCTTCATACGAATTTAATTCAACAGGTATTGGTAAACTACTACTATTGCCGTCTAAATCATAATATTGTCCATCGTTTTTTCGTAAATAATAATTATTTCCGAATTCTAATGACAATGGATCAACGACTTCTGTATTATCTATTTCTTGTAAATGTGTGTAAATCTCAGGATGTCTAACTAAATCAAGGCTATTATATTTTCTTCCAGCTTCATCTTCAAATATCATTAAGATATCATAAGACGGAACCATGATGTCGGCAGAACCTGCATACTTACGTTTGATAAATCCGTTTGTATAAATAACAACATCTGAAGCTATTTTACCCATTAAATTTTCATCACTAAATGGTATAGCTATATTTAAATCTTGTAAACTAACTCCAGGATTAGCTTGGATCTTCTCATTAATTTGTTCCATTAATGCTTGAGCAAGTCCTAAAACATCGACATTGTCTTTTAAAAATGTTTTAACCAATCCTTTTCCAAAGATATCAACTAATTTTGCTCGATCGTTAATACTATTAACAAATTGAGAAGATGTTGATTTAATTAAATTAGCTAGTGATGTATAAATTTCTTTAGTTACATTTTGTACCAATCCTTTCTGAGCCATAAAAGAAATTAACTGTGTAGGCTCACTAACTTCAGCATCATCAACAGCATGGTCTGCATCTAGCTGTACAGCAGTATTTGATATATCTAATTTTACTACATGTAAAGGTAAATTTTTACCTCTAAATACTGCATTGTTTGTAATAGGTAATTGTGCGGATTTATTAGTAGACTCAGTTGGAAAATAATGAATCATCTTCTTTTTTAAGAATTGATCCACATCATTTTGTGAAAGAACTAAACCATCTGAACTAGTTTTAACTCCAACAGAATTTAAAATATTTAATATTTGATGCTGTGATGCTTCTGAATAAACAAAAGTGTCTCCTCCAAATTCATCGTTTGTTATTTCTCCTGAATACTCAGCACCTAATAACTGATATACATCTCATAGGTTTTCCAAAACAATTGGAATATTTGTCTCTATTGTTCCTTCTGCTAAATTTTCAAGGTTATAAGTATAATTGTTTTCTCCTTTTCATTTTAAATTTGATACTTTAAATACTTGTAAACCTTTACCTTCAACATTAATTTGATAATACCCCATAATATTATTTCTTTTTCCATTGAAATTCTTAGTAATATCAAACCATTGTTTATCGTAATAAAAATTAGCAGGAGTATAAGCTTGTCTTAGCATTTCCTTTAGCTTAAATCTTCCATGTATATTTTTTAACATGAATGCGTTAGAAATTCCAAAAGTTGCAGATTTATTTAATGTTGCAACTCCTTTACTTTCTAACATAGAATGTCCTAACGTTTTTCGAACCATGCCCTCAACTTTATAATCTACGGTTGAGTTGTCTGATAATCATAACGTTGTTATAGGTGCAAATACAGCTCCGTCTCATACATTCATTTCTTGACTTTCAGATTTATTCAAGTCTGCTACTGGAGAATTATAGTCACTAATAGTAGCATAATTTGTATAATTTGGAAGTCCTGTTAATATTCCTCTTTGATAAGCGTGACCTGTTGCACTTAATGCAACCATACGTTTAGTAGATGTTACATAAGACTGCTCTGTATTTTTTAAGAAATCGTTTACAGTAAGTTCATTTAAAGGTCTAGAATATATACTTGGATTTTTATATTTATGAGCTACAGTACTACCGACAGTTAATAAAATATAATTGTAAGATAATAAAGCATGAGTAAAGAAATATTTTTTAATCTCATCTTCATTCATTCCAAATCTTACTTCAAATTCTTTAAATATATCACCTGTTTTAAATATTTCTCGACAATCTTTTAAGAATAAATTATATTCGTTTTCAAAGAAATGATCTGCATTATTAAATGTTAGGTAATATCCATAAAGTAATCTATTAAATTTTATGCCAGAACCTTTAATTTTTTTATAATCAAATTCATTTGAAAGAACGTAATTAGTTCCATTTTCTAAATTATAATTATCTACTAAATCATTTAACTGATCTGCAGATATTCCGTTTAATGCAAAATCGATATTGTTAATTCTATCGATATAATTATTAGCTGGAGTAATTTTTAATATTTTTTCAAATAAACTTAAAGAATTTTCTAAGTATTTAGTTTGTATTTGTAAACCAGTTGTTCTGAAAAAATCAGCTATTTCTTTTCATGAAGCTTGAGCAATGTTCTTATTTCTAGTTTCTCCTAAACCGTTAATTGGAGTTGTTGTACTAAATACTTGATACATTATAGATTTTTTATCAGATGGTGTAATAGATTCAATTAGAATTTCTCCGTTATCTTTCATAGATCTATTATAATCTCATCCGATAGCAACTTGTAATTGTTCTGCATCAGTAAATTCTTCTGCTAATCTAAAGCTTTTCTTAGATTTTGAAAATGCGTCTAAGTGCAATCTACTTTCTTTATATAAAGTTGGATTATTATATAAAAAAGATAAAGTTAATGGAGATTCACTTCCTGTTGGCGAATTTTCTATTCTATTTTGTAAATTAGCTAAATGTTGATAAAAAGTATTAGCTAAGTTAGCTAAACGATAATTAGGAACTTTGTTTCCATCACTTCTAGAAGTAATACTCTTAATTATTTCAGGATTTTTATCTAGATAATATTTAGCTAATGCGATTAAATTAGAATCATCATTGTTTAAATGAGTTCCAGATAATACTTTAGTGATTACTGCGTTAATGTCTGTAATAGGAAAATCTTGATTCTTAAATTGAAGAAAATCAAATCCTGTTAGATTTTTAAACTGATATAATAATTCATCTGTAGTTAATTTAGCTATATCAGCTACTAACATTTTTCTTCCATTTATTTTTGGAGTTCCTTGCTTAGATACTACATAATTAATGTTGTTAGCCATTTGCAATGCTAAAACACCTTTATCTAATACATCAGTGCTTGTAGTTTTATTTTCATCTCAGTTATATCGCTGATAAGTCTGTTTAACATATTTTAACATACCAGCTAGTATAGTATCTAAATAGTTTATACCATCAGATTTAATTGTTTTTGAAAATACTTTTTTATAAGCATCTATTAGGTTAATGCTAACTTTTCCATTTTCAGCTCCTGTCGAATCAAAATACCTAGTTCGAATACTATATAATATTTTATCAATATTTGAATTTATCGTTTCGAGAGAATCTGTTCGATTTATAATTTCATCAACAAGTAATCTAGGATTTTCAATTATCTTTCTAAATTTAGTCCAATTATTTCTTGCAATACTAGTTAACAGTGAATTTGCAGCCTCATAAAACATAGCTGCAGTTAAATTCTTTTTAGTTTGTCTTGCAGTTCTTCGTCCAGATTTAGATTGATATATATCATATAACGGAGTACTTTCAATTAATAATTTTAGCGATCCTGATGTATCATCGTATGCAGATCTATCATCTTTACGTTGCCATCCTGCAACATGATGATGTGTATCGCTAATTTCGAAATTTTCTTCTACATAATTATATCTAATATAATTATTACTAATTTCTGGAATTAGTTCTCGATTATGTAATAATAAAATATATTGAAAATACTCTCTTTTATCAATTGAATTTAAATTTTCTTTGAATGCATCGTTAATTCTATTTCCATACGTCGTAAAAGTATCTCCGAAAGTATCACTTAAATCACAAAGTAGAATTTCTAACGATTTTTGAAGTTTATCTTTACTATCTATAACTTCATATTCTCCAGTTTCATCGTTAAAAATATTTAGAATTAACGCATCTCCAACTTTTCTTGAAGCATATTGTTTAAATTCTCTATATGATGTAAAATCAAACTGAGTTTTTCCATCAGGAGTATTATAAGTAAAATAGCTTTTTACCGTTTTACTAATATGACCATTGTCTACTAAATTTTTTAGGCAATATCTTTTTACATGTTCGGACAGAGCTTGTACGAAATCTGGTTCTACGCTCATATTATCTTCAGATAATCGAGCTATTAATTTAGAATAGATGTCTGAGTCATTAAAAAATGACCCAGACGTATCTATATCTAAACTTTTTGCAACGTCAACGATTATTGATTTAATTGTGCAATTCATAAAATTAACATTCTTCTCCTGCAGTTAATATATCTAAAAGTTCTTTAACACTGCTAATTAGTTGATATTTATTTTTCATTTTCTCAAAAATAGAAACATTCTTTCCGTTATTCATAAACGCATCTAGTTTTGCAGCAACATCACTACTAAAAGTAAATGATTTTGTTTGATTTCCAAGCTGTAATTTATAAGTAACAGGATTTCCTGAATCTATGTTTTGACGTGTTACAAAGATACCATTATTTTCTTGTCTTACAAAATGTACAAACGCATGAACATAATCATTATATTCTTCTAATAAATCCATACATTCTTCAGTAAGAAGATCAGTTTCTGGCTCTACTGCATCTGATATTTGTTTTTGTATAGTATCTGAAACTTCTGGAGTTATCTGTTCTGTTTGTACAACTGGAGTAGTTGCAACTGTTTCAGTATTAGTATTCTCAATATCTTCAGCTGCAATAGATTCAGAATTTTCTGTTATCTCTGAAAATATAGAATCAAGACCTTGCTCATAATCATAGTATGACATTACGGACCATCCTCGTTCATAAACATAATTATTATCAGCTGTATAATTTAAATTAGACGGTACGTTATATGCACGATACGTCTTATCAAAATCATCCTGATGATAATTTGCAAATATTCTTGGCCATAATTTATACATTGATTTAATACCTGATTTTTTTAACAATGATTTAAAATCATTTAAATCTGAATATATAGCTTTATATATATTTCATATTTGATTTATTCTTAATTCAGTAACAGAGTCTGTACCTGCAAAAATATTTTCAGGATTATCTTCATTAGATAAATTTACTCTATTTAGAATATCTTGTAAATCAGTTAAAGCTATGTTATCAATTCATTCAGGAATTTCTTTTCCAGATATTTTTAAATCAATTAGATTTTGAACTCAAGCTTTAATGTTTTCATGTAAGTTATTATGAGATTCTTTAGTTCCGATAATTCTTACATCGTTTTTAAACTTATCTTCTCATTCATTAGTTGGAGCATAATCATATCGTAATTGTATAGGTTGTACAGAAATTCTTATTCTAGCTTTTCTGATAAACTGTTCTACTATAGCTGGACTTCATTCTGAAGTTTCCTTCATATCTCTTACTAATTCTGATAAGATATTATAAGTTTGTTTTAAGTCAGCTATATACTGATTTATTGCTTCGTCTAACGATAACGGTTTGTTAGAATAATTTAAGCGTAATTTAGCAAAAATAGTTATTGTTCTTGCAGTAATATGTGAAATCTTTCTAACTTTTCCATTTCTTTGTTTAAACGGATTATCTTCAGAATTATGTGAATCCCAAATGTCAGATGCTGTTTGATATAAATTGTCAATTTCAGTATATAATTCTGAAATAGAAAACTCTCCTCTTTTATCTTTCAACCATTCATCACTTACAGCAACAGGTTTTGTTGATTCAAAGAACGAATATTCATAACTAGTATCTCCAGAGTTATACTGATATTGTGTTCAATGTCTTTGATTATTAAATTTAGCGTTTAATGGATCAAAGAAAATAGGAGAATCAGGAGTATAAAAACGTAATTTATTAGAGTCGAAACGATAATAAGTTGGATTATCTTGTTTTGCATCTAATTTCTGGATTGTTTCAAGTAATTTAATATTTCCTGATACATTGTTACCATTTTGAACAGTTTCAGCATTAGGGAAGATGGCTAACGTTATTTCTTGATCACCTTTTTTATAGATTAATCTTCTAAACACTTTAGCGTTTGATAAATCTTTTTGAGGATCAAAATTACCTTTACCTCAAGTGTTATCTAATTCTGGATCATAAATTGATACTTTAATTAAAAATTCACCTCCATCTTCTATTCCAGATAAGTTATATACTTTTTCTCCAGCTAATTTTAGATATAAATTATTCTTAGCTGCATTTAATTGAATTGCTGCTTTTTTAAATGCATCGCTTCTGATATCTGCGTCTTCTGATAAAAATATATTTATATCTTCATTAGAATTACCTCTATGATAAACTTGTTCTTCATCAATAGAACCACCTAATCTATTATAAAAAGTATGTACTCTTAACATAGATCTAATTAATGGAACTTCATTGATTGTTAACTGTTTAGTAGGTGCGATCTCTTCGACAATTTGTTCTGGTTCAGAAATAGATGTAGTTGTATCTCCAGATGTCGCAGTTTCGTTTACAACTTTAGATTCAGGAATTGTAATTTTAGTTAAACTTTCTTTTCGGTAATCTTGATATGCTTTTATAGAAGCTTCATTTATACCTATACTATAAACATCATTTCATTCTTTTTTAGTATTAGCGATAGTTGCTTCTTTAGTATTTTTTAAATTACCGTAAATAATAGTTGCGTTTTTACCTCGAGTTAAAATAGTATAAACATCTTTTCTACTAGGTATTCCTAATACTCCGTCTTGGAACGATAAGTCTCCATTTATTAAAACATAATCAAACTCTTGACCTTGAACAGACATTACATCTGTTTTTAACACTACATTTTTTGGAGCAATTAATCCGTTTTTCTTTAAATCATATAACAGTATTGTACTCTCTGGATGAGCGTTTGCAAAGTCATTTAGCATCTCTTGATTTAATGTTCCAGCATTATTTTTAATTCCAACAACATTGCCTTCATTTTCCGCATATTGTAACTCGAAAGTAGTAGCTTTATTATTATATGGGAATTTAATTAATTGTGTTGAGTTCCATTTACCAATATTAGTTGTAACTCGTTTAGATTCGTACAAACTACTTCCAATAAACGTTAAACAACGATCAAATGAATCTGAAATCCCTTTTTCATTACTATAACCAGACTGTAGAATGTCTCCTGTTGTAATAATTTTGAAATTTAATTGTTTAGCTAATTCATCCAATAACAAATATTGTTCGCGAGATACATATGTTCCCTCATCTACTATTATTGTTAAGAAACTATTTTGTAATATACTTTTTAAATTTTCAGATACAGATAATCCGTAATTTGTAGAATTAAATTTTACTTCTGATTTCTCAACAGTAGTATATTTTTTAAAGTCGCTTATAGTATAGTTAATTTGTTCATTAGCTTCTTTATCAATGATTTTGACTTCATCTTCAAACAATTTAAACAAATTAGCTATAGTATATTTATCAGCTTTGTCTGCATTTAATTTATTTAAATTAGCTTCAGTTGGAGCTGCAAATAAATAGTTAGCGTTAGTAATTTTATTTTGAATTAACTGAATTAACGGTAATATTGCAACAGATTTACCTACTCCAGATCCTGCACAGAATCTAAATACATTTTCTAAAACAGAATACGATTGAGGATTATCTGTTTTACGTTGAACAACAGAAATAATACGTTTTATTTCATCTTTATCTCCATTTAAATATTGAATTGCCTGTTTTACTAAGAATTCTTGAGAATAATATGGAGCTTTTTCAAACAAACCTTCTTCAATAACTTCTTTATAAGGTTTATAGAAAATTGATGAATCACTAATTAGATTGGACATTAAATACCAAAAATTTAATGCATCCATTGTATGTTGTTCATCAATGTTTTGTTCTTTATTTAAACTTAAATATGCAGGTTCTGCTGAAAATTCAGGAAATAAATCACATAATACTGCTACAAACGTTTCTTTTTGTTCTGGTGATAATGATCTATAATAATTTATTAAAGTCGATTCGTTATTTATTAAAGCTTGCTCTAATTTTGTATCTGCATCTTTAATAGAATCAGCATCTAAATTATCTAAAGATATATCATTTACTGTTTCGAATGTTGGAAGTTCTGGTAGTTGAACTTTTGTAAACGCTGAGCTTTGGTCATTTAATTGTTTGTATGTATCTAATCTATCTTGTTTAATACTTACACTTAACTTCTGTTCTTTAATATTTTCATTATTAACGTTTATATCGCTAATTGTTTTTAGTCCTTCGATTTGAGTATGTATTAAACTTATTCTATTAGCTAGAACTTTTCTAACACGATCGCTAATTACAGGTAATTCTAATACAGGATTTTTATGAAGTTTATTAAAGTCATTGATAACTTCATTGACACTCGTTAAATTATCAACGCTTCGAGTAGTTGAAGTAGCTCCATTTAATAGTGAAATTAATTGTGCTAATTGTGCTTCTAACTCATCTAATTGTTTTTTAACTGGAGCTTCAATAATATAAGTTTGTTTTCCTTCGTTATATTTAATAAGTTCCTCATCAACAATTTTAGTTGAATTTAATCCTAATTTCTTTAATAAACTTTCAACATTATCATTTCCTATATCTCTATAAGTTTCATTAATTATAGCATATACGTCTTTAGCTTTTTGAAGAGCTTCTTTTCACCTAGCAATATCATCTATTAATCTAGGATCATTTTTAATTTCTGGCTCTTCAGATAACATATTAACCGCAGTCTCTATTAATCCGACGATTTTAGTAGTAGCTCCTTCGTTTGGATCTTCAGATAATAATGAATTAATTTTAAGTTCCGTTGGGTTTCCTTCAGCATCTAATTCATAAACAGGATTTCCATCTGCATCTAAATCATATGCTTCTTCAACTTCGGATTCAAATTCAAATACATCAAATAAATTATAACTCTCTGGAAGAATTTCAGAACCATTATAAACACCATAGATATAATTTGCAAGACTTTTGATCATCGGTAAGTTATCTTTTAACGAAGAATGTCCTACAATTTGATGAATTAATCCTACAAGTCCGTTATAAGATAGAAAAGCTTCACCACGATCTTTGTAAATTAATCTTCCAGAGGTCGGATCTAACGTTAAAGAATTAGCTAAATTTGCAATCTTATCGTCTAATATTTCAGTTTCTCTTGCTTTTAAATCATCTGCAATTAATTCTGACATTTTACGATAAATTCTGTATGAATTATATGAGTCAATCTCAGGTTGTTTAGACTCTACATATTTAGCATATTTTTCGTCGACATATGCTTTAAGTGTATCGTTTAATTTAGAATAATCATATCCGAATACTTGTTTTGCATAATGTTCTACGTTTGGCGAATAAAATAATCCAAAAACACTAGGTGTATAAGAAGCAATTAATCTACCAAAGTATACTTCATTTCCTCCACTAACTAATTTGTGAATCTGATCTTTATAATAATCAAATTGAGCTTGTGCTGCAGTAATTATCTTTGGATCAGTTTTTTCATCTTTTTGTAAAGTATATAATTCTGAAGAAATATCATTTAACTGTAATTGTAATTTAGTTAAATCACTAGACATTATATCTAATAAGTCTGCGTTATCTCCAGCTTGATTAGATATATTTAAAGCAGTTAAACTTCTATATATAGGTACATTTGCTAAATCGTCTTTAGAATATTTAATTCCCTCTTGCTCTAAAAATGAGTCTAACGTATTTACATGATTTATAAACGAATCTATTAAATATGCATTTTGAGTTTTTGATTTATCCTTAGCTGGAAGATATGAACCGTCTTCAGCAATATCGTCATACGATAATGTATTACTTCCAAGAGCTTTACCTTTAAAAGATTGTGCTATTTTAATAATTTCATCTTTTTGCCCTGCATTAACTTTTTGTAAAATTGCTCTTGCCATTTCAGGACGACTAGCCATAGCAGAACTTCAATTAGCGTTTCCTCCTCTAGTTCTTCACCAGTTTTCAATTCCAAAGATTCCACCACCAATACCACCTCCAACAAAACTAACTAAATATCTTTGTAGAGGATCAGATGCAGCATAATCAAAATATCCTTGCGTTTCATAACCTAATTCTTTTCTAATTGCGTTTAAACCATTACCTAAAACACCTTTAGAAAAGTCGGTCATTAATTCTTCCATAACTTCTTCTGTTGCTTCTGATAAAGCGCTGGTTCCTATATTTCTTTTTCCTCCATATACAACTGAGGTTCACAGTTCGTTAATTGTTTTCATGAAAGAATTAAACTGTCCGACGGCTCCACTTTTTACTTTAGCTTGTGCTAATTCAGTTTTACCTCGGTCTTTCAAATAATTGTATACGAGTTCTCTTAATGCAACGCGCTCTTCATTTAAATCAACTCCTGTTAAAAGGAAATGTTTAAAATAATCAAATTGAAATAATGTATGGAATCCAGCATAAACTGCAGTTGATATAATAGATGCAGTTTGACGATCAAATCCGTTCTGAATAGCATCTCCATAAGTTTGAGCTGCAGCTGTAGTAACAAGGTAAGCTCTCGCAATAGCTGTACTTACCTTTTGATATTTATCGTATGCATCATATGCAGCTTTGTACTCAGGCATCGATTCCATAATAGTTTTCACTTTTGCTGGAATTTTTCCTGCTTTTAAAGCGTCTTGCGTAATTACTAAATCGGCTTTTGTAATTAGCCCTTTCTCAACAGCTTTGTCTAATACTGAATTTTGTATTGCTGATACTCCTGCTTCTAAACGTTTATCCATTCCAAGCATTTTTGGAATATTGGCAATTCATCTTTGCTGGAATAACTGTTGAGCAGAAGTAGAAGCAAATTGACAAATATTATCAAACGAAAACGAATGAGATTGATTATATTCAGACGAAGTACTATTAAATTTCTGCATAAATCCTTCAAATTTATTAAGTGATGTCGAAGGTCTATAATCAGAATCTAGTAATCCACCGAGCGTTTTAATTAGTGCAGGCATTGATTCACTTAAATACATTGATGCTGTAATTCCTGCTCAATATTGTCCTATTCCAGGAATTAAGTAAGGTGCAATAACTGCAATAGTCCTTGCTACCGATTTAACAGGATTAACTTCTATATCGTCAGTATCAAAAATATCTAATTTATTCCATGCACTTCCGTCTGTTGTTAATACATCAAGTACACCTAATACTTGTTTTCCATAATATTCACGTCCGTTTAACGTTTCATAATAAAATCTACCGTTATCGTCTAATTTATAATCTCCTTTAGAGTGTTTAATTCTATTTCCATCTAAATCTTCGTGATATCCATCTTCGTCCCATTGAGCGAGTACTAGAGTATCACTTGTTAATACTCCTAGTGCTCCTAAATCGTTTGGAGTTTTATCTGACCATGTGCCAGATCTAGTATCAAAATAATGATTTTTTTGTGCTAATTCTGCAATACTTAATGCTCTGGGACCTTCTGTTCCTTCATGAAAATAAGATGTTGTTTCAAATGGATTTGATACTTTTTTTATTTCAAACGTCGGACCTTTTTTAACGTTACTGTTTGCTTCTCTATTAATATCAAATGCATCATACTCATATGTATCTTTTAACCATTTTTCAGAATCTAATTCTGAAAATTGAGTATAGTCTTGAAGAGCTTTAGTATAAAATTGGTCAAATAAAGCTTCATTAAAATTTCCACTATCATCTTTAAAAAATTCCTTTACTTTATCGGATTGTAAATATTCCTCTTTAGTTCGAATACCTGTGTTTAAGGAATTTATACCTTCTGCTGCTAATTTATCAAGTGTAACATCTGAATTTAACAGATTTATAGCAACCCAATCGTTTTGTTTGATATTATTATTACTCATATCTATTATAAGTCTCCAAATGAAGTTTGTAGCTTAGTTTGCCTTGGATTATATGTTCCGTTATTATATCTTGGATCAACATAAGATTCTTGCATCATTTGATATTCAGAACCAGTTCGTTTGTCCGTTCTAGCTCTATCATCAGTAATTGCTTGAGAAGCTTGATTAACATATAATGGAATGAATACAGTTCCACTTAAAATTCCTCTATTCCAAATCCATCCATAATTAATTTTTACTTTATCTTTCTTTTCTCTAGATTGATTAGTATAATTAACGTCATTAATAAATTTGTCTCTACCTTGTCCAGTTAATCTATCTATTGTAGGATTATCTTTAGTATAACCTGCAACAGCTCCTTCGTCTTCTGACATTTTAGCGTGAACTGCTAAAAAGCGTCCAGTCATTAAATTACCATGTTCGTCAAGATTATTATCTAGAGCATATTTTCCATATATTTCTAATAATTCTCTAGGATCTGTAATATTATTTTCTTTAATTTCATCCATTGCCATTTGATAACGATTAATAGCTCCAAAATCAGGATTACCGTTATAATCTACTGGAATATCGATTGTTTCAACACCATCGGATGCATCTACTAACACCTCTCGAGCTTTATTAGGATCTATAAATAACGCATCTTTTTTATCTCCTACTACACTAGTTCCAGATCCTTTTTCGTTATACATACCTCCAAAATACATTTTGTCTCGGTTCATCACAACTCCGTTTTTAGCTAGATCGTTAAATACTTCATCTAGTGTAGCAATTCCCGTTACTATTTCGTTATCTTTATTTCTAATAGGATTATGTTTAACTTCTACAACATAATCCGCAATTCCGTCTCTAGTTCTGATTCTTCGAGTTCTACTTGCTCCAAAACCACTAATTAAACTTTGGCCGTATCCTTCTTTATCGCCAGGACCAGATCCTTCTCCAGAACTTCCACTGCTTCCTTTTCCTAATGGATCTTTAACAAAGTCTACTTTTCTTGTACTATCCGTATGCTCAAATAACGCTGCTTTTAAAATTGAAGTTACGTTTTCAATGTTATTAGGATTTAATCCTTCAGCTGCAGCAGTTGCTTTTAATACATTTCTAGCATTATTGTTTAGATTTCGATATATATAAGCAATAGCTGCGTTTATATCCTGTGCAGCTTTTGATTCTGAACCTTCGTATTCATACAATCCATCAGGTCCTAAACCCATTAAAGCTTCTAATCCTCTTTGTACTTGTCCTCCTGCTTTAACAGTATATCCTTTCTGAGAAGTAGTTCCAAATTTTTTAATAGTATCAATAACCTGACTCATAACAGTTTTAATTCCTATTGAGTTAGTTAAATCATGAAGAATTGATTCGTCAAATTTTAAATTTGGGTCTCGTTCTCTCAAGTGTAATAATTCGCTATTAGTTAAAACTTGATATGAATCAGCATTTTTATAATAATCTGTTTGAGTTACCTTTTTAACAGAATCTCCATCATAAACATATATATGTCCTTCGTTTGAAATTGCTACATCAGAACCTGTATCTTCTGTTTTGACTCTATCTACAGCAATTTTATATAGTTCATTGTTATGTTTTAATCTATTAGCTAAGGATCTTAAACGTATTAATTGAGCCATTGTATTTGTCTTCTTTCCTGAAAAAATATTAGTAGATTCTTGTAAGAAAGATTGTGCTTGACTTAGAAAATAATCAAAATCAGTAGGAATTCCATTTTCTCCTAATACTTTAATAATTTCTTGCTCAATTAGTTTATCACCTTTGTTTTCGGAAGTATCGGCAGCCGCAGGCTGTTGTTCCTGCGACTGACCTATTACTTCTCGTGAAATCGGAGTATATGAAGCTCCATATTGATATTTTTTAATTTTCATTATGAAAACATTTTTAATAAGAACTTAACTAAATTATCATCCATTTTTTGAACAGCTCTTCTATAATCTTTAGCTTTATCAAGAAGTGATTGTTCGTCAAAATCTCTATAACGTTTTGTTATCGTTCCTCCTTTTTTATGTATACTCGCAAGAGTTGTATAAAACGATGAAGGTCTATAATAATCCTGAATTGTACTTTCTGGAATAGTTAGCGTTCTATATCCTCCTGTAAATCTACTTCTTCCATTTATATATCCGTTTAATTGAGTTCGCATCATTAGATCATTTTGCATATTCTGTATAGTTCCAGAATAGTATTTATCTAAGAATGCTCTACGTCCAGCTTCACTATCACCGTATTCAGTTTTCCAATTTGGATTAATTTTCTGTTCATTTAACCACGCATCTTGAGCTTGTTTAGAATTGTACAGATCAATAAATTTTTTCTGCATATCTTGTTGTAAAGCAAGATTATCTCGAACTGTTTTGGCAGCTTGTTCCTCTTGTTGATCTCGAACTAAATCCATACGTTTCTGATCAATAAAAGGATTAATGATTTGATTCCAATCTGTAAATTGTTTTGCAGCAGTATTTTGAGCAACTGCGTTTTTCATCTGACCTAATATAGATCTTCGCGCATTTGCATTAGCAGTTCTTTTTGCAGAATACATTCTTCTATCTGCAATATCTTGTTCATTAAATGCTGTTTGATATTTACTAAGTTCTGCATAACGTTCTTTGTTTGCCAAATTAACTTGTAAATCTCTACTTAATTGATCTGATTGAACTTGAAGTGGGTCGCTAGTAACAGTTTTACTATATCTTAACTGATCTACAATGTTATCATATGCTCTATTAATATGAGAATCATTATAGCTTCTATATATTTCAGTTTCATCTTCAGGCATAGCGCCTAAAGCTGCTGCAACTATACCTTTTTCGATTTCTTTTCTCTGTCTAGCATTTGAAATTAATCCTCCTGCTAAAGATGCAATATCTAATAGATTTTTAGGATTAAAAGAACGTTGTCCAGTATTACTTGTTCCTGTAGAAGCAACATCAGAATTATTTTGACTTTGAGTTGTTTCGGTTTGTGCTGGAGAACTTGTTGCAGTTGGACTAGATGTAGTTTTTGTAAAATATTTTCTATACGGATTTTTTAAATCTAAATAAGCTTCATCTCTTAAATGTCGATTTAATTGAACGTTTAAAGGAACGTTTTGAGTTGTGCTATTTAATGATATTCCGTTTGTTAAAATAGGAGAATTAGGATTTACGTTGAATGGGTTCTTAGGATCTCTTCCAGTGATCTGTTCTCCTAATAATCGCATTCTTGCGTCTTTTTGAGCCTGCTGTGGTAAAATTACTCCTTTTTCTCAAGCGGTTACTGTAACAGGATCAGCGTTAAAATTACCGTATGTATCGTTTCCTAAATTTTGTTTTCCGAAATACAATCCGTTTTGTGCTTTAACTATTTTACCACCTTTTTTATAAAATTTTAATCCAATATTACCATCTACTGATTGTAGATAAGGATCTAAATTAAAAATTTCAATAGGATTTTTTCTTCCAGATAATGTAACAGGAACATCTCTAACTCCAGTCGAAGGAGATAATACTTTAGGTTGATTAACTACTCCTAATTCTTTCATTCTTGCAAAAATAGGAGATCTATAAAATCAATTTCCTCCATGATTTGAAGAAAACGTTAACTCTCTAGGAAGTAATCAATGATCTTTTTCTAAAGTACTAAATATAGATGGATTTTGTCTAGCTAGTCTTCCTAATGTTCTTAATTGAGACGTTTTTCCAGAAAAACTTCTTATATTAAAATCTTCTGGAAGTTCTCTATTGATCATACTTCATCTGAAGTTTTTACTAAATGGATTATAGCTTCCAGAAAAAGCATTAGTTAATTTCGCCTTAGAGGAAGCAGCAGCAGCTTGAGTAGCTAATTTCGCTTCAACAAATTTTGTTAATCCTATTTTTTTACCTATAGCGTTTTCAGCCTCTTTATAATCTGTTATTTTTCCATCTTTATTTATTCAAGATACTGGTTCTCCATTTTCTTGTTTTAATAATTTAGGGTCTTCTTTAACTTTAGCATCAATATATTCCTTTTTTAAAGATTCTTTAGTTTTTCCCTCAACTTTAGGAAGTTTCCCTTTATATTTAGTAGCTTTAATGTTTTGAACTTCGTTTTTAATACCTTTTACTGCAAATAATCCAGTACTTAACTCTTTTCAATCATCTAATGTTCCTTTTCCTGATGTAATATTTGATAAAGCAGAGACAGCTCTTGTAGCACCAGCTAATAATAAAGCTCTTTTAATTACTTCGCTTGATCTTTTAACAACTTTAGCCGTCTTTCCTAACTTTCCTGCTATTCCAACTCCTGGAAGTAAACTTACTGTATCTAATCCTAAATTTAACATTAAGTTTCCAAGATCTTTTAGATCAAATCCATCTCTACTAACATCTGCGCCAAATTGAGTTAATGAAGACCCGTATCCTATAGCTCCTGCTACAGGATTACCTCCAGTAGGAATTGCAGCTACTAAAGAAGCAATATCGCCAGCTATACTAGCTAATTGTAATTTATCAGCATGAGATAAATTTCAATTATCTTCTACACTTGCTGTTTTAGAAGGATCGTTAAATTTTTCAATATTTTTTGTATCATTAGTTCCAGTAGCTTGTTTAGTTGTAGATATCACTCCTCCTTTTTGATGTACTGGAATATATGGAGATACTAAATAAGAATTTCTTCTTTCCCATAATCTTTTTCCATTTCTATCTCCATATTGATTTTCTAAATAGTTATAAATACTTTCTGCAGTATTTCTATCAAATCCTAATTTTTCTAAATCTTTTTTCTCTAAAGTAGATGTACTAAAAGGATTTGTTGTAGTTAAAAAATCTCCTACTTTAGTTCTATTTCCTTCAACTAATGATCTAATAAATCTATTCTGTAAGGTTTTATCTTTAAATAATAAATTTCAAAAGTTTGGATTTTGATTTATACTTCTCATTAATTCTTCTGGAATTCTTAAATTTTTTCCTTTAGTAGCGGATCATCTATTTAATTCATCACTTTGAAGAATAACATCATTTAAATTATCAGGATTTATATATAAAGAATAATTTCCTATAATTCCGCTAGGATCTGAAAAATCGACAACATATCTTCCATTATATGGACTATTTCCTTGTACTATTCTTTGTAATGCGGTTAATCCTATCTGATCTCCTTCTATTTCTTCAAAGGCGTCGATATCTACATTATCATTAATAAGATTACCTTTACTATCTAATAACGCATATTTATACTGAGAAGGTCTTCCAAATTGGTCTCTTTCGTTTCCACTTCAGTACTCAATTAACTGTTGTCCTTCTGGTAATTTTCTAGTTCCTGTTAAAGAACGATATCTAAAGGAGCTATCTTGACCATTTAACCAAGGACTATATAAATTTACTGAATCTCATTTACTAGATTCATCCGATCTTCCTCATAAATAATTTAAAATTTTATTCGCTTCTTCAAATCTATTTTGACTATTTAAATCATAAAATCCCCCATTTACATGAGCAAACTTATATAACTGAGATTCTGGATTATTTAAATCTTCCGTTTTATATAATTTATTCCCTACTCTAGTATATCCTTTTAATCATGAGTAATTTGGGTCTCAATTTCCAGATTTAACTAACGATTCTTCTCACCAATCATTAAAAATAGAATTACCAGTACCAAATGTAGAATTAAATTCATCGGTGACGTTAAGTTCTCCTGTATTAGGATCAATAGTTACAAAAGGAGAAGTTGTTTGATAAACTAATCCTCTTTTTTCATAAGGTTCTTTTGATGTCGATATAGTTTCACTTTCTGAAGACGAATCTCGATCTAATATTCCTATTTGAGATAGTACATTAATATCGTTATCAGTGATAGATCCATCTTTAATTCTTTGCTTTAAACCATCTCAATCATTATAATTCTGAATAAAGTTTAAATATGCGTCTTTTGTTTGATTTTCGTATCCTTTTCAATCAACAATATTTTGTTCATTAGCAAGATTTTTTAGAAAATCTAATCTATCAAATACGGCGCTATTATAAGTTCCTGGAATAAACTTTCGGCGATTGTTTTCATCTAAAACTAAATTTCCGTCTTTATCTCTTTCATAATTTAAATACAGTCTTCGAGATACATCAACGCTCTGATTAGTATTTTGAGTAGCTGGAGCTGTTTGATTATAATTAAAATTACGTAAAGCGTCTGTAGCTACTTTAACTTGATTTACTCGGTTATTAAATAATCTATCTATACCTTCTCCAGTTTTTGAAGTTCTTCTCGCAGCTCTTCTTTTCTGTCTATCTGTAAGATTATTAAAACTTACATCACCTCGTAATTCATTAGTATTAGAATCATATGATAAATCGGCACCAGATCTAAGAGCATTAACAATAGCTCCATAATTAGCTCTAGCTCGTCCATCAGCAATTGAGCTTCCGTGTGCCGTCATAGCCTGTAAAAAGTCGTCATCAACTTGATATGTCACACCGTCCTTAGTAAAAGTTCCGTATTTTTTTGTAGAACCTCCACTTTGGAGTTTTTGTATATTAACTTGTGCCATTTTATCAATATATTATACTTAAAAAGGGAGATTGACTATTTACAATCTCCCTCCTATCTTTATTAATCATTAATCAGAATTATTTCTTCTTAAAGATATCCATTGAGCCTCCGTCTTCTTTTTTCTTGCACTTCTTGCGTCCTGCAATTTTTCCGCCTTTCTTAAAGACAGGCTCACCTTCAGGAGCTTGACCTACTGGTGCAGGACCGCCACCCATAGCTTGCTGAATAAGAGCTACAAACCCTTCACAAACTTGCATAGCCATTTGGCAATCTTGTCCTTGTAAAGCCTGCATAGCCATTTCTGCTAACATTTGAACAGGATCCTGTTCTCCACCTACAGGAGCACCAGCTGCAGGTCCTGCTGGAGCAGCTCCACCTTCTTGAAATTTTCTAATATAAGCCATATTACTTACTGTTATTTTATTAAATTAATTGAATTTTTACTCTCTAAAAGAAATTTAGTTATTTTCTTTTCACTCTCCAAAATTACATATATTATTTATATAAAACAAATAAAATAAATTTATTTTGGAGTCTCTACATATTCGTTTGGACGACTATCTTGTTTTTTAAAAACGTTAAAGATGTATTTACCAAGTTTTTTATAATCAGAATCAGTTTTTGATTTATTAGCCTTTTTTGCTTTTCTAATAATCTCTTTTGTTTCTCTACGACTAATAATTCGTTCACCTCCTACTAAATCCATCTGAGGTTTTCCATCAGAACCAATGATATACATCTTAAGTTCTTCATCTGAGATTTCATCCTCATCTTCTATATCAAGCTCATCTCCTATTTGAATTCCAGAGTTAGCGTTAACTTCTAAAACATATTTAGTTCTTCCGTTTTCTCCTTCTGGAGTTGAAACAATATTTTCCTCACTATGAGCTTTCCCAAAAACAACGTTATAAACTTCATCGTTTTGATCTATAAATATCAAATCAATGTCGAATTCCATTTCTATAGTATTAAATACTACTTGTTTTTGATCCTCTGGCATTACAAATAACATACCTTCATCATCGTCCATTGATTCAACATTAGAAAGTCCTTGTTCACGTTCTTCTTCAGATTCTGCAACTAATACTTTATATTCTTTATCAGCTATTTCTATTTTTATTTCTTTCATTATTTTACACTTTTAATTAATCCACTTCTATCATCTGTGTTTTTTAAAAGTTCATAACATACTAACTTTCCAGCTTCTATTGCTAACTCATTAGAAGGCTCTTCTTGATATTTTTTATACAAACTTTCTAACTGATCTGTAAATTCTTTTCTTAAAGTTCATTCTTCTCTTTCAATTTCTGCATGTTGTGTGATTTCACCTCCAGATTTAGAAATTACAGGAATTCCTTTAGTTGTAATTTGTCCTTCTAATTCTGGATCTGAAGAAACTATATCATGTTTTCGAGCGTGTAAAGCTCCTTCTGGAATTAAATTCATTTTTCCACCTAATTGAAATTTTTGTGTTGAACTTTCAGTGTTAGAACTTTTCTGTTTGTTATTTCAAGAATTAAGTAATTGATTAGCCGATTCTAGTTCTGGGAACTTCATTCCTTTTTTAGATAATAAAGCTGTTGGTGTATAACCGCTATATTTATTTTGATTCTGAGATAACAATGTATCTGAAGCAGTATTAGTTTTTAATAATTTAGCAGTTTGAATATTATTAGTTGCAATTTCAACTTTTTTATTAACATCTGTTATGAAATTATTTATCTTTCTTCTTCCTCCAAGTGTCTTCTTTCCACTTAAATCTTGAGCAGCGGAATAATCTGCTGAAGTTCCTCCATAACTAGATGAGGCTTCTCCAGAATCAAAAACTACAGATTTATCTGCTGTTTTTGACTTTTTCATAAAAGCTCCCCAAACACTGTTTCCAGGAATTGAAGCTAAAAGATTATTAACTCCTGCGTTATATCCAGCTCTTTTAGCAGAATCTTTATTTACGGATCCTCATCCTTTACCATCAAGTGCGTAGTCAAGCATTCTACCTGCTGCAACAGCAGCTGCAGCAATTGGGTGTATTTTACTCGCCGTATCTCCAATATTTTGTCCGATATTATAAGCTTCAGAATCCGCTTTTGCATTAGAAGATTTACTAGATAAACTTTTCGTCATAGATGAAACTCCTCCTGCAACGTCTGAAACTATATTAAGACCTTTACCTCCAGAAGTTCCTATTGAAGCTGTTGAAGCGTTAGTAGATGTACTAGTTTTAGAAAATTTTCCTAAATCTGAAACAGGAGAACTACTTCCAGAAAAAGCTCCACTACTTGGAGATCAATTTGATAAATTTTCTGAGATTCCTAAGCCAGAATTAATATTTTTGAGCTGAGTAGGAGAGATTATTCCTGGAGTAGTTGTTCCTCATTGTGCTTTTATTATTTTACGCATAACTTATTCTTAAAAGTGATTGAATAGCATTAATTACAACTAGCTTATCGCCAGTGTATTTAATTCTAATTTTAACTCATTTATCTCTAATTCTTGTTGATTTTAAACTTGAAACATTTGTAGTTCCGACAATACTATCTTTATAATAAATTGGGCTAATAGTGGTATATCATTTGTCCTCTTTATATTCGATATTACCTAGTCGTCTACCATATGCTTTTATGTTTTTAATAGGTTGTTTAACTTTCAGTAAATACTGATTAAGTACATGATCTTTTTCGATCTCAACCTGACTTTTGTTAAATACTTGAGAATATTTACCATTTTTAGCAGTAGCTTTTTCTAAGTCTAATTTTTTAGTTTCAAATTCTTTAGTATTAAAACTTCCGTCAATATTTCAGAATGAATTAGGATCAGCGTGTTCAGATTTATATAAACCTGCTTTATTAAAATCATAAACATCACCAATAAATTCAAACTCTAAACTATTTGGCTCAACATTATTAGATATAATAACTAAATTATCAAAGATTTTATGTAGTCCTGCAGGGTTATTTACAACAAATTCAAACTCAAAAGGTTCTTGTTTATCATACCATTTTGTAGGAAGAATTTCATTGTTTGGATCTTCATCAAAATAATTGATTTCATCAAATATTCCAGCCCTTCCGTGTACATAAAAGCCATTTCTTAATAATTTATTATATAGATCTTCTTGCTCTTGATTCAAAGAGTAAACATCTCTAATTAAAACTATTGATTCTTCTGTACTATTACTTGAAGCTTTAATTTTATTTTCTCCGTTTTCGTTTAGATTTTCACTATTAACTAAAGAGTTATCTGTATTGTTTGCATCAATATACGGAGTTACTTCAAAATTGATTTTTAAATACAATAGATCTGAGAATACAGAATTATTTTTAACTGATAATTTCAAATCTTTTCCGTCTTGAGATAAAGTTAGAACCTCCTCATCATTAACTATGTATT